AGGTAGAGCGGTAGTAAAATACTACTTGACAAATTTATGGTTTTATGATAGGGGCGGGGTTATACCACATATCAAACCGTATGTCAAGTAAGCATATATAAAATAAAATGTCAATAGGGTAATAAGGAGGGTGACCCCTCCTAATACTATTTATCCCATTGACGCAATTTGTCAATTAAATCTTCAGCGGCTCTCTTTAGGTGTCTTATGCCCGTCTCACTAACATGCTCATGCTTAACGACCCCAGACATGACTGCACTAATACGCTTGGATACATAAGTAGCCTCTACTAGTGCCATATCGTGTTTAATGCCCTTCATACCCTTATCTATGAACGTAGCCGCATCATATATAGCAACGTGCATATGAGCAGGTAATACAATTGAGTAGGTCTTTCTAGTCTTATACATAGCCGCCAGTACTTCAGCATGCTTAACAATTTGTTCGAGTTCTATAATAGCGAGTTCAATATTAGCGTTCATAATATCCCATCCTTTTATATAATAGTCGAGCCTTGCAATTGTAAGGGGCTTAACGCCCCGATTAGCATGCGTATACTTCTACGCCCTTGACAATATCGAAGTATTTAGCTAGCTTGGTGCGCATTGCACGAGCTGCCTTAACTGCTTCCTTCTCATCATAGTACGTACCAAAGGCAACCGTGAACATTAGCCCTTCGTCGTTATATGCATTGAATTCGCAGTCATAAACTTCTAGTTCGTCCTCGGAGCTGTTATATACCTTAACTGCATGATAGTCTACGTCTTCCCATTGCTCTGCAAGCTCCTCCTTATATTCCCCTTTAATTGCAGTAATATTCTTTACATCTAAAGGAGCCGGAATAGCTTCTTTAACTTCATTCGCTAACTCCTCGCTAATTTCCTCTTTTGGCTCGGCTAATACATCGATACGAGATTTAGCCACGTTAACAAGCACCCACTCATCCGTAGTTGTACGATTAACCCAAATGATATTAGTATCAAGACCAATATCAACGATACGTCCAGAGAAGTATAAGCCGTTTGGACATTCAACGAATACTAGTTGACCAATTTGATAAGGTGCCTCAACTGCCTCAACCTCGTCTTCAGTAATAAGCATAGCCACTACCACGTGATTCATATTGATTTGCTCTAATACGCCTCCTACGTTTAACCATACAAGAGATTGACTAGCAGTGAAATCAGTCACATAACCTTTGTATTGATTGCCTGACATCATTGTAACCTCGATAACTTGACCTAATTCTAATTGACCTGCTTTAATAGTTGTTTTCATTATAATCTACCATCCTTCGTTATGTAAGCTAGCAAGGTGTTTACCTGCTGCTCCTATAATATCTCATATCCTGACAAATAATACAACCCATTGACAAAATAAAAGTTTATTCGCAATTGTCAGAATATTATAAACAGTTAATTTGTCAGAATATAAGATTAACTTGACATACTGCTATTATTATGATAACCACATATGCGCGCTCCTATGCAATATAATAGGACTTTTAAATTGTCTGATAGTCAGAATTATCTGATAACTTCCCATATCATACATTTGGCTATTTGTCAAATCTATTTTAAAGCCCCTGTGAGCCCCGTACAGCGATTCTAAGCTATAGCCCTAGTATTTGTATTAGGAAGCCGTCTAGCAGCCCGTACAGAGGAAATGGACCGCCAGCCCAGTCATACCAAGGGCTTACAAATTGTCAGAATATTTAGTCGTCTTATAATAGACAGAATAGTCTGATAACTTGAATTGTCTGACAATTATCCCGCGTATATGTATCACACTTCTATGCAATTGTCAAGTTAACAATGTATTCTAAATTGTCTGATAACTCGAATAGTCTAAATAGTCAGATAACTTACATGCAGCTGCTTATCAAACAATTGTCAGAATATTCACAATAGTGCTAATTGTTTGATTAGGCTAATTGTCAGAATATTTAGAAAAGACTGACTTTCATAATTGCTTGAATAGTTTGAATTGTCAGTTAATTCTATAACACCCTTTTACAATTGTCAGACTATTCATAATATTAACGCTATTCAAATAGTCAGACTATTCACACTAATCAGAACATTATAATTGTCAGACTATTCTAATTGTCAGAATATACTTTTAACTTGACAAATAGACAGACCTGTGATACATACACCAGCAGCTCTAAGTTGTCAAACAATTTGTAACATTCATAGTATATCCATTATTCTATTTGTTCATACTATTCATATTGTCAGACTATAGTTTATACTTGACAAATCGCTCCACTTGTGCTATTTACGTGAGGGCTAATTGTCAGACTATTTTGAATACGTCGAATATACTTTTATTTTGTATCAATTTGCATTTGTGTCGTTTTGTGTGCTATTCTGTTTAAGCAGGTCGATGCATGATTTGTTGAATCGTGTTGTCGTAATTGTCTGACAATTGTCATACCTGCAAAATAGCTCGACGGGCGGACAAGCCCAGCAGCTAATAGGACAAGCAGTACCATTGCCCATGCGTTCTAGGGAGCTACTAGGGATTTTCCCAGCCGTTCCAGTGAGCTACTAGCAAATTACATAATTGTTACATAAAAGCCCCTACATTGCGTAGAGGGCTCTTTTTGTGCTTGTAATACATTTGTACTAGTTAGTTTGTAAAACGACGTGTAACGGAGTGTCAGACGCCTTAAAACACCTGTACAAGTTTGTAAATGGAGTATATATTTGTTCATAAGGATGCAATTTGCACTATCTAGCTTGTAACGTGTGTCCGGTGCAAACCTGAGGCTCACAATTAGTTTTATTCATAGGCTTTCAAGTTGGTATTACTCATAGGATTCTTGAAAGGGTTCTTCGTCTGCTGTATAGTAAGTATGCTTAGTTGTTGCATGTACCACTCTTAGTTGTACCTTATCCTTTACAATAACAAACGGGTTTCTCTTTAGATATAGTTCTAGGTCACCCTCATCATTGAATGTTTTCTTCTCCTTATAGCCTTCCCTTATATCACATAATAATACGCGAATCATATACATCTACCTTCTTTCCTCTTATTGTTTAGTCTTCATTTAAATAATATTCTTCATAGCTAAAGATATTTCCACCGAGGTCTTTGTTTGCTTTGTCACATCTTGCCTTCGCTTTCTCCTCTGTACTGTATACCCCTTCAAAGTCATTCGTATCGTATCCGTAATCAGATGTAACAATGTATACATATATCTTACCATCTTTGATTGTGAGCTCTTTTAGTAAGTCTACTAATGATAAACATATAGCTAGTTCTTTTTCATTCACCTTTGTCATTGTATGTTTACTCCTTTCACGTTTTGTATATCATGCGTTTGTATTGTAATACGTTCCTCATTACCGTCTTCAAACTCTACCCATTGCATTGTACTGTTATGTGCATTGTATACCATGCGTACAACCTTTAGTAATTGAGTTGTGATATATGTGTCTTGTTCCTTTACTCCTTTATGCTCATGATATGTTACTTGATGGTACGCTACATCTTTCTTAAGTTCATCTTCTATTTCCTTATACGTTTGTATCTTTACACTATTCTTTTTGTTTGTCATATCTATCTACCTTCCTTATATGGTTTATACTACTGTTTTTATAATCAGTATATCTTCCATTGACATTGTTAATACATTCCCGTCATAGTCAATGAATTGTATATGTGTTACCTTTAACGCTGTACTGTATGTTAGTTCATGTAACTTGTATATAGATGTTACTAAGAACTTTCTTTTACTATCTTCTTTACGTCTGATATGTGTTACCATAAAGAATTGTGTTTCTCTTTTTCTTGCTAGTGTTTTCATGATAACATCATAGCTTGTTATCTCCTCGGACTTATACAGACTTAACATTATATTATTTCATCCTCTAATCTTTCTTTTGTCGCTCTATTGTTTAGTATACGCATCAACCCTATATAAGCATTGTCTAAATGGTTATTTATCTTGTTCCATTCTTCAAAGGTCATTTCCCCTTCACTACACCCAATACTTATTTTCTTTTTAGCTGTTTCAATTAGTTCTAATGTTCTATAGGAATTCATTCTCATTTGTATCTACCTCCAGTAATAGTTGATACATGGGATTCGTCCACCTGCCCTATAATACGTAGCTCTTGCCTTTCGTAACTTGTTTCCCAGTGTTCATCTAGTGAGTATACTCTTGCATATTGGTCGCCGTATACTGCATGTTTATAGACGTATAGTACAACACATACCTTTATATGTTCTGCTGTTGGGATAATGACTAGGTTTCCTTTTCTCATTTGTTACGCCTCCAATTTCATTATATTTCGTATATGCTCTAGTCTAATTGGTACTTTATCCCCTGTTACAATAATCTCCGCTATGATGTATTCCCCTTCTAATGACACTAGTTTATAGTATGCTTTGATTTCTTCATCATTTGGTAACGTGTGCGTTATAATAAAGTTTTTACTTGTATTAGTAGTTAACACGTCTAGTATCTCGTAACGAGTCATTATATACGCGCCTCCAGTGCTTCCAGCTTGTCCAGAGCCTTGTTAAGTGACTTCACTATCCCATCGTATTTAGGCGTGTTCACGTCGTCTACATAGTTATCTATAAGATGTTTCGCGTCCTTTACATGCTTTTCGATTCTAATAATCTCGCTTGCTATATCACATGCACTTTGTATGACCTGTTGCGCGTCCTGTCTAATAGTCATTTATTAAATCCCCCAATCTAATAAATCTAGTATTGTTTGTTTGCTGTCTTGTGATGCTATAATGTCACTACTGTTAATTGAGAATGTGATAGTTTTATTCCAGTTATCAATTGACACTTCTAACTCGTTTGTACCATCATCAAAGCGAATACTATTATCAATGTCCACCCCGTCAATGTAATCGTATAGAATGTTTTCTTCTTTCTTGTCTAGTAATAACGTGTACATAATACGTTTGTTGTATGCTTCCTGTCTATCTCTGTTGAATTCGAATACAAGTCTTAAATCGCTTGTATTGCTAGACTTTGTAAGCGTTAATGTATCACCATTCCACTCTTGACATATTAAACATATAGAAACTTCCTTTTGTTGTCTCATTAGTTTAACCCCCCTTCTAACTCGTCTCTAAGCTGCATACACGTCTCTTTATTCAACCCAATACAATCAACACCAAGATATAAGTAAGCGCGCTTCCTGCTAGCGTCAGACATGATAGAAACCGTTTCTTCTATTCGTGCACCTTCTTTAACCTCTTTCTTTCTATCTTCGTACATGCATACTGATAATACTTGAATAAGATTAAGTGTTTCTTCACGTGATAATAGTTGATGCTTTGTAATTGGTTCATCATTGAACATGATGTACATGAAGATGTTTGTCATTCCTCTGTCGTTCATCGCTACTGTTATGCTATCGCTTTCTAATACATCACATGTGATATGAAATTCTTTTACTTTTGTCATTATAATCTACCATCCTTTATAATTGTTTTAGTTTAGTGTTGCGCGAAATACCAAATACCCTGTAATTCTTCTTTCGTAAACTTTGTAGCAGCTTTCTTATAATCTCCTTCACCTAACAAGTTTACAAACGTTTCTGCCTTTTGTTCTGTGCAAAAGTCTGCACCGTTCCATACACGCGACACCTTAATGTTATGCGGCAAAAACCTTAACTCGTTGTCAATTGCGTGTACATATTCTACTTTGTTAGCTGGTTTCATAGAGCAACACCTCCTACAGTGAAAAATTCATGTTTACGTGCCATAACCTCCGCTAAAGGCTCATTATGGTACGCATAGCACACGTTTTTATAAAGCGTTTCTAGTTCAATGATTTCCTTAACCCATGCTTTACGGTACTTAACGAACTCATTGTAACGCATATCGGTTGGACTTAAACGAATAGCCTTATACAATCTTTCCTTTTCCTCTACGACATCAAGACCTAATGCATAGATGCTTGTAACATCCTCAATCTTAGTTGGAAAAGCCTTTTCTACTACAGTTCCATTACTTAACAAAACTTGTTTGATTTTCATATGTAACTACCTCCGTTTATTTAATTTTTTATGTATTTCTTAACTGACTTCATTGTATCATATATGAAAGGGGCTGTGAACCCCTTATTTTAATTAATTGAAATAAATATTTCCTTTAACTCTATCCTTTTGGATTAAGTCCATAATCTTTTCAATTTGTTCAAGTACAAGTATAACTCCTGTACCATTAAGCTCAATCAAAACTTCTTGCATCTCTACATCATGACCTATACGCAAATCAACATCATTTTCTTCATCATGTACAACACGTTCAACCATATTCCCCATAACACCAGTATTTTGATACATTGATAATAGAAGTTGTGTGATTTTATCTGTAAATGATGCCGTTTGCTCCGCTGTTAGTTGGCGCTCGATACGTTCAACCGTTTCGCCCATGTCATCATGCATTAAGATTGAGATATTTTCTTCAGCAGTAATACCAACGTTCATATAATCGCAACCACTTGCCACACAACCAAGACTAACCATTTCCACAACCGCTTTTAATTCTTTCATATGTAACTACCACCTTATATATTTTTTTTGTATTTCTTAACTGACTTCATTGTATCATGTATGTATTCTAGTTGCAAGAACTATTTTTATATTGTTTCATGATTGCGATTCCTTCATGTCTAAAGCTCATCCAAGACTTATTATAACGATTACCAACAGTAAGGAAGATAAGCCCCTTATCTCTCAGTTTGTAACAAATTGCATAAAACTGACTGATACTTTTAAACTCATCACCGGTATAACGGTACGCGTCTTTAACTTCTACAGAACTGTACTTTGTTACTGTACAATTCCAATTATGTTTTTTAGATACATCCATACTGCTTTTAACACGTTTAGCAAGGGCTAACATTGCGTAAACCTCTAATCTTTCGACCTTCATTACAACTACCTCCAGTTATATGAAAATGTATTTCTTAACTGATTTCATTGTAGCATATGTATAAGGGGGTGACAACCCCCTATTTTAAAAATTAACTAACTTGTTCATCTTGCCATAACTCGGTGTAGTATTTATCATAAGTACTATCATTTACATACTGACGTTTCTCGAGCTTAACAAGTGCATCAATCTTGACAACGGTATCAATTATGTGACCCTCTGTCGCTCCGCCCTCTACCTCATATGAATTAGGTAAGCGCTCAATAATGACAACACGGTCGCAAATCTCAACTACTCTACATACATGTGTATGTAATACTCCGTCATATTCTCGGTACGTTAGATTGATAAACTCCATTTTCGCATGTAAGTCTTTCACAGCAGAAAATAAATTCTCTGGAGTAGCCTTGATGCGCTTGGACATAATATAATTACGGTCAATATTAGTCAATGTACTGCACGTCCTTTCCAGCAAAATAAGCATATGCATTATTTAGCATCATATACAAACGATAACCCCAGTCGCGCGGCTCCAATTCGTCGCGGTTCCATCCTTCTATAGGGTGTATATACTCCTCGTTGTACTCGAGAATGTCCCACGCTCGTCTAACTTCTAAGTTGGATGTGTGACCAAGTGCAGCGGCAACCGTTTCCAAGTCTTCGTATGTTAATTCATAGTTTAACGACTTTTGAAACAGTCTGTCAAGTGTTTCTTTGTTGTATGTGAGTAGTGAGCAATATACTATATTGTTTTCTTGCTTTGTCAAGGTGAACCCCACTTTTTCAGTATCCAGTGGGGTAAAGGCTGCTAATACTTGTAATTCCTCGTCATTTGTTAAACGTTTAACCATTTAATTACCATCTCCTGCCATTAATAAATCACATTCATCGTCCTTGTCCTCATTATCCATAATACGTTGATTGCGAATGATTTCATTAAACATTAAATCCATCTTGTCAACAGTGATAACAAAGTCACTTGTAACATTGCGCCCTAAATGATATAGGCGTGTATCAGCTGCTATAAACCTTTTACCCTCCGTATCAAACTTAACTTTGACATCAATTGACATAAGAACTTCTTCGTTGTGGTCACGGAAACAAACATAATTGTTTTCCTTTAACTTTTCATAGCCTTTTAGAAACGAACTACGAGACATGATTGTCGTTGCTTTCGTGTAAATTAACTTACTACCATTTAGTGTACATACTTGTTTAAAGATGATATTCTCAGTATCAAACGCATAAACTAGTTCACCTGCTTTTTCATAACCGTCACTTGTAAATGGAATTCTAAATTCTAACACACGTCCAGCCATATTATTTCCCCGCCTTTTCTTTATAGTCTTGATAACGCTTGTCAAAGTCGTAAAACGTATGATTCCCCAACTCCGCAATAATAATAATATCATCATATTTAACATGTGTCAAATCATAGTTTACTTGGTGTTGTATAACTAATTGACCGTTAATTTTACCTTTGATAACCCCATCGACAATGCTATAATTTCGTTTTTGTGTCTCATCTATATAGATAACACGTACTGTATTTACTTCTAAGGATAATAAAACCTTGTCCAGTAAGTCCGCTTTAAACTCGAACTCACTTAACACCGCGTTTGGAGGCTCTAGAGGATCGCTGTGCGCGATTACCTCCGGAGCTGGTGCAATTGTCTTCTTTTCGTCTAATGTGGGCATAAAGTCCCACATAGAGCCTGTATGCGTTTTTGTCATTATAACGACCACCCTTTATAATAGTTTGTATTCCCTAACATAACCACAACCGCTTTTAGTTCTAAGTCACTATACATTTTTGCTAGTTCACTAGGATTACAACCGTATACCATGTTACACCAGAAATAATCCTTTATCAACCAATTCATATAACTATTCAAGTGCTCTTGTTCGTCTAGTATGATTTTAGAAACACCTACACCACTACACGCCGCTAGTATTCTAGTTTCTGCATCGGTATAATCATAAGATATCAAATCACCGTTGTATATAACATCTTGTAACGAACCGTAAAACCCTGCATACTGTGCCGCGTAATCCAGAGCCGTTCCATACATCTCGGTAATAGCTCCAGCTGGTAAACCTTCACCCATGAAAAGGCTTGTCTCAGTATTTAAACATAACAACGTTTCTGTCATTCTCCTGCACCCCTTTACCCCAGCATTTATATTTAATTGGTACTTTTAAAAACTCTGTTGGGTCATACTCCAGAAATTGCTCATCTATCCACCCCGACCAATACACCCACCATCTAACAATGAGTGTATTCCGGTCAAAGTTTTCGTTAGAGTATTGCCAACCGTTACCATTTGTAAGGCTGTCGCCGTTATTCATCTTCGCCACCTGCGAACGGGTGAATTTTGATACTTGCAATCGTTGAATATGGTTTAAATCCAGCTTCCTCAAGTGCCTCTTTCAATGTCTCAACCATCGGATAAAATGTAAATGTTTCGTTGTGTGTGTGCTCTACAAATGCCTCTTTAGAAACCCATCCTTGTACATCGCTATAGTCTGGGTTAACATATTCGATACCCGCCACAAGCTCCATATCAACCGATAAACCGAAATCGCAATTCATTTGCATTTGATTGAAACTTTCTAACTTGTAAATCATTGTTCTTTCTTCATTGATTGCGTAAAGTTCCCCCGCAAATTCTGTTTTCCCGTATACGTTAGCCATTATATAACTACCACCTTATAATTTTATTTGTTTTCTTAACCTGTAATCATTGTAACATGTATGTAAGGGGGTTGCAACCCCTATTTATTAGAATGTTACATTTATATCTTCGATACTATTGCCATTTAACAGGTAATCTATAGTTTTAAAAATAACATTCTCAGCACCGTTGTAATGTACGTTCCCTAATACCTCACTAATAAACTCATCATCTGGCAAGTGGTCACCACCAATATAATTAGATGCTAGGTCAATTTCATAATCGTAACCATTAACCTCAACAGTGACCGCAATACCCTCATTTAACATTTCTACAGCGTCCTCAAACCATACTTGACCTTTGATTAACTCGTTATTTAATGTAGACATATTATTTCCCCTCTTTTCTAATATTTTTAGTGATATTGATAACTTCATCTAGAACGGAACTTGTAAACTCTTGTTTGTCAAACTCGTAAAGCCCTGCAATAGTGCCTGTTAACTCCATAATACGTGCGCTTGTTATATTACCAAACTTTTGATACTCTTGTACAATGCACAAACCAATTTCACTAGTCTTACTTTTAAATAATCGAGGCTTGTTCACCTCTAAATATGAATCATACTCATCATCATCTAATTGATTTTTACGTTTTAATATTGTAAGAGGTAAAACAAGCTTTTCTTGTAACTCCTCTGCATAGTTAGCACCGTTGTAACGACACTCAACAACACCTTCTTCTATGAATGATGTATCCGTAACAACAACTGTTTCATGTAGAGCCTTCTTATAACCTTTGTTGAAAAGATTTGTGTTAATAATTACTAGTTCTTCACCTTTTTGAATTCTGTCTGTTGTAGTCATATGTAACTACCTCCTATTAATTTGTTGTTTTCTTAACCTGTAATCATTGTAGCATGTATCTTTTAATCTGACAACCCCTAAATTAATAAATCTTTTTCTAATTGTTTTACACTTTGTTTCACTTTCATATTATGGTTATACACGTCGCTTTTATGTATTAACTCTGATTGACGTATGAACGCGTTAAATATAACGTTTAAAGCATTTTGCGGCGCTGTCCAGCGTGTTAGTTCGTGAAATACTTCACCTTGTCCATTGATTGTACAAACTACCTCTAAAGAGCGTGTGAGGCTTTGTTTCTGTATTGTGATTTCTAAACGTGTATCAGGTTGCACAGCTGGAGCAATAACGATGTAACCGCGCCCCTCTTTGATAACATTAAAGTTTGTGAATCTCAATAAGTATTTTATAACATTTAAATCCAATCCATTTTCCTCAATAGCTTCCTGCGTTTTGTACTCACTGATAACTGTTTCAGCCTCATCAACTAAAATTTGTACTCTCATACAGTCTTTCAAACTGCCAATACCTGCATAAAAGTCGTATTCCCTTTCTAGTTGCCCCTTATCAACAATAGCCTGTAAATAAACTGAGTAATCTACCTTAGTGTATTTCATATGTAACTACCTCCTTATTAAGTTAAGTTCATCTTACCATATGTATGTGGGGGCTGTAAACCCCCTATTTTACTTTCTTTTAAAATCCATAATGTACTATTAAATTAGATAATATGTGTAGTAGACCAAACCCAATACCCGTATAAACCGCAATTTTCAAGCTGCCTCTCATGCTCATTTGTTTAACCCCTCCTGCGCTTCCTCTATTAAACATTGCACTTTTGTTGTAACCTTGTTACTCGCCATTGAGAAACCTTTTAACTCTAGTTCTTCACGAAGACTATTAGACCACGCGAACCATACCATATACGCCGCCCTTGCCTCGTCCTCGGCTCTATTAGAGTATTTGAATCTATCAACGTATTCCCCGTTTTCCAAACCTGCTAAAAGGTACACGTTAAGGTCATACATTAATATCGCGCCTTCCTTTTGTTCCCCTACATCCAAACCGAAAACCGCATGTGTATCATTGCTAATAATTACAAATTGAAAGTCGTTAACATTAAACATTATTCATCCCCCTTGTACATTTCATCCCATAATTCACTCACTAGAGACATTTTAACATCTCGACAATCAGCGATTAATTGAACACACTTAACTTTCGTTAATGCTCCGCTTTCTACATCTTCATGAGCTTCCTTAATGTCTTCCATAACCTGCGCAATGTTATTCATACGTAAAGCGATTTTCATTACTTTCCACCCCCTATTTTACGTTCTGAGATATGAACATGTTTTAACTCTTTGTTTAGCAGGTTTATAATGTCCTGCACTTGGAACACATCTAAATAGATTCTATCACCGTACATATCAAAGCATATATCACAATCATAGTGATTAACTGATACTGTAAACTTGGTATTGTCTGACTCTGGACATATAACCACTTCTTTATTAGTTGGGAACTCGTCCGCTCTTTCAAGGCTTTCAAGAAACTTGACTAACGTTTCTTTAAATAATACAATCTCTGCTGGTGTTAGGTTTACGCTTGGTGTCGACATTGTTTCACCGTTATCCACACGAATTGCAACAGTGACATTATTGTTAGAATCCTTTACAACTCGGATATCATCACAAGTACTATAACTACAATCAAACATTACACATTCTTGAACCACTTGTAAACCATCATTAGTATTTTTCATATTTAACTACCACCTTATAAGTATTTGTATTTCTTAACCTGTAATCATTGTATCATATGTATTTTCTAGTTGCAACACTTTTTATACGACCTTATAACTTTCACTAACACCGTCCGCCGTTACAAAGGTTTCTACTACTAAATTACAGCCACACTCCGGACACTCAACAGGTGTACCATGGTATGCAACCGCGTAACATTCACCGTTTGCACAGTGATATACAAATCTATCATCAATCACAGCCCCATGAGCTTTGTAGTTGGTGAAGGAGACAACCTGACACATGTTACTTGTCCCCCTCTATTAAACTAACCTTATCATCTTTCAAGTCAATTACATGCATAGTGCCTTCATAGTCATTGATAACCCATATTGTACGACTTGATACACCAGTAGCGACAGTTCCCGTAAATTTATAACCCATCATTGTTTTAACGTTAACCCTTGAACCTTCTACGAATTTCATATGTAACTACCACCTTTTAAAATTTGTTGGTATTTCTTAACTGTCCTCATCATATCATATGTATTAGAGGGTGACAACCCCCTATTTTAAATATTGTACAATCTACGAATATTTCTTTGTACGTCGTCCGGATTCATACTATCATAGAAACGGTAACCTTTAACAAGCTTTGTCATCTCGTCTAAGCCCTCTAGAAGCTCGATAGCGATGTCATAATCACCGTTTGACACAATTACACCTATATGCATTTTAACCACTGATTCGAAGTCTCTGACATGTCTTATGATGTTACTGATTTCACTGACAGGTACGAAGGGAAAAGCCTCACATATTTCCCTCATACCTTGTTTAACTTCTTTAGCCGTTTGTAAGTCATCTAATCTACACATATTATTACCCCCTATTAAAATTGGATTTCGTTATGCTCTGCACTCCATACAACGTTGACGCCGTGCTCACGTAATGCCCCACATAAGTCTATAGGTGTTTTGCAGTCCGTAACAGTTGGGTTAAAGTTGTCAATACCATCATAACTAATTAAAGCATTAACGCGTTCATAATCATCCGCATCCATGTCAATTCCTGCATAATCGTTAATAGCATACCAGTCAATCCAACCGTCATTTAAATCAACATACATATTTTCTACATGGAACCCGTCAAACTCGTTACCACAAACGCGAACTACATAATAACTTTTGTCTGTGTCTTCGTCTTTCTTGATGAACATTGCGCCCTCTGTGACAGTTACATCACCGATATTTTCATAATCTTGATTATTTAATGATTCACCCATTGATAAACCAGCGATATAACTATCAATGAATTCTTCCAACTGAGAAAACATTTCATCATCGATGTATGAAAACTCATTATAACTATTTTCTGCCTCGTCTGCATAGTTCTCAATTTCCTGCTCTAATCCTTCAATGTCCATTTGTGTTGCATGCTTGTCCAACAGCATTTTATTGACACGGTACGCAATGTAGTTGTATAACACCTCATTCTTATTAACCTCTATCGCTCTGTTAAGTGTGTACGCTATACTAGACATAAAGTTTCTAGTTAGTTCACCATCAATAATTATTAAACCCTCCTCAATATTTTCTTCGATTGACTCATAATTATTAGAAGCGACTTCCCATATTTCATAGTTAGCGATTGGAGTTGCACCGTCCGCAACCTCGAAAGCAACTGTTTCAAACTCAGAATCCCAACTATCAATAACCATTCTTTCTAATGCTATTTCTGTAAACGATTCACCTTTGTTGTTTTCCATGCTATACTCATAATCATATTCTTTTAAATCAATTTGTGCTATTTTAATTTCATACGCTGATAACTTATCATAATTTCTATTAGCTTCTTTTTCTGACATACCATCCATAATGATAACATCACCGTAATTAATAACCCACTCATCAGAACTTTCAATCCAGTTAACCTCTAGACCGCCCTCAATGATTTCCAATCCTTTAACAACTTCGATAACCTCTGTTAGCTTGTCCACTTTTTTCATATGTAACTACCACCTTATAATTTTATTTGTTTTCTTAACCTGTAATCATTGTATCATATGCCGTCGAAAAGTGTCAACACTTTTTTTAATGGCAACCCCCACCCATATTAGGCGGGACGCTCTGGACTTAATGCCCTTTGACTTTCGTCACTGTCCAGACAGTTCTTACCAAGGTGCACCCCATTTATGAGGTACATAGAAGCCTTTCATGTCTTCTTTCGTTTTGAATTGTACAAGCTTTCCTTTTTGTTTTGCTGCTGGCTTGTTATACACAACGCGAACATATTTCATTTCCTCGCGACCTGCTGCATTACCAGCGACAACGTTCGCTTCCTCAAGTGAATCACATTCAAGAACTAATTTATTTACAAGTCCCTCAGCTTCGCCCCAACCGCTCATAAAAGTATCATTCATAGTTACATAAATTTTGTTTGTGTTTGTCATAATAATCAACCATCCTTTATAATTGTTTGTTTTGTTAACCTGTAATTAGTATAGCATGTCCACTTTTAGAATGCAAACGTTTATTGCCAAATCCCATCGATTAATTCATTTTCATTTAAATCATAACGCCCTACCAATTCACTAATAATGTAACCTAGAGCGCGTTGTGTCTTTTGTTTGACACCTTTACCGCTCATTTCATCTTTAACCATTTCACAGCTAATTCTATGAAAAGCTAACATTAATTGAGTTTCTGACATTGTTTTCACTTCACTACGAATATACATAGTTATGCACCTACCTTTATATCATAAGTCGTATCAATCATGTAACCCATAATAATTTCTAGAGCTCGACGGTGTATGTTTTGCAAGTAATCCATATCACCACAACAGATAGCTTTATAAACTCTATCAGCTTTTAAGCAAGTGTAATGCAATCTAATACCCATGTATTGATTAGTTAATAAAGCAAGCTTTCCAGCATCGTAGACACAAATGCTTTCTACCTCCTTAACGCACTCCTGCATTTTTACAACCATTTCTAACTTTTTCATATGTAACTACCTCCTATTAATTTGTGTTTCTTTAACCTGTAATCATTGTAGCATGTATGTAAGGGGGCTGCAACCCCCTATTTTAATTTCTTTTAAACTAACTTTATAAAAGTGTACGGGTACATGTCCAACCATAATTTACTATGTGTTTCATACTTAATCCCTAATAAGTCTAGCATGTCCCTTACTTGTGTAGAACTAACTTTACTATTTGAATGAATACTAACACGCCCATAATGATATAGTTCATGAATAATTTCATGCATACTAAGCAATACTTTATTATTATTAGTTGATAAAGTCATCTTGTGTTAGCCCCGTTTCGTATAATCTCGCGTCGCTGGAGCTATACCAAGCCGACTCATCAATATTATCATGTAACATTTCCAACTTATCCGAAATGCTCGTTATACCTTGTTCAGCTTGCTTAATCATACTCTTTAACGCTTGTCTTTCTTCCCATGTGTCCGCCGCGTCGAAAGCATCCATTAAAAACTCAAGTTTGTCTTGTAACTCCTCGCGTTGTTCTTGTAATGTCTCTGGTGTTGTCATATACAACGACCTCCTATTATTTAGTTTTCAACGTCCAGTAACTCATAATACAATTCATAGAAATCAAGATAGAAACGTCTATCATATTCGCTTTCTATAATGTCTAACGTTTCGTTAAACTCTATGACCTCTTTCATAGAAGTCCGAGGGGTATTAAACCCCTTAACGAACTCCTTTACCTTCATGACAAAGGTTTTATCATCTAATAACTTCCAATCCATTATTTAGCCACCTTCTTACTTTTGCGCAACGCCTTTAACATTTCATTACTATTACTATTGTTAAATTTACGTACCGCGCGGTGTTGGCTCTTAATGCTTGTCCCACCTTTGTATAACGTAGGCTCTTTAGTCATTTGCAACTACCTCCTTATTAAGTTAACCCTAGTTTACTAAAATTGTGATAGTCTGTCAATACAATCCTGTAAAGTTTTTTCTAATCTCTCAATATTGCGGTTTGCTTCCTTTAAATCACACACCAGCACATCTAAAACAGTATCATTCGTTACGCTTGTTATACTTGAAATAATGCTAACTTTTTCATTAATAAAGAACTGTAAATCCTTCTTACATTCACTAATCTTAAGTGTGAGCTTTTCCTTTGTTGTGTCCATACCTTCAAACTCAATGCCGTGATGCGTTAACCACTTTTCAAAGATGATACACACCTTTTGTAAATCTAACTCACTAATACGTAGGATATACTTGTTTAATTCTACTACAGTTTTCTCTGTACGCTCCACATAATTAAAATACAACCCGCGGGCATTGTGATATAGATTTTCATCACGACGGAAATGTTTGTGCATAGCCTTTACAAGACTAGTAACCTCATCCTTAGTTATGTAAATACCTGTTAGAAGTGTATAATGCTCGCTTAAAATCTCAACTAACATTTCGTCTTGACTTACAGCCTCACTTATTACTAATTGTCTTATCTTTTGTTCATTTGCTACCGCTAACTTATCTGTAAATCTCATATTCATCTACCATCCTTTAAAGTTATTTGTTTTTCTTAACTGACATCATTGTATCATACATATTTTATTTGTACAACCCTTTTAGAAACTTTTTTAATTCTACCTTGATGTGTATGTGATACACATGTAATGAACATTGTATCACCCGTTATGTATAGCACTTGGTACTCTTTGTCGTTGTGTGTGAACACATCCCCGTAACTGTGTACGCCTCTTATAAAGAAACTAATGTTACTATCAACTATGTACGCCCTTGTCACCTTGTCCCCTCCTCTCGTTTAACTCTGTAAACATCGTAACATGGTAAACAAGGAAAATGCAACCATTATTTTAAACAACTTTTTTATGTTTCCTATAATGGAAGAAACTATTCACAAAACACCGATAAACCCAGTCGTGCCAAGGGTTCACAAGGTTTTTAAAATAAGTAAAAAGCCTGACAGAATTGTCAGACTCTTCAAAACTACTATTTTACGATTGTAATTTTCTATATACGTTCCAGTGAGCTACTAGTCAAATGAGCAAATAGAATCTGATGAGCTACTAGGACTATGGTCATGATGGTGGTTATGATTGCTGCTGTTATCATGATGATGGTGTGATGAGCTACTAGACTTACATTCTGAGGAGCTACTAGTAATCCCTGTATTAGGTGATACAAAGAACATAGATGGATTATTAAAGTCACTATTATAATATTCGCGTCTACGTTCCTCTCTACGTTGCTCATCTAGTTTACGCTCTTGCTCACGTCGCTGATACTCTGCAAGTCTATAACCTTTATTACTAACAGAAGAAATACCCGCAGATGTTCTAGTATGAATCGATGGTTGTTTATTTAAGAACTCTCGTGTCTCTTTTCTAACCTGTTCTAATCGTTGCTTATCACGGATGCTTTCTTTATGTGTAGCTTTATCCGGTGGTCGTCTATCCTTATTCTTAACTGGTGTGCTACTTCCATATGAATGAGCTATAAAATATATAGCGAACAATCCTAGTAATGCCATCAATGCACTCATTATATCCCTCCTATTCTAGTGAGCTACTATCAACTGCTTTGTTTAACTTAGCTAACACGTTTAAGCTAACTACCTTGCGTGTACCCATCTTCCATCCCGTTCTAGACATATAGTAAGGTTCTAGAACTAAAGACACTGTATCGCCTTTCTTGACGCGTTTAACTTCATATTTACTTTTCTCTGACTCTTGGTCCGCAAAAATCAATTCTTCTTCGTCCCAGCCTGTCCATTCTTTAGCCATTATTTAATCCTCCCAACAATTTTACACATATATTGACAATCATAATCACTAGGTTCGAAACCAACATGGATATCGTGACGACTATCAACGAAAGCCCACTGAGATACAAATCTTGTTGCATTGAGGTTAGATACTGTACGTTTACCATATCCAAATGCTTTAGCTAAGTCATCTCCACTAATGAAATACATGTACTCGCCTTCTTTAAAACTATTAAGCTTAATCGCTAGCCCTTCTTCTTTCATAGCAGCTCTAGCTTGAGTCCATGTGCACATTGCATCCTTATTAAGTACCTTATTTGCTAGATAGTGTGTCTCCCATTTACCAATAGCTCTCTCGTTATCCATGTTAATCGCTCCTTATATCTTTTTAGTCCATAGACCGTGTTTTCTCCAACCTTCTCGCTGGATGTATCTACTAGGTTGATAGCCTAGCTTGATTACTTTACCACTACTAAACAACTTACTGTCTACATCTTCAACGCTTGCAATTGTATCATGAAAAGCAGGTTCCCCTTCATATTCACCGTAACCATAACCGAACGCTGTGCATAGCATACTGTGACTATAGTAAACTAGATATGCTCTACCTTTAAAAGATTCATGCTCTACGCTGTAGCCTTGTTTAAGCAGCGCTTCCGCTTGCTCCCAGTTAAGATTGAACTGTTCAGTCATTAACCGTCACTCCTCGGTCCTCTAAGAACTTAACATAGTTCTCGTAAGAGTAGATGAGTTTAACCTCTACATGAGAGAAATCAAAGTCCACCATCTCGTCAATTTCCTCGTTATCCACATAAGCTTTTGCGAAATCTACAAACTTTTCTCGCTCTGCCCACTCATACGCAACAACGAAACCTCTACACAATACGATTGTTCCAATACCTGCCTTGCTGCTAGATAAAATGTACTCATCCCGTTCTCTCGCTACCAGTTCATTAACCTCTACATCTTCAGTAATCAATCTTAACATATCCCATTCCTCCTAATAGTTTTAGTTTGTACCCAACTCACCAGAACAGAGTCTAGTCGGTATTCCAGTGAGCTACTAGTAATCTGAGTTTACTATATCAAAAGTTTATAAATTCAATAAGCTTTTATTTACTAGAGAGAAGTCATCAATACTTTCTGACTTAACTACAGTTATACGTAGATTACGAATTCCTTTCTTGTATTCAAACATAGAGTCGAGTGACTTACCCCATACAGCGATGCTACCATTTTTCTTAATCTCGATAACGTTGAAAGTTGCGCCTTTAACCAGAGATAAATTATTAATTAATAGATGTGTCATACCATTGTCGAACGTAACAACTAACCCTCGGTTAATCTTATCTGGTAGCTTCTCTACTTCTGGGATATCTGTAACTACACTAAACGTATTTCTCACTTGAACTTCCTCCTTCTTAACCTCGTTTGTTAGTGATTGATTTGTTTTCTCTAACGTATACTCGTAATCTCGTAAGAAGATGTCGATGTCCTTAAACTCTGATACGATAAACATGTGTCTCTCATGGACAAACTCTTCTTTGTCTAAGTTACTCTTAAGAATGCGGCAGCGCCCTTCTGAAGTAGAATATCCGTAGAAGTAAACTAAACCTTCGTATTTGTCTTCCATCTGGTCTACGTATCGGTAAACATCAGAGTGTTTGTTCACTTTTAATCTATCAAATAAGTTCATGTCACTGATATAACGACTCATAGGGTCATCGAACATACGGAAAATATCATCTTTCGGCATCATTTTAATAACTTGTACAAATCCACGGAACCTAAAACCTGCTTTAGAATATTGAATCTTTACAGGTACATCCTCCTCATCACCGTCAAAGCATCTCAGCTCTACCTTAACAATAACCCCTGTGTCGTAAGTAATTTCATCTAAACCAAACTCGTTTTTTAGGTACTTAATGATTTCTGTGTGAGTTGCAACAGGTCGCAGGATTACCTCATTAGTATTGTGCGGTCTGAACATACTGTAGAACTCGCTCAACGAGAATGTTAATGCTACATCTAATTGCATGTGCCATACAGTCATTGTAATTGACGTTTCACTTACTTTCTCATACATATCATACTCTGTGAACTGTTCTTTAATATTATCAGGGATATCAAGCTTATCCTCTAGCATGTCCACCATAGCTCCGTATCCCTTAACCTTGTATAACTGTCCAGTATTACTGTTCATTCTTCTTCTCCCCCTTAAACTTTATATGATTGATAAGCATGTCACGGTTATCAAACTTAACTGTGATAACTGAACCTTCTTGAATGGCTTTGAATTGGCTGTCTTGTAATTTAAGTTCTAGCTTAACAGCATTACCTTCTACTGTGATTGTGCTGTATCGAGCTCTTGCTGTCGAGTAACTCTTACTAACAACCTTCACATCTTCAAGTGTAGTTACGTAGTTATCTGTCTCACAACCTATTAATAGTGTAGCACACAAAACTAGTAGAGTCAACAACTTTTTCATTTCTTTTTACCACCTTTAAAGTCGATATTAGCTTGACCTAATGCATCGTTTGCGATGACTGTACACTTTACTAGTTCTTCTTTGTACATAGTCATACACGCCCCCGTATACTTACTCTCACCTTTTTCTGTGTAGAATGTAGTCCATCGATGTTTACGTGCAATTGTCTTCATGCTAGCTGCGAGGATATCTACTTGGTTTCTCGCCTCGTCTCGTTGTTTAGTCAATAACTCTACCATTTCTTCTAATTGCTGCTGTTTCATACTGCTCCCTCCAGTTCCGGATTAATAGCTCTAGCCTTGTCCCACATCATTCTGATAATCTTCCCTCTAGTTAGCCCCTCGCACTCTAGTTGAAACGTCATATTCGTTCTATGATTCTTGTAATATCCTTGTAGATTACTATCATCACTAGATAAAACTAGAGCGAATATGCCCCCAATATCGTAAGACTTAACAGTCTCATCAAGTACATGTCTACGATAGTACGCATCGTCCTCTTTCTCCCAGCGTTGATACATCCTCTCTCTATAAGTCACCCTAAATCGCTCCCTCCGTATAGTTCTTGCTCACAAAACAACCCGAATGCGTATAAAATATAATCCTTGTGATACCCCTTCACACTCAATTCTATTATTTTATCAACATGTTCTTTTTCTTTTATCATGTACCCGTTGTACTTAATACCTGTGTAAAAGTCGAATGGCTTTCGAGTAATACCGCAGTAGTTCATCCCGTCAACTTGTGGTATTTGTTTTTTGAATATGATTTCTCCCATTAGAACTCATCTCGCGGAATATTATTTACATGAATAACATGTAGGTCGTTAGCCTCATCTGCTAACTTATCTAGAAACACCTCACGACTCGTTACGCCGCGTCTAGTGTCATCTTCAAGATAATCATCGAATAGACTAACGATGTTCTGTACTGGCTCAACAGATAACTCTAACTCTTTAACTGTGCAATTAAGTTTGATAGCATGCTTGTCCATATGTGCGACAGCGTTTTTTAGTTTCGTGCGCTGCTTGTCCCACTCTTTATACTCCCACTCTGGTAAAGACAGTAACTTTTCATAGATATCAATAATTGCGTTCACGTGTCCTGCATTTACTAGTTTTGCCATTATAACATTACCCCCGTCATATTAATGTATGGTGCTACTTCTTTATCTACCTCATTCTCTACTAATTCCCTGACAGCCTCTTGCGCGTCTAAAGGTAAGCTATCGATAAACTCATGAATATCACTAAAGAAAGAACCTTGCCCATCCTCTTTCAAATCAATGTATACCATTATTAAACCCTCCCTAAAGATAAGATTACTTTATCATTGTTTAGATATTTCACATCCAACCTGACACCAGTCTCCATTACATCGTACACAGCTTTGAACAGCTCATACTGCTCAGTTGTTACTTTAATAGGTTTGCCATCTACTAGATAAGCGAAGATATTATGGATGATTAACATTTTATGCTGATAACTTATGTTGAACCTGATAACTCCCATTTCTTTTGCACTCATCTCATAATCAGTCTTGAAGTTCTTGAGCTCATACATCATATCATTCTCATCAACGATTTCTAATGCATGTTCTTTGTCTCTTGCTTCTACTACTCTAGTAATCTCAGCAGTCATCGTACATGTAAAATACTTAAGTTCACTCATGGGCGTTTCACCTTCTTAATTGCAATACATCTCACAGTATCATCTGTAGGAAAGTTAAGTGTCATAATGTACTTATTTGTTTCCAGAGCCTCGAAAGCAATTACAAAGTCTGCATAATGCTCTTCATTTAATACGAAATCTAAATCGCTAGCAATTGCACACAATGCTTTGATAGTCTCATTAATCTTCTCGATATCGGTCCAAGTTTCATATGGTTTCATTATATACCCCTCTTTTCCTTTATATCTCTAAAGTAGTTATACAAGTGGATAATTCCTCTGTCTGTCCATTCTTCAAAGTTATCGCGCAACCCTAATTGAGTCACGCGATTCATTTGTACACAGAACATGATAGCTTTTTCTCTCGAACATCCTATAGAAGACATTGGGTAAAGTGTACTCATTTTACTCCATTCCCCATTTCCGCCATTACATCTCCTGTCTCATTGAGGATTTGCAATGTGATTTGATGTGTTTTTGCTTTTCCTCCGTGGAACCTGTCATTCATTTCATCTAACACATACGATACATCTTTCGCTACAGCAGCTGCATACTCTTTGTGAATGATTGGCTTAACACCATCTAACCGCTCTACAGCTCGGAAGTTAATCACTAGTTGCACTGTGTTCTCATCTTTTACAATCCATTCGATGTTGTATTTGTTTGCTTCCGGCTTCCTTAGGTCGTTTAGTGTATCCTCAAACACCTTCGTATTGTTAACTTCTGCAATAAGGTTCTCCGCTTTCTGCATTGCTTCATTACTATTGTGTACTGTCTCATTTTTCTTTCGTAAGCTTTCACTGTAACTCGTATCAACTGTATCACCAGCATCATGCGGGATAAGTGTTTGTGCTGAACCTCCATTCGTTGCGTATGCATAAACGCCGACCACCAGAGTTGTAATGACTACCGTTGATTTTAAAGTAAAGTTTACGAATCCTTTTCTAAGCTTAAACATTGTTTATCTTCCTCCAAGAAATACCCGAATTTTAGTAACCGAATATTAACTCTTTCTCGGTCCTTCGTATCATTATACTCGATAATGACATCGGTGTCAATGTTTAAGTCTGTGTGCTTCAATCGCTCAACAATTTTCACATCTCTTCCTTTATATGTTGCTTTAGGGGAAACTCCAAACAACTGACCACTGAAGTCGATACGGTAGTATCCTTCGAACTCTTGATTAAAGTCTATCAAGTTAACTCCGATTTCTGGTTCTTCCTTTACTATTAATGATTTAATATACTCGCAAACCTCTTCAGCTATCTCTTGACTAGCCCAGTAGTAGTTAACATCACATTTGCGTCCCATTTGTGTAGAGAATGCCATTGGCTTATCATCGAAGAAGTATACTTGGAATCCTACGATTGTATCTGTGCAGTACCAGTTTGCTAACCAATAAGATGTGATGCGGCAATCTTCCGGCTCATTAATATAATCTTCCCAGATTTGAAACTCACTAGCAATCTCACTTAAGTCTAACCAACCGCTTCCCTTTGACTTGTCCACTCTATCGAAAATATGTTTTGCGTTCATGATTTATTCCTCCTAGTAATTTGTTGTTCTCTTAACTTGTCTTTATCTTACCATGTGAAAAAGTAGATTGCAACACTTTTTTATAAAAAAAAAAAAATAACTCCCTAACATTCTAGGGAGCTACTACTATTAGATACCTAACTTAGACGCGATTTCACTAAGTTTACGGTCTGCTTTCATTTCTTCAGATAGCATTGCATCAACATCTTTTAATCCTTCTTCTAGCTCTTTCTGTTCCTTCTTAAGGTTGTGCTTATTGATGATAGTTGCAACATCTTGCATCCAATCCAGAATAGGGAACCCCGCAACCTTGTAAGAGTATTCTACCTTAAGCTCCTTAGCAGACATTAGGTGCATGTTTAACTGAACTTGTACTTCTCGCAGCTTATCCACTGATAGAGTGTGGAAATTTAGCTTCTCTCCGTATAAAGTGAGCATACAAGGAGTCTTAAACACTGTGATACTATCCAAAGCGTGTTCGATAGCGTTTAACTTCTGTTTAATACTTACCTGCATACCTACGATTTTAGCATCTTGTTTATTTTGAATTGTCATTATAAATCTCTCCCTTTAATTTAAGTTTAGTAATCATTACTTGCATTAACTTCCTCAGCTAACGCTTTATTTCTTTTCTTACTTCCACCATAGACCTTGTACGGCTCACCAGAAGCATGACGGACTAATAACATGTAAGGTTTATAAGGTCCTTCTAGCTGCTTACGGACCTCCTCTAACGTCATGCTAGGGGTTCTACCTAAACTCTCATACCCACCAATACCTTGTGTCTTATTAATAGTGAAGTAGTTTGGTTGTTTGTGATTAGGTCCATATGAGTATCCTTTATGCTGCTGTACACGATAGTAATGTCTCGCTGACTCAGGTCCTTCGATATAGAACGCGAATGAGTCCACACAGTTACCGTTATCATTAATAGTGTCCGCTAATAGCTCATCAATATCAATCTCGTAGTATTCCGGTTCCCAAATCATAACCTCACTGATATCTGGTTCGCGGTTCATTATTTTCTCGAATAGTGTAAAGTCTTGTACACATCCCCAATCAGCTTCACTACTAAAGAAGTTCTTCACATTCGAACGAGATACAATTGTATACCCCTCCTTGCGCCAACTAGACTTTTGAGCGAAGAAGAAATGTTTATTTTTACTCTTAGTAACACCTCGTTTTCTCTCTTCATCATTCTTATAGTTGTACGAACCATTGCTAGGTCGTCCGAACTTATGGAAACGCCCTAAGTAAATCCACTCTTCTTGTTTCTTCGTGTCGATGTACGTATACCCAATCTTTAAATCTTTCACTTCCACAAACTCTAACTTCTTAATAACATCTGAGTATGCTGTCATAGTTTGGTATACATCAGACTCTACTGGTAATAAATAAAGCTGAGCGCCTTCCCAAGCTAGTACTAGCTCACCCTCAATACCTTTACCCTTCATAATGTTGCAATGTCCTAGAATGAACATAAGATTGTCAAGATTAATCTCAAACTCGAAACCTAGTGGATGCCATACACGAACAAACGCTTTACGCTCACTCCATCGGGGTACGCCGCCACCACTCTTATTGATGACGAATCCAGTTGTTGGGACATTATCTACTTCCATGATACCTAACTCTTCACGAATCCAACCTTTCCAGCTATTCTCTTTACGCAGCACCCCTTTCTCATCGAAATACGTGATGTAGCTTAACTTACCTGTATACGTGTCATTACGTTCTTGGAACCCAATCTTTAGTTTATCTGGAATATACATTTTACCCATGAAACACCCTCCTAGTATAAGTCTTGTAAAAAGTTCTCTAGCTCTTCCTCTTCTGCCTTTAGCTGGTATCGTAAGTCAATTAACCATCGTGCGCATCCAATTAAATCAATCTCATCAGGAGTGTTAAACACCATGTCTTCGTACTCTGTAATCTGCTCCTTAGTACGTTTGATGTTCTCCACGATACGCCCAACTTCTTCAGTTGCTTGTTGTCTCTCCTCTATTGTCATATTATCCCTCCACTATGCATTGAGAATCGAATGCATCCATTCCTGTCTTCTCTGCTGTGCGATACATCTGGTATGCTAGAATATCAATCTGGTCATCTGTGAAATCACTTAACAACGCCTTGACACGTTCATAACTTGCACCATAACCATGTCGTGTCATATTCCATGCTAAAATCTCAAACGGTTCCTCCGGCTGTAACTCTGTATTCATTACTCCACATCCCATTCTATATTAGTTAAGTTCCATGTCTCCTCGTAAGCCACTTGTGCAGCCTCTACAACATCATCAAACTCATTACCTACTACACTTTCGATTACAAAGGAGCCGATTTCGACTCCGTCTTTGTATGCGATACACTTTACATCTGTTACTTGAAACATTCCTCTACCTCCGCTACTTTAAATCCTAGTGACCTAACTGCACCCATATGCTCTATCATTCCTTTATCTAGATGCATACAGTAGATTTTACTACGAAGTTCTCTATCTGGTACCGACTCTACTAAGTTAGTTAACGATAGATGAACGTTCCCTTCGTAATGTAACCAGCACGTATCTTGATAGATATAATCAAATTTGTTGACAACTGATGGCTTCTTAACGAACCAAGGTATCCGAGAAGTGTCACCGCTATAATAGATTGTCTTGTCTTCAATCTCAAGGACGTATCCATATGATAAAATCTCCTCTACATGTTTTTGTGGAACTGCTACAATTTTGATATCTTTGTAGCCTTCAAATTTCATATCGATATTATTATCGAAGTTTCGAGGGTGGTAGTAATCTGTTGTACATCCAAAACGCTCTAGCACTTCTTTCACTTTAATATCGTAAGGAGAGTAAACCCAGATGTTCTTCTCACCCATATTACCCATATTAAAGTAGTTTTTCATAATAAGCGTTCCTAAAGAACCTATATGGTCGTCATGTGTATGCGTAACAAGAACCCGAATATTAGTAAACTCGTCCAGAAGACCAGAATCATCCAATCTACTAAATACATCATTACCACAATCGATTAGGATTAACTCCTTACCATAAACAAAGTACGCTGCGTTACATCCCTCAGAAGTATTAAAAGCACTGCCTCTACCAATAAACTTTAACATTCTACCAGTCCTTTCCAGTAATAGCTTTATGCGCGTAAGGAACTACTAGGAGAACTACTAAGACTATCGAGAAGATTCCCATACCTAATGACGTTCCTCTTAAACTCTCATCATCTAAACTAACTGCCATTTGCAATAAGATTACACCAAATACAGAAATGTACGCTGCTGCTAACGCTGTAGCTATACCTTGAAATATTTTCATCATAAGTTACCCCTTTCTAAACACTAACATTGCGAACAATATCGCGCCTACGTATAATATAATTGGACCTCCAATAACCACAGTTAGTACACCTAACCAGAAATCAGGAATAGTAAAGTTAATATCCATCATTCGCCCTCCTTTGGTGTGTAAGGGATTGTGATAATGTAGATACCATGTTTCTTCATAAATCTATCGGTAAACTCAGATGCTGCTACTTGGTCCTTAACCGTGTCTGAGTGATACCATAGTCTAAGAGCATTTAACGAATCATAGAGCTCATCTTGAGTATTAGTTAGTTCTTCCTTTAGCATATAGTTGTCATACTCTAGGTTGGCTATCTTATCGTGGCGTCTGCGGTGTTTCGCGATACGGTGCTTGTACCTCATCATCAATCCTCCCTAAACGCTTCATTAACTGCATATCGAAATCCAATCAATGTTCCCATACGTTCATCAGTATATCCGTATTCTGTTTGAACCTTATCCCAGTAATTTTCGTACTCTTCCTGAGTTGCGTTTTCACTTAACCAAATTAGCTTGTCCGCTTGCCATGGTTTCATTCTTGCTCCCCCTTTAACTCTGCTCGTAAGAACCATTTCATATCAGATACTGCTTGCTCTACTTTATCTAGCTCACCTAACATAGTTTGGATATCTTGTTCGGTGTATAGCTGCAACTCAGTTATAGATAACGCTTTATCAATTCCATTAATCTTACCTCTAATAAAATCATTCATTATTTACCCTCCTTAGCGATTGAGATTAATTCCGTGATTTCTGCAACAGGATTCTCTGTTTGAACGTACATGATACCACCTCCTTTAAAGTTCTGGTGAGCTACTTGTTTTCTTTGTTCTTCTTATACTTGATAACTACATGCCCTGTGATAGCTCCAAGCAAGCCATAGAATATTACTGTTAGTAGTGTAGGGAAGAAGTAAACGATGATATTTACTACCGTCAACCCTCCAATGATGGCTAAGATTCCTATAATAGCCTCTTTGACTCTATCGCTGTTCACCTTAGAACCTCCTCTCTTTAACCTACTTTCATCCTATCATACTATCTTTCTATTTGCAAGTACTTTTTTACATTTTTCCATCTCTCATATGTCTAGCCCACTGCCCTATCGTACCTCGCGGAACACCAGTTAGTAGACTAATATCCTTCTGCTTCATTTCTCCGGCACGTAGGAGCTCGATAGCGGTCTCTCTATCTCCCTTAGGACCTTTCGGTAGTCTATTAGACGGAACGGCTTTACCGCCATCTAGCATACGTCTAAGGTTACGTAATGCATCTGTCTCGATATTACCAATTGTATTCTTTGTAACTCTTAGCTCCTCCGCGATATCCATCTGCTTCTCGTTGTCAAAGTACAATCTAGAAATGATATACTTCTCTTTCGATGGTAGTCTATCAATTAAATCGCGTAGAGCCACTCTATCCTCCACCATCATCTCACCAGAAGAAATGATATCACCTAGCTTAGCGTCCGCTACGTTGTTACTTTTACCTGTGTTAACTTCTTCATCCATAGACATAGATTTGAATGCTGGTAACCACGCTAGAGCCTCCTGTAAGTCTTCCAATGAGCAACCAAGCTCGTCCATTAATTCTAGATTTGTTTTATGGGATATCTCCATCTTTCGTAGTTTTAAAATGATAGGCTCTAGTCTAGAAGGTAATTTGAACCCTTTGCTATCTCGCATGAAGTTCTTTAGTACACCTTTCATAGACGTCATAAGGAACGTAGATAGTTCAAACCCTCTGTTCGGGTCAAACGCGTTAACTACTTTAATGAAGCACTGTGACAGCTCCTGATATGCATCATCTTGGTTGTTTGGTGTAATCTTGTGGTTGTTAATTAGAGCCCACATCAATCGGTTGTACTTGGTAAGTAGTACTTCCATTGCTTCTTCGTTCCCACCCTTTGCTCGTAGGATTAATTCTCTGTGTTTAATCATCTGTAACTCCCCCTCGGTAACTTATAAATTAATAGTATCATAGGCTTGGACAAATTGCAACATTTTTTTACAAAATAAAAAGAGGGGAGAACCCCTCTTATCCTTGTTTTACTGTGAATCGGCTGCTCGCTCCGTGGTAGATTTTTGAGTCTTCGATACGGTCCTTAACTTCTTTCTTGAAGTTCTTCTCCTTCATAAGGTCACGTAGCTTAACCGCATCAATCTTAAGCGATACAACTTTGTTGAACTGATGTGTTGGTAAGATATTTTGGATTGCTCTTACATCGTAAGTTGTGTAGTTATTTGTAGAGCCTGTCTTAGTTGTCTCAGTCAGTGTTGCTGTGAATCCGTCTAGCCCTTCAACTTTATCTAATCCATGTAACTCCATGAAGTTCTGGATACGTTTCTTAATCTTTTCTTTCTTTGTCTTAGCTGCTGATTCTTCTTTAGCTGCTGCGCTGTAATCCTTGATAGCTCGTTTGATATCTAGAGGAACTTCTACTTCATGTTTGAATACCACATGTTCCGCTGTTACATCCTTCCAACCAGAAGTTATGAACTGATGAACCACATCATCAAGTGTAAACTCGTCATTGTAAACGTTCGTTGTTGGTTCTTTTGTTGGATGGTTTACATCTAAAGTCACTGTTACTGCTCCGTTACGGTTTACCTCTACAAACACTACCTCACCTGTTGCGATATTCTTTAACATTACCTTCTTATTCATATTAGTTCACTCCTCCATTTAATTTTGAATGTGCACCCTTTAATAGCTGTACTGCTAAATCATATTGGTAGATAGCAACCTCGGTAATCGCGTAATTCTTGGCTACCCTAGCTAGGTACTCTACCGTACGTTCGTCACCCTTTTGGTTCTCAAGCATACTCTTTCTTCGGCGGTTCTTTGCTCTCATTTCGCCTAACTCATACTCAATTACATCTAACCCCTTCATATCAATTTGCCCCTTTCAAAATGTTCAACGCTGCCTCTAGGTCTTGTATATCCATTTCTCTAGTTAATAAACCTTCGCGAACACTATTTGCGTGAGGATGGTCTTCATTATAACTCAACCATCTACGATTATCATTATTTAACCACACGAGACTATTGTACTCTGTTGTTAGGATTTTCTCCGCGTAGCTCATTTCTTCTTCACCACCACAGAGTCATATTCATCTTCATCAATGTCCAGTCTAACTACAACTGTTCTTCCCGACATATATACTTGTCCAGTTTCTGGTTCCGTGATAATCCCTGCACGAAGCTGCTCCCCTGCTTCTTTCATTGATTTAAGGTCCTCAATTATCTCTCTAGCAGTTTTTCCTGATGGTAATGTTGCTACAATAGCCTTAGGCTCGTCCGAAATAATAGCTCGACGACCTTGGTTAGGGTGAACTCCTTTCTCTGTACGACGGACAATAGCTCGCTCATCTAAGATATCGTATACAGTCTGGTAATTAATGTTGAAGTTCTTCGCGATAACTAGAACTGGAACCTCTCTGATGTACGCATCTGCGATGTCCTTCTTCTGTCGGTCTGTTAGCTCCAACATACGCTGCGCTGAGTCGCGTTTGTACGGTGCACGTCGTTTCTCAATCCCTTTACGACGTAAGATACGATAGACCTTACCTGCTGACAGCTTATGTGTTTTCATAATCTTAGTGACAGCTACGCCCTCTACATACTTACTTGCAACAATATCTTCTAGCTCTTCTGTTAACGGTTCCTCCGAACCCCACGATGCTGTGACTGCACCTTGGATTAATGTCTCTTTCTTTACATCTTTCTCCATATCAATTACTGCCATAATCGCTCTCCCCTTTTCGTAGTTCGTTATTGATTATATCAATAAAGCTCATATTAGTCAACCCTTAAAATTTTTCTACTGCATTACTCCAAGAAATAGTTAATCCAGCCATTACCTGTTTATCTCCATTATGCTTGTAAGAAGGTGTAACAGTATAACCTGCCTCGCGGAACTGTCTTGTTAGAATCATATATTGAGAGAAGTTATTGAATAGTACCATCGCGATAGAGCGTTCATCAATAAACTCCTTGTCCAATGTAAAGCTAAAGTAACCCTCAACAGCCTTCTTCTCAACTTCTTCCATTAAGAAACTAGTAATCTCCTGTTCACTAAAACCTTGCTGCTTTAACATGTTTGCTACAGATGTCTTGCGCATATCATACGCTCTGATAACACTGGTAAACTTTCGTTGACTTGGAATCTCTATACTTCTACTACCCAATTTCAATCTCCCCGCTTCCTTTGCAAGTTTCACATTCCCAGAATCTCATATCTCCCCAATCTAGTCCTACACCTTTACCATCACAGTTCCAACAACGTTCCGGCTCGAGTACGGGTTCTATTGTCACGACTGCGTGTTCCAGTGCACCTTCATTCTTGTAATCTTCAACTAGAGATTCAACATCATCTGCAATGTTCTCCTCAATTGTTTCTACTAACCCATCATCTAAACTATCAAAACGAACCTTTACTTTTAACTCAACTTCAAATGTATCCATTATTCCGCCTCCATTAATTCATTTTCTTCATACGCGAACTTAGCTTCTCGCGATAACGAGTATAGATAATGATTCTTCTTGTTTGGGTCTAGGCTGCGATACACATCTGTAATGTACGCTGTATCAACTTTACCATCCTCAGCTGACTTATATGAAACTACATCTCCCATTTGAAACTTATTAATCTCTTGAAGATGCGTAACATCATATACTTGCATTACAGGTAACATAGATAAGTCGTTTATACTAATATTATATACCTGCCAGAATGCATTGTCAAGAGAAGATTTCATAGTATCATAGCTAATCATTGTTACTTGATGACCTTTGACAGTCTGCATTTTAATCATTACATCTGCCTTTGTAAACTTCTCGAACTTACGGATGACTAACACATCACCATGTAAGAGTGCGTCTAGTTTGTCCTCCAATGTTTGTATCAGGTCGAAGTTTAGAATCTCCCATTTTCCACCAACTGCGATATCGTCGTAACTTACTGCCATTACTTATCCTCTCCCTTTCTAAGTTTAATTCTTTCTGGGTCCCATGAGACGAATATAGAGGTAGGGATGTCTTTACTACCATCGATGTGTTTGATAAGCCCATCAGTATACACATCAGTTCGATAACCTTTACTCTCAAACTCTTCTAGAACATACTTGAAAGTATTGTGTTCTACAAACATCTCGTACATAGGGTCTAGTGGGGATAGATTATGCGCTACAATCATAACCTCTGAACCGCCAACCTCCGCCGTTCTCCTAATCTTGTTGATAATGCACTCTCTCATCTTAGCTGCTTTTTCTAAGTCCTTCTTAACCTTGTTCACCTTAGTAATCGAGACCATCAACGCAGCCTCAGGAATGTCACCGTATTGCATCATACTAAATCCTCCAATTCCTCTAATACAGATACCTTGCTCCAGTCACCTGCGCTATGATACTTATCTTTTAAAATACTAACCTCATCTAAAAACTCACTGTAAGTGGCTCCGTCTGAGTAACACCAGTCCAGTACACCTTTTAACTCTAGTAAAACACTTGTCTTACTCCAATCCCCATACCCTGCATACTTGTCATACAACTTATCAATATCATCTTTAAAATTAAGCATTCGGCTTCTCTCCTTTAAACATTCTAGCTGCAAGTGATAATACTACGAAACCAATTGTGATACCGGAGTTCACTGCATTAAACTCACTAAAAGTGTAACCTAGCGCGATAGCTCCCATAAGCGCTGATGCTGTCTCTACTTCTCTAAGAATCTTATATCTCATTTTACTATTCCTCCTTGGATTAATGCGTTAATAGCGCGTCTCTCATGACTGTTCTTAACTCGTTGGTTTTCTGCTCTCTGTAAACCATAGCTTTTACCAAAACTAGCAATCTTCTTAAGATATCTTTCTTTAGACTCAGGAGCATACTCTTTAATCTTTTCAATGTCCTTGTGCATGTTATCTCCTCCTTAACTTGTTTTAATCTTAACATAGAAAAAGAGAACCGTCAACAGGTTCTCTAAAAGTTTTTCTATTAAATACCGAAGTTTTGCATTGCGTCCTTGATACGTCTATCCTCTTCAGTTAAATCTAGATTTTCATAGAATGCTTTCTCTGCTAATTCTAGGTCTGCGAATAAAGCATCATGCATTTCTTCTGGTACGTATTTCATAACTACTTCAGTTAATGCTGATTCCTTCGCTCTTACTTTGATAGACATCTCTTTTAATGCTGAGATTGATAGACCGCCTAACGCGTTGTTTGTAATCTTAGCTTTAACTTCCATTGCTTTGATTGCTAGAGGGATATCGATAATATCGAACTCTCGTAAACCAGCATACGCTTTAGAGATGACCTCGTCTAGGAACTCTACATCATTAAATACGTTATTCACTTTATCAACTGCACCGAAAGGCATTGCTGCTGCTTGTGATTCTTCATTAAACTCCTGTACTCTCTTATCACTAATGTACGTCACGTTATCCTTAGCTCGTTTGTCAAGTAATGAGATTAATGGTACGCCTTCTGTAATGGCTTCTTCACGTTTCTTTTTATAGTTAGTTAAAGAAGATTTACTAATTGTGAATCCTTGGTCCTCACAGAAAGCAATAATGTAATCGTAGGTTCTACCATCGTCTAGCATATTGTCGACCTTAGTTACTAGTTTCTTGTTATTGTATAATTGTACCAACACCGAACTCGCTTGTAATTTCTTTTTATCTTTACTCATTTTAATAGTCTCCTTCTGACCTTAATGGTCTACGTTTTTGGAATATCTTGCATGAATTGTATATGCTTAGAACACTGTAATGACAGGTGTCTTGCCTTCATTGTATAATATAGCAGATAGGTTACCTTGTTTGGAACATAAACGTAAATTATGTAAAAAGTACCACTATTTTGTTACGTATTTTAGGGAGCTACTACGTTTACGATATTGGACAAAATACAGGTCGTACAAGATAATCGTAAATAACGCGAACAAGACAAAATAAAAAGCCCCACTAGATAGTGAGACTTTCTCAACTTAAAACTTCTTGAATTTGAATGATTTTGACCATAAAATAAGGTTTGCTTGCCAAGTGCTGTGAACAATTAGTCCTCCAAACAATAACCCGAAGAATCCAATACATCCACCTACCCAGATACAATTATTGTCGTATCCATCTCGACTAAAAGGGTCTATGCTAATCATCAAACCTCGCTCCCATCTTCAGCATTCTGCAATCTAGGTCTGTAATCTTTTGTTCAGCGTCTGCAATACGTTTCATACGCTCTAATCTAGTCAAGTCATCTTGGTACTGAGAGAGAATAGCATGTAAATAGATAAGCTCATCGCTATTCTCTTTCATTTTATCTGCCAATGTGTTCTGCTCCCTTGCTTTCTTACCAATTGTTACTAGATGTTCCGCAATTGCTTGCTTACATCCTTTAATTTGTGTGTTAATATCCATGATTACACCTCGAAATATAGAGTGATTTCTGTGTTTAAGTCATCATTGTTCAGCTCAATGTACTTTTCATTAGTAACATCATCTGTTCCGATTACGATTACGTTAACACGTTCTAGGAACAACTCAGAAATGTTAAACATTGTGTCTTCAGACTCAACTTGATATCCTCCACCTGCTCGCTTACGAATAGACATCATTTCTGTACGAGGTTCCATAGTCATAATTCCCATAGGGCTGTCCATAAAGATTCCTGTGAATGCTTTACCTGTTACATTCTTGTTAGACAGTAAATCTAGTACTTTTCTAACATCTTGAATCGTTGGTTCTCCTGTAGAAAGTAACCCAAACACGCTGTTATAGTTAGAATCACCGATAACTAACGTAATTTCTTGGTCAATATTAAGTCCATCTACTGTATGCGTGTCCTTAATCTTAACCTCATAGACTTTAAACTTGTTAATCATGTGAGATTTGATAACAACATTAGGGTTTTCTAGTGATACAAACACATCAGCTGTAAATAAACTCATATGATTTGTGATTTTCTCTTCTAAATGAGGCTTATCAGTAAGTTCTCCCTCTGCAATATACCCCATAACATCGCCACGACCAGTGATTTCGAACATATTTAACGTCATTTCTAGTGCTGGGAAGTCATTATATGGTAATCGTAGGAAGAAACCTAGATTAATTTTGTTGCTATCAATGTGTGTTAGCTCTTTCATGTAGAAGCTGCGAGTAATAGGGTTCTTTGTGAAGTAGGCATTGGTATAATGGATACCAATAATCTTATACTCCGGCTGCATTAATAGGTTTTTTACTCTATCCAATTTAGTTACTTCTGTAATGATTTCGTTTGTCATGTGCAATCTCTCCCTTTGTCTTCTTGACGAATGTGGTATTCTTCGTATAAGCTTTACGTTCACCCGATTCCTTTAGTACCTTAGTCTTGTAAACTATCATAATACTGCGTCCTCGGAACGTTCTTTGTACCCTTATACTTACCTTACCAAGTGTCGTTGTACCTATTTTAACATAGTACACACTATCTAGGCAAGTTAAAGTTACCACTTCTCCGTTTCTTTTTGGTACTAGTCTGATAATGTCTATACTAGTTCCTGTATGCTTTGCTACTAGTTCAAGTGCATACTTCTCTTTAAGCTCTACATTGCGCTCTGTGACCTGTTTGAACTCTTCAATGAACTCTACTCTGTAATTACCAGATTCCTTCTTTAGTACGCCTTGCATAGCGTGACGTCCGTTGTCATTAAGCCCGTTCATCCCGCGAGAACCTACTCCACGGGAATGAGAACGAGCGTTAAAGTTAGGCTTCTTCAATTGTCTGCATATCCACATACGTTTTAATTTCTGAGTACTTAAAGTCCGTATAAGATTCAACTAAGTCTACCATTTTATCGTACTCCTCATCCCATCCTGTCATATCAGGTAATATTTGCATGTGATGTGTTATATGAGAATACATCATCATATCTCCTGCTACTCTAGCGATAAATTCACGGGAATATCCGTGAAAAGATAAGTCAACTTTATTTTTACACGTGTGACATACTATTGTATAGTTTGTACTCATATCATTCTCCTTCCGGAACACTATGGATGTCTACCAATGACGTGTCTACAGTTATTGTATCACATTCTTCGTTCATTATAATATACGCCTCTCCAGATATGAAAGTAGAGCACGGTACCCGTCCAACAATGTAGAAAGGTATTTCTGGACGAAACTCGACTACTACACCATCGCTATCAGTTCTGTAACTAAAGTCGATATCTGATACACCTTTATATAGGTCTTTCTTCGTTATTGTTCTCATTAAAACTCCTCCTTACATTGGTCACATTCTTCTTTTGTAAACACACGCTGCATGATTAATGTTTGGTCTGGGAAGTTTTGCCACATCTCATTAGCATGTTTTGGGCATAGGTGCTGATACTGCTTCAACTCTAATTTCTTTTCTTCTACAAGTTTAATAGATACGGTAATTGCTTCCTTACCATCAAAGATTACTACAGCTTTACCCCCGTTGTAGTCTTCGGTTTCAAACTCATGAAGGATAGCTACTTCTGTACCCTCCGGCATATATGCTGCTGGTAAGTTTCTTGAGTCTGTTAATTTAATATGTGTGTTTAAGATATGTGTCTTCTTCATTAGAACGCCTCCGTTGAGCAAATGATTACAGGTGATTTGACAGCCATGCGAGGAATAGCGTACCAGAAAGGAACTCGGAAGTACTTGGTATTGTACACTTCTGTTAATTCGAAGTTGAATAGTTTATAGTCCTCTAAAGGAACGTCATTCACATCAAATAACATTGTATCTGTTAATGGTACCTCTACAACAGGTTCTTCGTCTAAGTCTGAAGAGGATATACCTGTCTCGTCAACGTAGAAATCAATAGCTTCTTGGATATCTCGAGCTGATACATGGTCACAATCGTTCATCTTGTATACACGGAACATACGAGTATCTGTAAATTCGTTATCGTCTACCAGCCTCATATTAACTGCTTTAAGCTGCTCTTTTAACACATCAACTTTAATGTAGTTATATGCGTAACCTGTTTTATATTCGAAGTTGTTATATACCTCAACCATTAACGTGTCATCTGAACCACATCCACCTACTGTAACTGCATGCTTACGTTCTGTCATATCAGTTTTCCTCCTTAGAACTTATACGCCCAGATTCTGTACCATTTAAATTGATTTCTTTTAATTCACCATCAATAGGAATAAAGTTTCTAGTGAATAGCACTTTTTGCTCTTTTACATACTCCAGCATAAAATTTGTAATCGACATATTATTGTACTTAGCTAAATCTTTGATAACCGCTGATGAATTTTTAAATGATGTCGCCCCTACGCCGATATCTAGGTACTCGAACAGGTCAACAAACCAAGAATTTAAGATTGCTTCATCGTCGTCATCTAACTCATCCTCAATCCAACAGAGCATATCTTTTCCGTTAACTGTCGCTGTTTGTGTTGGTACTCCTAAGTTACTTCCGTAAGGGTTCTTCCATCCCGCGTCTTGCCAGTTACTATCATCAACACAAATATCGTTTACTAGTTTGCTATAATCTGCTGGAGTTAAAGATGCGACTCCGATTCCCATTAACGTATTCTCTAATTTAAGATGTGTTACTGGTGTGATACCTAATCGTTTAAATTGCTCCCCAATCTCCCCTATTGTAAATACCTCTACTTGTCCTACTTGTAATGAATCTGTCATTTTGTTTTCTCCTCCCATTTCTTAAGTTTTTGATTGAACACTGCGTTGAACTCACTATCTGTTACCTTAAGTCGATGTAACATAGACTCGATGACCATAGTTGCATCAACTAGTTCTTCGATTACATCCGCCACATCTTTCGCTTTGTACGCACTACCTTGTGACTTCTCAACAGACAAAACAGCTTGAGCTACCTCTCCAGTCTCTTCTGCTAGTTTAAGTGCCATTTCTGTCAATGTCTTAGTATTCTTGCTGCAAAGCTCGTCCAACTTATCTCTATCAAGTGTAATTGCAAACATGTTATCTCCTCCTTAACTAACTTCATTCTATCATACTATCTTTTGTTTGTCTACTACTTTATTACAAAACTCCAGATATTTTCAAAACTATTAGTAGTAGAATCGCTATGGGAAATCCTACAAGAACCATAACCATACATTTCATCATCTCTAGCATAGCCATTTTCTGTCTTCGTTCTAGTTCGTACTCCCTTTCATCCTTAAACATAAGCCCCTCCTATTGGAAATAATATTTATTTAACGTCTTCTCTGGGTGCATCTTGCCATTGATATACATATTACATAGTAAATGTTTAGCTCTATCTGGTCCTAATCGTTCTACAATGTGTGATGCAATCTGACTCTTCTTCATACGAGAACTAACCCCTGACTGTACAAGTAGTCCGTTCATACCGATTGCTCCTCGGCTGTCTGCGGAGCCTACCTTAGCCCCATCATCTGATAGAGTTGATACTTGTCGTTTAAATGAACCCGCAATGTTAATTAGCTCCTCTTTCCAGAACAGTGAGTTAAACGCTGCTTTTACATCATGTTTAGGTGACGGATAAGCTTCGCTATACATACCAAGAATGCCTTCACCGCGGAACTCTGTGTAAGCAATAATGCCTACTCCGTAATGCTTGTACTCTTTAATAATAGCTTCCACCTTCTCAACATGCTTGTCCTCGCATACAACGTAAACTAAATCACAAATCTTACTATATGCTCTAAGCTGCTTGTTAAGGCGTGTAGTTGTATCTCTGGACGTCTTAATCTCAATGCCTATTAGTTTACCATCACTACGAAAAATAAGCAAGTCTGCAATTACAGAATTTATATCAATACCTTTCTCACTAAGGACAACGGACTTCATATCTTTAAAAGGGAGAAACAGCCGCTTATTATTAAGTATCAGCTGTTTTACGTCATCCTCATAGAATGATTGTTTACCCAATATAAATACCCTCCCCGTCCATATATCTAGTTAACTTGTAAAGTGCATCAGTATAACCGTCTGCTTGAATGTGATACCCTTTATCTACATCCGCTGCTTTAATGAAGTACTCCATATACTGCCACTCAACATCTAACCATCCGTTACGCTTCTTAATCTCATAAGGGTAAATCTTAACCTTCACAAACTCACCACGTACAAGGATTTCGGAGTCTATGATTTCCCCAGTCCAGTTCTTTCGGTAATATCTCTTATTCTTAAAAAAGTTGAACATACTATCTCTCCTTACATTTTAGGTCGTATTGTAGTTCTGCGATAATGTAAGCTATTGCCTCTTTTCTGCTCATTCCCGAGTTATCAATAAATTCTTGTATAATATGGTCAAATAGGACCTTCTTTTGCCACGGTCTTAGTTCCTCACTCATAACTTTGCTCCAATCAGAATATTATAGTCGTCCTGTTGTCGTTCTAAGAGCATTAGCTCCTCTTCCTTCTGCTGAACTAACGTGCCGTAGTGAACTACTGAGTTCCAGTAACTCCGTCGAGCTGCATCGATGATAGCATTACGCATATGTTTGATGTCTTTCTTAACCAGCTCAATTGTAGTCGTATTGTCTGGTATCCCGATAATCTCATGCTTCCAATCATTCATAAAAGTGGTACGCTTTTCTGAGCTCATTTAATCTCGCCTCCTCAGTTCTAATTCCACCTAATGCATGCCAAAGTCCTTGATTACTAGCTGTAATAGCCATCATATTTAAGGTTTGTAGTTTCTGTTTAATCTCGTAAAGCTCGTTAAAACTAACTTTGATAAACTCGTTTGGGTCTGTTTGTTTTATTACATTAGCCACGTCGCACCCCCATATCTTTTTCTAGACTTCTAACTCTAATTTCTGCTTCAATATCTCTAGCAAACTCGATTAACTTATAAACTGTAGTCCAGAAACTATTACGTACAGCTCTTTGAATGTCATCCTTCACATACTCTAGCGTATCATATAGTTTATCTGTAGACTCTCCCTCTATTTCGAATTCGCTGTACTCTATCATTTACCATCAACCTCCTCTAATGATTTATCTAAAATCTCGTAGTAACGTGATAACGGATTTGATACCTGCTCATTACTGTGTTCTAGGTCATAGAAGTCTGAGATGAATTCTCCCTGCTGCATTGATAAAGCTTGTACAATGTTCTTCACGCCTACAGAAAACTCGTTAAACCAGTGTACATCATCTAAGTGGATGAATACCCCTGTATAGTCTCCTCGGACCATAACCATCTCACCACCACGCGGCTTAAGAACATCAGGTTCACGTTCAAAGAACCCTTGCCCTCTACGACCAGATAGTGTAGATACTCCGTTCACAATCGGACATACAAATAACGGGTCATCAATTACCCACTGTTTTCTATACTTAGGTGGCATCTTACTGTTAGCCCACGCACCTAATGTTGTATTAATGCTAAATGGGTTCATACGCTCGCTCTTAGCTGTTGCTTTCTTTTTAGGGATAATACCCTTTGGATGTGGCGTATGCGCTCTAAAGACGATTGCGTACATTGTACCGTCATGTTCTTTTACAAGGTCTACGATGTAATGTGGTTCACCACCTACACTAATAGCTCCTTGTTTTGTATAACGTAAATACTTATTTGACAAATGCGGCATTGCATTCTCGATAACACCTGTCATTTAATTACCCCCAATTCAATATTAAATCTGATAATTTGTATCTATTGTCTCTGTTGAACCTAACCTGATAGCCCATTGACTCGTAACGTTCACGTAAAACATTTCTAAGAATTCTATCGTGACAGCAGTTGAATAACCCTTCACAATTTTTCATTTGGTCTTGTGTAATCTTGAGCTCGTTCTTACCATTCTCAGCTGCGTTCTTTATTAAATATTCTAAATGTGAATCTACGTCACATAAGTTAATATTCTTCTCATCAAGGCGAGATTCTATCGTTATCTCTTTAGCTGCCTCCGCCCTAATCATTCTGTTTCCTCACTATCTGCAATGAAATTCTGTAAGTCTTTAATTAATAGTTTAGCTGCTTCAACGTCTAGATTGACTGAAGGCGGGTTCCCTGCCTCATCTGAAGGCGTGTAGTGCATTTCAATATTGAATAGATACTTAAGGTTATAGTCGATTGCTGGACCTACCTCAATGTAGTCGTCGCTATCACTAGCACAATGCAATCTACGATATAATCTATCCTCGTTCTCTACAAAATAACCTGTTTTAACTTCACTCATATTATCTCCCCCTTAATTAGTATATTAACAATATAGCACACTATTATAAAAAAGTCAACAAAAAAGAGAGACTTTTTAAGCCTCTCCTCCCATCTTTTTAATATCACGTTTTAAACTCTCTTTAAATTTCTTCTCATTCTTCTTAACTACGATTGCCCAGTACCCATAAGCGGTGTAGTGAGCTACTATGTTTTTAATAAAGAATAACGAGATACCAAACGCCATAGCTGTTAGGTAGTATATTTCGATAAAGTTGAAGTAGACTTGTGTGTAGAAGAAAGCAAACACAATCTCAGCTAATAACGTTAAGGTAAACCCTAATATAACCGTACCGTATAATGGTTTCTCTCCCTTTTTCACAATCTCTTTAAACTGCGCAAGGACTCCTAGTAGTTTTAAACCATAGTTAACGCCAATACTAGCTGCGATAATACATAACGCTAAGTCAATCATTTCCATTCGTATGTCTCCTCATGCTTTACGACGTACTCTAGATGAGCAAACTTATTACCTGTAGAGCGTAATAATTCATCGATTAATGCTCTAGATGGTTTATACTTGAACGGGATACCCTGATACACATTTGACGATTTGTTGTATGCATCTCTATCAGTATACAACTTTAACATAAAGCTTAATGCCATAGAACCAGAACCAACCATAGCGGTACTATGTGTGTTTTGTACCTTACTTAAATCATGTTTGATAGCTTCCTTTAGACCATACTCTTTACCTTCTTCATCTTTCCACACATCTTTATAACAAACTAATTCTTTAGCCATGTTATTCCCTCCTAAGGGAGCCAGCTTACGCCAGCTCTCCGTTTTCTCCAAACATTAATGATACAATCTCACGTGTCTGCTTGCCTCGGTACAATACGATTGCTTGCTGCGATGGCATAGTAGCTGGTAGTTGTAGGGAGCTACTAAAATCATTCTCTCCTACTGGTGAGCTAATCTGCACATGCATACGACCGAATGACTCCTGCACTACATTGAAGAAGTGTAAGTGACCAGATAGTAATAGTGTGATAGTTTGTCCATCTTTCATGAATGCTGGAATCTTCTCTTTTGCCTTAGGCATTTTGTCTCCGTGAACACCTACTACACGATGACCAGCTACCTCGATATCAAAGATATCATTCTTACCACGGTTGTCCGTTAACGTTACGTTAGGTAACTGTCCTAATGACTCTTGAACAGTGAATAACGTGTCAAGAATGATATACTCGACGTTATTGTTTGCTAGGTTGTCATTCTTATTTTGGAAGAATCGTGAATGATTACCTGTTACCATGCTAAACGTGACTGGTACATCTGTAGATAGCTCTTGCAGCATGTCAATAAATAGTCTAATAGATTTACTAATCTGCGCTGCCATATGGAACTCTAAATCGAATGACTGTGTATTACGCATCACTTGGTTCTCGATTACATCCCCTAAGAATACTACATGGACCTCTTCGAAGTTACGTTCTGTAATCTGGTCTTTTGCCCAGCCTACTGTGTCTGATACGGATTTCTGTAGGCGTTTAAAGTTAAAGTCTCCAGTTCGGCTACCAAACGTCTCTAGACCAACATGCCAGTCAGAGAACGCCACGATAAGTGCCTTAGAATTATCCTCATGGACTTCTACATCGGTACGTTCGATATATTTGGGTGAAGGTAATCCTTTTAGTTCTTCCACGACTGTTTTCTTAACTTCGTCCATTAAGATTTTAAGGGCGGTTCCTTCACGCTGTACTTTCTTGTACTCTCGTAGGAACTCTGTCTTCTTTTGTTGTTCCATGATGTGAGGCGTTACCATAGAGAATACATTCTCTTCTGTTACTGGTTCCTCTCCACCAATAGGTGAAATGTCATCAATAGTTACATCACCATTCATTGCTGATGTATATAACTTTGCAAGGTAGTCACTCTCATTGATATCGTTAATACAGAAGTTTAAATCCTCTTTAGATACCTTATCTCGACCTAGCCCAGTTAGAAGCTTGTTTACAAGTGTGCGGTCGATTACCCCTTTCTCACGCTTGCTGTACCCCATTAGTACTGTAATCACATCTGTGAATAGTTCAATCTTCTTCATTAACTAACACTCCTCGTTTTGTAATTTCCTCTTCTACTGCCATGTAACATTGAAAGAAATGGTTTTTATTAATCGCCCACGGAGAGTTATCGTTAAACGCTCGAAGGTAATGTTGTCTAAGTTCAATCAACTCATCGTCTGTTTCTTCTTCAAACATCTACTCACCACTTTCCGCCATAGCTTTAATCGCTGATGCAATGACTGCTGATGTTCCTGTAGGTAAGAACATTGTCCCTACGAAACCAGAACCCGTAGTACCATCTTTCATATTCGTAGCTTCAAAGAATTGTTCAACTGTAACCCCTTTTGTACGTACCTGTACCATATCAGAGCCTCGTGTTGTGCTTACAACTAATGCTACGCCGTTATCACTACCAATATCCTTTAAGTTTCGGTGAGCTACTTCGTTTGCCCAATCCTCTGCATACACCGTACCTACTTGTACAGGTTCACCATTTACGTTAATCATAACCCACTTCGTCTGCTGTCGTTTCTTCTCCACGAAGTCTGACTGCTGTTTAAGTTGGCTCTTGATAACTGGTAGGTTCTCTTTCATAATCTCTTGTAACGGCTTGTCCTTTAACACTGCTGTGATATTACGTCCGAAAGCTCGGTACAGCGCCATAAGGATTTTAACACTGTTATTTGTATCAACGTCTTTCCATTGTTGATACTTAATACTAGCATGAATCACACTCATATCGTTTTTAGAGTTATCCTTAACGTTTTTAAATGTTGTCATCTCACTAGTTAATAACAATGTTCTTAGGAAAACGATAGGCGGGAAGTCTGCACTTACTACAGAGCGCCCTACGCTAACTTTACTTCCATAAGTGTTAACGTGTATGAAGTCACTAAAAGGATTGTTCAGCGGCTCTACAGCCTTCTTAAAATCGTCGTTATCGTAGATTGGTAGACCGATAACAATAACCTTACTCACTAACTGCGCTTGTGTACCTAACGCGTGGATATCAAGCTTGTCCACAAATTCTACATCAACTTCGTAATCCGGCAGCATACGCTTAATTACCGGAAGTGTAATTGTATTCATGAAGTTATCTTTCATGTACAACTTCACTATTTCTTTTTCCATTAATATCCCCATCCTTCATATACGTTATCTTTAAGTGTGTGTCGGTGTTCTCGTGTATACACATCGAGATATCTTACAAATCTTAATACGCCATCTTCAATTGTGTACTGCTTTTCAATATCCCACTCTTCATAGTGCTCATACATATAAATCACTTTCTCTGCGATTACCGTTAATACGGTATGCATAAAACACTGTATTTCTCCATCATAATTCTTAATTGAGAATATCATTTCCCATTCTCTTGTATCACTATTAAAGTTATTTACGTTGTACTCGCCCCATTCGTCAGGCATGTAAGATACTGACCAGTGAGGTACTTGGTCTCCTCTACTCTTGTTGGCTATATCTTCTACGAAAGGGTAGATATCAGCTATTTCATCCCAATCCCCTCCACAACTTATAAACTCCGCTAACTCTTCGTATTCTTCTTTCACGACAATCTTAGCTCGTAAACCTGTGTACATACCCATGTTATCCCTCCTCTTTTATTCTACTAAACTATCATAACACACTATCGGATATTTGTCAAGCTTTCTGGTAAAATAATTTCTTCTACATTTTCCAGAGTGAAGAACTCTTGGTTATTCTTCGTTTTCTCTAACCACTTGTGGAATGTCTCAGTTAACATGTTAGTAAGGTCATCTCGCTCTTCTTGCTTAACGTAGTCTAACCACCCGTGTGCTACTTCACCTAATTCCTCTGTCGTTGTATCTATTGCGTGGTCCATAGCTGAGTCCCCGTCAATGTGCGGAATGAACTGGATTGCTTTACCTACGTAATACTTGTCCCATCCCATTTCTAGTGCATGTTTCTGTCCTTCTTCGATTGCTTCATCTCTAGTCATAAACATATCTTCTGTCCAGATATCGTCAGCTGTACGATTGAATGTCCATTCGCGACGAGGGTTACAAAACTCGCAGTCTTGCCAACTAGTACGAACGCTAACAATCTCATCCTCAATTCCTGCTACCACGTGTTGTACTCTTCCTAAGTCTACGCATTTCTTGCAATAATGTCTCATTGTTTCTCCTCCTTGTTTACGGCAATAAAAAAAGTAGATACCGTTTATAGTATCTACTTTACACTACTCTATTAAATTTGTCAACTATTATTTTTAAGGAGTTACTGGTGCTGCCTCAAAAGTTGTTTCTTCGATACGGAAGTCGTTAACTCCAAGAGATAATGTGCTGTCCGCGAAGTCTAAGAATGCTAGAACCATTTGCTTGTCCACATCAGCAGGTTTTACATTCTCGTATTTGTTGAATCCAGTACCGTGATAACCATCTCGGTATACTGGGTAGTTTTGACCTACATGATACACGATAGAAGTACCATCAACGTATACGACTGGTTCTTTGTCCTTAAACTTTAATGCTTGAGCTTGATGGTCAATATAAGCTGGTAAGATTGATTTCTTTCCGCCTACTGTCTTAACTCGGAAGACTAATTGACCTTGTGCTAAGGAGTTAGTATCTCCGATTGATGGTAAGTAACCTTCGCTGCGTACATGTGCGAATAGCGTATCACCTTCTGCTAATTTTGCTGTTGGGTTTTTTAAGAAATCTGACACTTTGATAACTGCCATTATTTTACCTCTCCTTTGTCTAGTTCAATTTGTTTAGCTGCATGCTCTCGTAATCGAGCTTTCTTCGTAATTGCGTTGTTCTTCCAAGCCATATGACTAGCTGAACCGAATAACAGGATTGCAGATACAATATCATATGCTACACCTTGGTCAATCTCTAATCCTAACTCGTGACCACACATACGAGCGATAGCATTAATTAACGCAACACCGAAAACGATGAAACGAACAATCGTGCCAGCGCTAATTGCAGGTGCCTCCTCAGGTACAAATACTTCATGTTTATTTTCCATTTATATCATCCTCACTTTCTACTATCTAATATAGCGCTTAGTGTAGTTCAACGTGAGATACAAGTTTGTCAATATGGTATACCTTAGCCACAATATCAGCCTTTGTAACAATCTCATAATACTTGCCTAAGTCCGCGTATCCTGTCCCTACAATAGGGTATTGTACTTGGTCATAAGCAAGGTATCCGATAATGTAGTGTGTTGGTACCTCATCCTCTTCTTCGTCTGGAATTAGTTTAATAGACTTCACATCAGCGGAGCCGTTATATGCATCAATAGCATCTTCGATTACATCCTTAAACTCTGCTTCTGTCCAGTTGTCTACATCGAACCATATATCTACTTCTACACGTGCTTTCATCGGTTTCTCTCCCTTATCATTTCATGTAGTCTAGTTCTTAATAGCTCTTTTAAGTCCGCTAGCTTCTCCTCTATCAACAGTGCAGGTACTGCACCATCTCTAGCATACTTAGCTACGAGAATCTTTGTGATATAACTATCTGTATTCTCTCGGACTAATAGTGTTAAGATATCTCTATCAATCTCATCAAGCTTAACGCCGTACAATGCAGCTTCTAATACTTCCATCTCTTCTAGTAAAGAATCCATAGACTCATTCATTTCTATTAAATCTGTTACATCGAAGTCATGCTTAGTAGTGAAGACTCGGCTCTTGTCTCGATAGTTATTCTTGATAAAGCTATTCTTCACACGGAGCTTAAGTTTGTTATCTACATAGAACGGGAAATCTACCGGACCATTAATATCATACTCTTTCACTAGTCGTAAGAACTGTTCGGAAATGTAGGACATTAACTCAGCCCTAGTAGCCTCATCTGGGATGTACCCTTTGTACTTATTGTACACTGATACTCTCAGATTCTTGTATTGGTGGAACAGCTGCTCAGGGTCACGTGAGAATACCCCGTTAGTCTCCTCGACATTCTTAAGGAAACCCGCACCATTTAAAATCTTATTTGCTTCTTTTTCTAGGTCTCTACTCATCTTCCTCACTACCCATCCACATAATAGGTTGTTTAGGGGTGAAATATGACTCCCCTGTTTTTACAAGAACCCAACTATCGTCCTTACGATATTCATCGATATTGTGCAGTCGGTCTTGTAATCTCTCAATCTGTACTTCTATATCGTACTCCATTCTGTCCAAGAAATTACGACCATTATTGTCAATAACATTTAATCCTCCACGTACCCCGCAGTCAACGCATACTTCTTTTCTAGAAGCAAGTTCTTCGTTAGGTGTCAATCTTCTGTCACAGATACCACAACGTTTAGAAACCATCCGGCAACATTCCTTTCGATATTGTTTTTACACCCGTCTTCTTACACAAGATATCTGAGTAATGGATTGTTTGAGGAATCTTAACTACTTCCCCGTCTATTAATCCTTCAGCGTATCCTGTAGCCCATCTATTGTACGCTTTTGTAAGATGCATAACAGATGTTTGAACAGCGTAAGCTGTCTTTACTTCTACTATAACAGGTAGTTTCTTAGAAATCAAGTTTTCCATCTCTTCTTTTACAACTGCATATGAAGTTGGGGCTTCATAGGGTGTGACTTCTAAGCGCTCCCGATAAGTTTCTAGTAGTTCTGTTACTAAATCTATATTTGATGCCTTCGTTACTTTCATTCTACCCCTCCTTAAAAAGTAAGAGAGAGGAACCCCTCTCTCTATAAGTCTAGTACGTTGTTCAATTGTTCAGAGTCGATTTCAATATCGTCATCGTCGTCGTCGTCTTCCTCTGCGCCCTCTTCCGGTGTGATATCGCTGATATCGTAAATAGGGTCAATCCAATTGTCTAGCGTTAATACCGAGTTCTTAAGAGCTGGATAAACTTCACCACGACTACCAAACTCTTCCCAGATTAATCGATTTAAAATCTCCGCTCGTACTTTGTTACCTTCTTCATCATCTCGCAACCATTCTAGGAATCTAGCTGTCTGCATCTTATGCTCAGTTCCCTTAAGGTCAACATAGACATAACTTTGACCAGACTGTTTCGCGATACCTGCGTCGATACCTTGGTGAACCATATTGTATTCGTAATCGAATCCAGTATCAGCGATTAAGTAGATATCCTCTTCCTGCATTGGACGAGCTACTTTATTTTTACGAGTACGGATACCAGCTGTATGACCGATACGCTCTTCTTTACCTTTGATAGTCTTCTTGATTGCTTTCTTCTGTTTAACTTCCCAACGTTGAGTCATAGCATGCTCCCACGCTTTTCCTCCTGTAACTTTGTATTGTTTTACAAAGCTCATACCGCCGATGTCGTCACGTACTTGGTTAATACCTACGAAGATTGCTTTTGACTCTGCTAGTAAAGGTGCTACTTTCGTACAAAGCTGCGTTAATGCGTTAGCTTTAGCACCAACATCTTTCTCGCCGAAGTCTTTATCGTATTGAACGATTGAAGGGGTTTGTCCAATAGAGTCCCAGATATAGATAATAGGACGATTAGGTGCCTTCTCTTCGAATGTTTTAAGTGTTTTTGCTACTGTCTTACCAACTTCCTCTACAGTAAGCGGTCGTCCTAGTTTAGCGTTAGGTTCTTTAATGATGATTTTTCTTGTGTCAATACCTAGATTAGTAAGACGGTCTTTATCACTTGTACCCTCTACATCGATTAGAACAACAATACATCCTAATTTCTGAGCTACACGCATAATGTGATGGGTCATTGTTGATTTACCACCAGATGGGATACCTGCAATCTCAATCATACGACCGAAGGGTAATCCTCCACCGAGAGCTCGGTCTAATCGAGGGAAGAATGTTGGTAACCAATCTTTTACTTCTGCAAATCCAGAGTCCTGTAAGAGTACTAGACCTTCACTTTCATCAACTAATTCACTCATGTCGAAGTCTGCCGATAAGTCTAACACTGGACCTTTTGCTTGTTTCTTTTTAGCCATTTAATTTCCTCCTAGTTGTGTATTTCCTCCGAAGAGGAGAGTAGGTGTTACCCTACTCTTACAGACCTTCCTCAGCAATTAATGCATCGATATCGACAGCATCTAGATTGTCAAGGTCTAGTTCTGTATCACCACCAAGAGGTGAGTCTAAGTCAACGCCTTCTAAGTCATCGACTTTTGTTTCTGCAACTGTAGTAACTGCTGCTGGTTGAGTAGCTGGTTGTGTTTTCGCTACAGTTGTTTGTGCTGTATTAGCATAAGGGTTTGTAGCTGGTGCAGTGTTTGCTGGTTGGTTAGTAGTAGCAGGTGCTGATTGACCACCTTCTTTAGTTACATTTGAATCAGGGTCGTTACTATTTTTCCCTTCCATAACATCTGCAAAGCGTTGTACCCAGTTAAGACCGTTTTCTAATAACTCAGTCGCACGTGCGTGGAATGCTAAGTCTTCTAATTCTGCTTGCCATCCTTCGCCTAATGGAGGTAGCTGGTTTTGGTAAACTGTAACAGGCGCTTCCATTTGACCTTGTTTAGGTTTTTGGATTGAGATTGGTGAACCACAGTTAGGGTCTAAGAATGATAGTTGACGTCCAGCAGCTAAACGCTTGTCCGTTAAAGCAGCATTGATAGTTTTCATCGCTGAGTGAGGTACATCGAATAGTCGAACTACTAATTTACCTTTCTCATCTCGCTCTTGATATTGAGAACCATCTGGAGCTTCAATTACTTTAACACAGTTGACTGTGAAGAATTGTTTAGGCTTTTGTTGTCCGCCGAACGGAGTAGGAATCATACCTTTCTCTGTCCACTCATCAATCTTAGCGTCTAAGAATAATCCGCCATCTTTCTTACCTGTTAAAGTGAAAGTATTAGATAGTTTCTTTTGGTTCTTAGTTGTTGCTTGTAAGAAGATTTTACGGCAGTGCTCAGCAAATTTACCAAATAAGTCAGCTGATGGTAAGATTTGAATGAATACTTCCGGCTCCTCCTTACTTAAGAATAAACGTTTGTGCTTAGCTGTAGGATAAACAACCTTAGGATTGTTACCTCCGTTACCAGAGCCTCCACGTCCACCTCCAGAACCTTCTAATTCCTTACGTTGTTGTTCAATAATATCGGCAAAGTTTACCATTATTCATTTCTCCCTTGTTTTATAATTTTTGGTTTTTTACGTCCACTATGGGACAGCTGTTTAAAAGGGCGTAGCTACCTTTTGGTTTCTCTGTGTACCTCTACCCTCCTTACACTAGTAGTCTAGCAATTCCTTGCTACTCTTTCTATATACCAGAAACTATTAAAAAAGGTAACTACATTGTGATATTTTTTAAAAATATTTTACTAGTTATCTAGGTCCCACTTTAAACTAGGTGTATGCCATACAACAATATGCGCAATAGCTTCTTCTGCCTCTTCCTTTGTATACTCATCTGCCTCATACATATGAATTACGCGTTGAATTTCATTCATCATTTTTTATCACCACTCGTTCTTAATTTGATATCTGGGATAATCTCTTCTGGACGGAATGTTACTTTATAGTGATATGCATCCTCATACTTAGCATCTGTCTGCTCGATAAAGTAACTTACGTTATCACTTAAACCTAAGTAATGCTTCTTATACGTGTTGTCTTTTGTCTTACATGTTACAGTCACCTTCTTAGCATCTGATGCGTCCATAGCACATAAGCCCTCGATAGATAATAGGTACTTGTCCGTAATCCCATTAAAGAATACTACTCGACGTTGTACTTCGAAGTTATCTGCTGATTCTGATAGATTTTTAGAGACAGTGTCTGCTTCATTTGAACATCCTACTAAACCTACAATCGCCATTAATCCCATTAAACCTGCAATAATTTTCTTTTTCATATTATTTCCCTCCTAATTTTGGTAATACTCCGTGACCACCACAGTTATCGCAAACAGCGTCGTACCCTGTACCATATCCAGAGAACCCGCCACCACCACATGTAAGACAGTCTTCTACGTCTACATCGTACTTAATCTTAGAACTCTCTGGGTCCGAAAATAATAAAGCTAGTTCATTGGATACTTGCTGTGCTGCGGCATTCCATCGTCTTTTCCGTTCTTTCTCGATATCACATTCTGGTTTAGGTCTACCGTCCCGCTCATAGTTACACTTGTCACATGAAGGGGATAATTCTCCCCATTCACATATACAAGGACAGTTCCATGCACCCTTATCAAACGTACCTCTATTGCTCGTATACGCTCCGTCGTAAGTGCTCATTCTGTTTCGCCTCCAATTTCGGAATCACTAATTTTTCTAAAAACATCTCACATAGCTGTATATCCGTCATGTCTGGGAAACACCCATCTTGTTTCGCTTCTTGAGCTAATCGATACGCATATCCATAATAAAAGAATACCTTCTGCTCGGATGTCATCTTTTCTCTAATTGTCACTTCTAAATACACTCCCTGCTCTATGTCCGTATTGTCCTTCGTTTGCTAATTGCTTACCGATAGACTGCAACATGTTACTACGCTGTTCAAAAGCCTTTACAATGCGCGATGTACGACCTAGTATCTGTTCGAACTCGATTACACGTTTACGCTGTTTGTCGTAGTCTGTGGTCTGTTTAATGTAAGCCTCTACACTATCCTTTGTAGGTTTTTCGCCAATGCTTTTCATATGTGCTCGAGCTTGTGCATCTAACCGTGATACAATCTGCTCTAATTGAAGTTCCTGTCGTTCTAATAGATAGCGAACCTTCTCATGCAAACCTGCCCAGTATACATACTTTACTGGTTGATTTAACATCTCTTCTTGTAGATTGACAGGGTTAATTTTTAGTTCTTCTCTTAAATCAAATGATTCTATTAAACCGTTTGTATCCTTAATCGTAATCTCGTCAAAATCAAGGAAGTCTACTGGGATGTTCATATTATTCCACCTCGTCAATATCTACGTAGTCTTGATTTAGTCTATAGTCTAGACTAAGCGCTAACGGTCCGTCTTTCTTTGTTGGAACGAAATCGAAATGAGTTAAGAAGTCATTCATATAAATCCAGTACATTTGTTTCTTAGACTGACGGTCATAGAATTCGATACGGAATGATTCATTATCCTCTTCCACAATGGTGTCTACTTTCGTATCGAATCCTCCATCTCTAGCATTCTCATAACCATGCCATAGAGTTATATTCGTGTATGCTACGTGATTTTCTAATAACTCTTGTAAAATAACACGCTGTTGTCGATACACATTACCTTCTTCTTCTAGATTAGCTCTAAGTCTAGCAATTGGTTTATCTGTAACAAGATTGAACTTCTCTAGCGCTTGCTGAACTGTCATCAACACATGTGAACCATCCGCAGCTTCTACTACTCTAGCTCTATGCGCTTCATGTAAATCGCAATCTAAGGACTTAGCAATATCCGAGTACAGCGTACTTGCCCAATCAGATTTCTCAAGGAGAATCTCCTTATATAATTCTCCTTTTGCAAAGTACGCGTTTGTTTCACCGATATACTTTAACATTCTTCTTCCTCCGTTTCTTCGTCGTCATGCATGTACCAAAGGTCACAGTCCTCCGGAAGTACTTCCCTTGTCATAACAAATACACCTTTACTAATCTTTTTATCTACTATATCTTTATGCTTGTACATACAATCCGGACAGATGTGACCGTACATATTAATTCCCCCTTATAAAATATAGAATACTTTCTGCCAGTAACCGTTATCGAATACCGCTGGTGTTCCATCTTCACCTACGAAGATAATGTAACCATCTTTCGAAGCGGTTAAATCTGGGTCTACGATGTCCATCGCTCTATGGAACTCTTCTTCTGTTAAGTTAGCCCAGCTTGTATGACATCGTTTGATAGAGTGGTAGATATGTCCCTTCTGGAACTGTACCTTCTCTTCTCCATTCTCTCGGTATGTCTCTTTCGGTCCAATATATAGTGCCTTCATATTAGTTTCCACCTTTCATCTTATCTACTAGATTGATAACCCATTGGTCATCATCAACCTCGAGCATGCTTATCGTCTCTTTTGTGACTTTGTTGTCTAGAACAACCAGCTCAGCTCTAGTGACAATGTACATACTATCTTCTATATGCAGCAGTTTACCTTTTACAATACCTTGAGTTCTATCTTCTGTCGTTGTACCAAAGTCTACCACTTCTCCTGTAGGTTTAACTAACGACCAATTATAGCTATACTCTGTTGAAGACATCTTCACAGCAAATACAACCAACTTCATTTCCTTTGGTATTTTCATATTAACCCTCCTCCTTTATATTTGTCTATCAGACTCAATTAATTCCATGATATTACCTTCTAGCTTGTCCAATAAGAAAGTAGTGAAGTTTACTACTTTAATATGCATAAACCCTTCAATACCAAACGAAATGTTATTAACGATGTACCTCACACCATCCATCTCATATACACGGTCTTTCTTAAAAATGAAATCCCCTGTACCTTGGTTAATCTTGGTTCCTCTAGCATCTAACATAACCCAGCTAGTAGGTTGCGATTGTATACCTCGTTCCTTGTACGTATGGAAACGAACTTGTAACGTCTGCCTATTCGCCATATCGCACAACCTCCTCGACGTCTTCATATGCTGCCGTTAGATTTCTGATTAGGTTTTTCATACCTTTTTTATCTAACTCTAGCATTGCAAAGTGAGTATCATAGCTATTAGCTATTTCGATTCTATACAGACCTTTCCACTCACCTTTATACGTCTCTAATCCCCCTTGTAACTTAATCTCATCCCCATTAACTGAACCAAGCACATAGGAATCATGCAAAATTCTATCCATTATACCTCCTCCTTCTCTTGTTCATGATAACACGGATTTTGTATAATGTCAACACTTTCCTCAAATTCCTGTTTCACTTCAAAACAAGCCATCATCTTAGCGAGGTCTAGAGTTTCTTTAAATACATGCCATCCCATAACATTTCTTCCTTCTCGATATCCGTTACTTAGGGCTTGTCTAGATACATCTATAATTAACCCTAACTCTTCCCATGTATCGGCTTTATGAACCTCTTCCCCTCGCTCAACACCGTATCTGATGAACTCTGGAGGTACGTCACCTACATACCACAGTCTAAAACCGGAGGCTTGTTTCTGTTTTTTACTTAACGCTAGACTTACAGCTGTTCTTCCTAACCTATTCTCATCAGCGAAATCAGCAGCAGAAACATGAATACTAACCTCGTTCTTATATGGGTCATAAACGTAGAATGGTAGTTTAACTTGATTAGGAAGTACCCGTAAGATAAACTTACTACTATCGCTACTACCTGTCATATCATAAATCATATTGTTGTACCCGTTGAACTTAAATACATCTCTTAACGTATACTCTTTTACAAACTGCTTACCTGTCATCATATCAGTAGCTACGTATCTAGCTGATGTAACTAAAGGGTCTCTTTCTATAAGACCATATACTTTAGTGTTATACATCAGAAATTACTCGCCGCATATTGGATGTCTTCAATGGTCATACCCGCGTTATAAGCTACGTTAAGTGCTTTGAATAGTTCTTCTTCGGCTTTCTTTAACTTTTCAGCTTTACGTCTCTCTAACAAGTCCATCAGTGCATCATCTGTAATATTAGGTAAGTCTGGTATAGTATAAGTCTTACCATAATTACTACCTAGTAACAGCGAAATAGTCATATGCGTTTGCTTTTCGTCTAGAACGATACATGCCGATTCACCATCCGTTAAGTCTTTTAATAGGATAGATATCTGTGGGCTATTTGAAGGGTCACTAGTTAACTCCATTTTAGTATCCCCATCCCCTATATTTAACGTTTCACCTTTATACTCTTCTACTACTTTTAACTCATCACTCATTTGTTTCTCCTCCTTAATTGGTATACTATGAGTCTACCATATTATTTTAAATATGTCAATAAAAAAAAGAAGAGATTATTTCTCTTCTTCGATGTAGTACCCATAATCCCATTTAACTGTTTCTCCATGATATTCTGTTGCCTTACAATTCTTGCACGTTGTACCAATTAGGTAGTATACGCGATTATCATCCCCAATACGCTCGGAGTGGATAGTGCGTGATGTCTCGGTAGTATGTGTATGCTTACAAAATTGACGCTTAATAAAATCAATGATTTTCACTTATCTCGACCTTCTTCCATTCTACATATAATCTCTTCGTTTATATGAGATACTAAGCTACGGGTACGGTCCGCTAACCTCATTAAATCCTCCCAGTCCATATCCTCTACATTGTTTGTCTGTAAGTCCCTCATCATATCAAACAGTTGGTTAAATACATTAGGAGCTACCTTACCCATCTATTACCCCACGCTCCTTCCTCCATTCGTATTGCTAGTTCTGTCTCTAACTGTTCTGTTAACTTTTTAGAGTGAGAGGAAAGACGTGCTAAGTCTTCCCAATCTAACTCTTCAATATTGTTCGTTAACAGCGTGTTTGCGTACTCTACTAGGTTTCGTAGATTATTAACGTTTTCTGTATGCATCTTTATTCGCCTCCATAAGGTTAATGAACTCTTCATACTTCTCTTCACTTAACTTACCACAGTTCTTACAGTTTTTCAAGTGTTTCTTTTTCATATGATAGTCACAGTAACCTTTAACTGTAGCGAATGTTGATAGGTCTTCTGCATCGTAATCTACCATATCGTTGTAAGTTACGCCAATCTCAGCATCAGCCGTTACTGGGAATCTAGTACGTTTACCTTCCCAATCGATATATAACCAGTCGATAGGTAAGTTTTCCATGACATGAACACCAATCTTAGCCATTTGTTTAATCTCTTCTGGTGGGCAATCGATTACGATACTATCATGTACTGTCATAACGATACGAGAACGTAAGTTAAGCTTCTCGATAATCTTGTTAATTAAGATAACAGATGAGTTCGTTAAGAATGCACCAGTACCCTGTACACGCGTGTTGTTAGACATACGTAACGCCTCGTTCTGCTTGCTCTTATCTTTAGAGAATATATCTCGTAGGTTACGAGTGAAACCTTGCTTAGTCTCGATGTAACCATTGTCTCGTGCGAACTGCTTATTACCTTCGATGTAAGCTTCTACGGTTGGTTTTCCTGCGAAGAAGTCTTTGAACAATTGCTCTGCTTCATCGATTGTCATGTCCCACTTAGGTGCGAACGACATCGGAACCTCACCATATACTACGCCGAACGATACAGCCTTTGCTTTCGTACGTTCATCGTCGGTAATCGCATCCATAGGTTTCTTAAATGTTAATGACGCTGTCTCTTTATGGATATCTGCACCTTCCATAAACGCCTTAATCATTTCATAGTCACCAGAGTCTAATGCTAGAATACGAGATTCTAAGGCACTGTAATCGAGCTGGATTAATGCTCCGCCTTCAAATGATGTAATGAATTCTCGTTTGATAGGGTTGATATAGTCGAATCGTGTAACATCCCCTGATTTCCTTGGAAGATTTTGTAAATTCGGTCCTGCTGATGATAAACGGGATGTCTCTGTACCTGTAGGATTGAATCGTCCGTGTAATCGACCGTCTGCATCTACCATATCTAAGAACTTGTACGTGAATGATTGTTTACGAGTTTTAACTAATGAGTACTCTAGGTAAATCTCTGCAAGCTCTTTATGCTCCGGATAATTCTCTTTAATATACTCGAATGCAGTCTTGTCCGCTTTAAAGTGGAACCATTCTGCTTCATGCTCTGTGATGTTATTATCTAATGCTGTATCCGTTAAATACTCGCGGTTAAACGGTAATTCTACTCCAGTGATAAGATACCATGCACGTTGTTTATCATCCGATGACGCTGGGTTAAACTTACGTTTCTCTGGGTCCATTAGCTTAGTACGCAACTTCTCAATTTCTGGGTCACGCTCTGCTTTTGGTTTAGCGAACTCCTCGATACCTAACTGGTACAACTCTTCTTTGTAAGCTTCTACTTCACGAGACATCTTATACGTACGTATTAAGTCGATGAGGCGTTGTTCTTCGGCGATGTATATCTGTGCCATGTGTTTTACGTAAGGGATGTCCAATTGGACGCCAGTAGCCTCTAACTTAGATAATACATTTGTTAACTCTACGTAATGGTTCTCGTATAAGTCTATCTTTTTCGTCCAACCTTCTTCACGTGCGCGTTTGTCTAATGCATTGTAGATGCGTAAACACGCGTCAACGTCACCTGCGGCGTATGGACTTAGCATTTCCCAATAAGGAATCCATTCATAGTTAAAGTCACTACCATCTATCTCATTCTTAGGACTAGAGGGTTTACCGAAGTCCGGCATCTTAGGTTTCACATACTTAAGGTCCTGCTGCTTCTTAAGAAGGTCACCAATCTGTTCTAGAATCATAGGATTATCGTCTTTGGTTCCCATATCTTTCTTGTAAGCAGTATTCTGCTTCTTAAGAGATTTAACGATTTCTTTTAACTCTTTAATTTGCTCATTGGCTTTTGCGCGGTCTAGCGTACATTGCTCTTTCCATTCTTCTTTAAGTGCATCGATACGTTTCTTATCTTCAGCAATTGCTTCCTTTTTGAAGTTCTCTTTGAAGTCTTCTAACGAACGGTCATAACCACCCATATCTGTAAATTCATATGTTAAGTCTGATAGTCTTAAAGAGTCCTTAACACCTTGGTTGACTAGTAGCCAGTACATAACCTGTGTATCTCGGTTATTATTAAACACTGTAATGTTTCTAGTTAATCGTAGGAAGCGCATATCGAACTTGATGTTATGTCCGACTTTGATTTGCTTGGAGCCTACAAACTCCTCTATGAATTTGTAAATCTCAGCGAGCTCACCTAGATTCCAAGTGAAACACTTATGCTGCAACGGGATGGTGACACCTTGTCCCTCACGCCACGATAAACTAATACATAAAGGTTTAGCGCCAATCTTCTCTGCACTTAATGTATTAGTCTCTAAATCCCATGCGACTACAGGAGCGTTAACAATCTCTTTTGTGAATATCTCTCGGACACGTTCAATCGTTGTAGCATCCTCATACTGTACCTTCTTAGGCATGAACGCGGAGTAACCTTCTTCAACGTACTTCTTCAAGATACCCATATCTGCAACTACTAGATTGGTAATCTTTGGTGCGAATAATAGATACTCCATAGAGTACATAGGCATAATCCAGCACTCATGCGACTCTTCTGTTAATGTTGATGTGATAATCTCTCGTCTAGGCACACCTCGAAGTTTAGAAATCTCTGCTTTCCCTATTGTAGCCTTACACGACATATTACCCATCGGCACAATTACATCTGGTTTATCTTTTATAATTCTAGCTGCGAACTCATCGTATAGTGGTTTCGTCTCTTTCTGCGTTGGTGGTACGTAGGATACTGCCTTCTTGTTACGGTTACGAGACTTAACTTTAGGTACCCGTTTATACGCGTAATCAATGTACCATTGGTCCGAGCTTAAGTTTAACCCCTTCTTACCTACTAACGAGTTAAGAGTCTTACCCGCTTCAGTATTGTGATAGTTAAACTCTAGTTCGTTTGTTCCGCGCTTCTGTTTGAAGTGCTCTTCGCGGATGTGGTCTAGCGCAAACATTATTCTCATTATATCTCCTCCTTATCATAGATAATATCATACTATCATACTTTTGTCAATAGAAAAAAGCAAGGGACTACTCCCCTGCTTCTTGGTCAAATACTACTTTCATTGGCTTGGTTGGGTCTAATCTACCATCTTGACCTTCTTTCCAATAGAAGTCTACGTTTCTTAAATTTACTGAAATGTCATTGAATGTAATCCAGTCGTACCTATTGTTCGCCTCTGCAAAATCCATGAACGAATTTACATCGACATTAATAATACGTTTGATTCTCCCAGATGTCATTTGGAAAACAACTGTGATTAGAGTACCTTCCTCATTTTGTGGGTGCACCTTAGTAGGTTTTTCTGTAATTGATTCTTTTCTAAACATTACGTTTCTCTCCCTTATCATTTAGTTTAGCAGCTCTTCGTTTCTTATCTTCCTCAATGCGGTCACGACAGTCTGGACAGCAACCACCACATACGCGTTGAATTACAGGGTAGATGTCGATACCGCACGAATCACAAGTAGGGTAACCCATACATTACATCTCCTTCCAGAATGTGGCTTCTTCCATAATCTGTTCAATATCTTCTAGGTCCAGTTCGTGTAATGCATAAAACATATCATCTAAAGGTGCAGGTTTTATTAGACCACCTACAAGGACAGTCAAGTCTAATTGGTCTTGAATCGGATGTTCAATGGATACAAGCTTCTTACCAGCTGTCATGAACCCTTTTATATCTGTCTGTTCCATAATCCATTTATCATTAAGTCCCTCGTACAGTTTGAAATTTACGCCTTTTTTATAATCTTGATAGATGAAGTTACTTTGTGCTAATGCTGCGAAAGGTGTTGAGTTGTCTACTCTTTGTGTCTTTTCAAGCATATTCCATGTTACTAACGAACCCTCGTGAATCATGTACGCGTATTCTGTACGGTCTTTTCGGAACCAACCTTTTGTCAGATATGGTAACACATCTAATCCGTGAAACCATTTATTCATATACTCTTCTGCCATTTTACTGCTCCCCCTTAGTAATCGCTTCATCTTCGAAGAATATCATTTTGATTGTGTCTTTACTTATTGCAAATCTCTTGCCGATTAACATCCCCTTGAAAGGATTGAATCGCGTCTCTACATACTCCCGCATATCCTTATCAATCAGAGGACAGCTATCAGTAATCTCTGTACCATCATGCAATAGGATGATGATTTTATATGTTTTAACCATTATTTCTCCCCCTTAATCAACTTTTTAAAACCTTGATGATTAATTCCAGTTAAGAATGTTTTACTGTTTAGGATTTCTGATATGTCTTGTGAACTAAACATCTCAGTTAACGTCGATAAGAACTCTAGTAGAGGTACTGTAACATTACCTTTTATCGCAGTGTAGTATGAATGCGTACATCTAATTTCGCTATATTGCTTACTTGCTTCTTCAAATGTAGCTTCTGTTTGATTAGCTAACGTTTTTGGTACGTACTTAACGTTTCCTGCTACACTCATAGCTTTACTATTTAAGCTGTTAAACGAAATCTCACATACATAATCACTTACTAAAATACCTGCTAGATTGAATCTGACTTTTCTTAGGTCTCCGCCTTGCATGTAATAGTACTCGTGGTGACCGTTATTTAATCCGGCACTCATTACATAGTCCGGTAACATTTCTACTAAAGCACTTCCTTTGACTACTCGCCCTAAATTAATCGATTTATACATATTAATTCTCCTCCCAGAACATAACATCAGTTAGTGTAATTGTTGATTTAAAACATGGTTTTGTCATAATACTTCTAATATCGTCCGAATAGATGTTTTCTAATCGTTTTATAAACGTCTTTAAATCTGTAGGACTAGCCTCACCATATATCGCTGTATACGCGTTATGCTTACAATCCAGCGGTTTATTCGAATTAAGTACTTGCGTAATCGTTAAACTCCCTTGGTTTACTTTAAATCTATCCATAATTTCTTTAACAGATTTATTTGTGTGTATAGCAATCCATTCTTCGTCTGTAATAGTATCTGTGTAGATAATGTCGTGCATCTCTACTTTAAACAATACTGAGTTACTATCAAAACTTAACACTACAAATTCACCTTCATGAAGTGTCACTAAGTTGAATGGCTTACCTGATGATTTGTCATCGTGTTCGCTAATCATTAGATGGTCTACTGCTGCTCTGTAAAATTCGTTATTTCTGTGTGTCTTTCTTTCTGAACTTTCCATTGTTTGTTTCCCCCTTGTTATCTTATGAACCTATAATAACATGAATCTTTTACCAGTACAAGCCCTAAATAAAAAAAAAGAGAAGATTATTCTTCTCTAATAAAAATAGGGACAGGGAAGTTGTCGAAGTCCCATACAGACCGCTTACCACAAGGTCTACATATGAATCTATAATATCTTTCGCTCTCTATAAATCTAACTTTACTTTCCGCCTCTATCATGCCAGCGCTACAGCTAGGACAAAATACCTCACAAGTTTGTTTCCTTTTCTGCTTATCTCCACCGAAAAACATATCAACTATCTTTTTCATTACGTTCATGTTTCCACTCCTTTGCAGGTATTCTTATAGATTCTAGTTTCTTAAGCAGCTGTGGCTTCACTACGTATACAGCTTCTCGTTTTACATAACGTTCATTGAACTGGTCCCAGCAATCCTTCGCAGGTAGCTCAACCATCTCCAATGTAAGGCTCTTACCTAACTTTACTTTCTCTCCAGCTAATAGTGCATCTTCTATTACATCCTCTAGTAGTCTAAGAACATCATCCATATCTCCTATTGTGTACCCTCCGTTGTATGCGATACGACGTGCTAGTTCTGGTCTATTTACTAGATTACTCATTTCACACCATCCAGAATTGTGACATTATGATTGTACTTGAACTTACGATTCTTTGTATCCACTAAGCACTGTACTTCGTTAGCATCGAATGCGTCATCACATACAATCCAGATATTCATCTTCCACGTTGATAACGGTTCTTGAAGATGGCAGAAGCATTTGTATTTGTACTCTGGTAATACGTAGAACTTACCATCACGCTCTTCGTAGTATTTGCTTCTCTCTTCTGTAATTTCTTCTGGTTCTAAAGCTGGGAAGCTAATACGCACTTTATCGACGTGGTAGCGTAAGCTGTGGAGGCTAAATAGATAATCATACACATTTATATCTGGAAGTACGATAGGTGCGTCTACGACCGTGCTAGTAGCCATAGAAGCTAGTCTCACATTCTCTACTTCATCTGCTGTGTATTCTTTCTTCGGACCGTAGATAATCTCCGATTCTGGAACACCTGCTAGTTTGTTAATCACATGTACACTTGCTTTACCTGTTACGTAATATTGGATGAATCCACCGTGGTCAAATACTAGATTGTTTAATGTGTCATCCCCATATCGTTGTTGATATACTACGTATTTATTATCATCTCGTTTCGTGATAATTGATGATTCGTCCTTCAGTTCTCCTAATGTCTTATATAGTTCCTCAGCGTTTAATGCTGTTACTTTAATACCTTCTGCTTCTTTCTCTACTGTCGTATAATTCGCGTTCACACTTCTGTCAGAGTTGTGAATATTTACCGTTCTTTTTCTCACGTTCTTTGCCATCCGAATACCTCCTATTTGTCTATACTATTAGTATAGCACAAACAAAAAAGTAGAGCCCAAAAGGGACTCTACTTAGTATTACTTTTTGCCTAACCACTTGATATGTGTGATTATAATTTGTTTGGATTTGTCGTACTGGATGCGGTTAACAATCTGCTCCAACATTGCTAAGTTCTTCGCGTCTAGCTCGACTTCTGTTCGTTCAAGGTCATTGTTATAGTACACTACTTTATACATATGCATTAGCTCATGTACCTTCCTTCTCTATGAAGAAGTGTATCGATAACGGCTTCCTTGGCTAGTTTAGTTAGTTCGTTTAGGTTACCTAATGTACAATCTCGAACCTCCATACTAGTAATCTTCGCATCTCGTAAGTTAACAACGATTAGTGCATCGAACCCTTCAACGTTATTACTAACCATCACGTACTCCTCATCAACATGTACGATTGGTTTCTTTATTTTAGTTTTCGACGTGAAGCGTGACATCGTCCCACTTATCTTCGCAATTACATTCAACATGATAACTCTCCCCCACTGGTTCACACTCACAAGCAGTTAGTTCCTCTATTAGCTCCTCCTCCGTTGTATGAAGTAAGTTCTCTAGAGTATATGTTCCTACTCGAGCGTCACCTTCACTATTTTTAACTACTATGCGTACGTGTTGGCTACCTAGCGACCTTAGCATTATATTTTACTCTCCAGTCTATCGATGTACTTCTTAATCTCCACTAGTTCTGATAGAGTTCGCATCTGTACAGAAATATTCATGTTCGTAGACTCGGAGAACAATCGTAATAGCTCGTCCACTTGTTCATCTGTCATGCGTTGTCCCATAGTGAACAGTACTACTGCTGTTCTAAATGCTGGTTTCAAATCTTCGTAATGCTCCATGATGTAATCTGCATATTCATAGAGCTCATTCTCTAAATCATCACGTACCGAAGACGGACAGTCAAGCTGGTTAGGGGTTGCATTATCGAACCCCTCCTTGCTCTCGTGACAGCAACTATCGAATGCTTGGAAGCAACAATATCTGTTATTGCACTCCATTAGTTCCGAACTCCTCATCAAGGATGTCTTTAATCTGGTCATCGTCAAGTTTGCCGCTAGCTACTAGTGATACAATCTCCGAGACAAATTCACGACTAGCTCCATGCTCTAATTGACCTACTAATTCGATTGACTTACGGAATGCAGCTACTTTACCGAAACCGTAATCTCCGCCTTCTTTCAAGTTACTTTCTACACGTTCTGTTAATTTATTGATTACCTCTTGTTTAGTTAATGTGTTTGTCATTATAAAACCCTCCAATTTATTGTTTGTTAGTTTGCTAGCATTTCTGCTAGTTCATCAAGCTCTTCCGGAACGAATTTAATAGAACGTTTAATTTCTTTACCGATTACATCTTCCTCGTTCTCTACTTCAATAAGAATTACAGTTGGTACTGATGCTAATTCATAATGTGCAGCTACTTCCGGATGCTCTTCTACGTGAACTGAATGATGTTTAACCTCAATCTCGTTCTCTAGGTATTTGCCTACCGCTTGACATGGTGCGCATGGTGTTGTGTATAGTTTGATTAACTTTTTCATTATTTTACCTCCAAGTATGTGTTGTATTCGCTGATTAGATGGTGGTGCTTATAAATCTTAACGTTGACTGAGCGACCGCCAGCTGGACGTACTGTGTCTACACGGTAGTGCCGTGATTCTGTTGGGAATAGAGTATTAACAGACTCTATCGCTTTGTCAGCTACTTCACGTGCTCTATTAGCTAATTTCTTTTCTAGTAAAGCTACACGTAATCGACGTACAACTTCTTCAGCTTTTGTTAATGTATCTGCTGCCTCGTAAGTCGATTGTTTATTTAAGACATCATGAATGATTGCTTGCATTTGTGCTTCCTCATCCATTGGGAATCTTCCTGCTTTATCTCCTACTACAACTTTCATTACTCTCTCTAATTCCTCTTCCGTAAACTTATGCTCTGCCATATTCAATCTTCCCCTTCATAACGTTTTCGTAGTTTTCTTCTGTTGCTGCTGTATAGTTAATCGCTAGGTCATCGTCCCACTCAAAACTATGAGATGATTCAATAGGAGATACCATAGGATTGCAATCGAAGTATCGGTCTATTGCAGACCTAATTGTTGTATCTACTTGTTCTTCATCATACTCTTCGTGGTCTGTAATATATAATGTGACCTTATGAACCTTAGTCATTATTAACCTCCTTTACCTCTTCTCTATATAGTCTAGTAAACTGAGATATTTCCTTAGCTCGTGGATAACCTTCAAACTTAAATGTCTTCACATAGTTAGCTAGAATATAATGTTGTCTGAAGTAATCTACTGCGCCGCAGAAATGCTTGTACTCACTTCTACCACTACCTACTACTATAACACGTTTGTTTCTAATTTGCAAGAGTTCTTTTTCAAATTCCGATAAGAATTTCGGGAAGTTTGGTTCTAGTTGATATGTTGGATAGTACGTAGGTGTTGCGAGCACTATCACATCCGAGTCTTCAATAACATCTCGTACTAGACTTTTAGTTGTTACTTCATCCCCTAAATTTATAATATACGTAAACTCGTCTTCTCGTAAATCAGAGAATATTCCTACCGTATTCCCTTTTACAGAGTAGAAAAGGAGAGCAGACTTCATTAGAAGTCCATCTCTTCCTCATCAGACTTGTGCTTGTATCCGATAGCATTACCTTGTAGGAAATCTACCTTAGACGCAATCTCGTTCGTACCAGACATCTTAGAACCGTATGTTACAATCCATTTAGCTCGTAACTCCCCGTTATCTGGGAATGGTTCATGCATACCTGCATTACGACAGATTAAGTTAGCTAGATACTCTGCGTAGTTATGATACTCATCGATTGACATTGTATCGATATCCTCATATAACCACTCTGTCCAGTCTTTCTCTAGCTGCACAGCCTCTTTAATGAATCCTACAGCCCAGTTCATGTTAGCTTTTGTATTTAGCTCTGGGTTCTCTTTAACAAGAACTTGTACAACTAAACCAAAGATTTCACTATGCTGGTTCTCATCAGCTTTGATAAGGTTAATCATGTTGTTGGACTCTAGCATTTTGTTGTCTCGAGCTAATGAGTGGAAGTAAACGAATCCACCTGAGAAGAATAAACCTTCTAGTACTTGGTATGCGATGATACCTTTAAATAGTAATTCAATCTCCGCAGCTTCAAAAGTAACAGGTTCTCGTTTTGCTAGTTTCTCAGATAGCATATCGCACATGTTTTCTAAGTGAGTTAGAATGTGTGAGTTACGTTTTGCTAGTAACGGCAGCTCTTGCACTTTAGCAAAATATTGTTCTTTACGCTCAACGCCGATTACAGAACTTGTCATATGCTCATAAGAAACGTTATGCATTGTTTCGAATGATGCAATTAAAGTTAGTAATGTACGTAATTGCGGGTCCGAACTGGATAAGAATAATAGAGTTACAATGTCACTAGCCATCGAATCTAACCAGTTTAACATACCGGATACACGCTCGTATACGACACGCTCAGGCTCCGATAGAACTAGTTTGTACTGTTCGATATCCTTACCCATCTTAATTTCTTCTGGAACCCAGTACTCAGCGAATAAAGCCTTCTGATAAGATAACCACGCTTCTACTAAACTCTTATCCCAGTTTCGAATACCATTTGCTTGTCCACCAAAAATCTTAGTTGCTGCGATTGGACCATCCGGATTATACACGCGGAATGGACGTTCGCTTGTTACGTTATTGAACATTTAATCGTCTCCTATCGTTGTTTGTTGTGATTGTATATGAAGCTATCTATTTCACTGTACACGTCATTATCGTAACAATGTGAGTCACCCATAACGGTATGTGCGTCGTCTAATAGACTAACAGCTTCATTTAACTTCTTGTTTAGTTCTTCTTCTTTTTCTTGCAGCTCCTCGATACGTTGCATCATGCACAGCAAGAACTTGTTGCCAGTTTCTTTACCCCATAAACTACCATGACGAAATACTTCTAACTTACCCGTATACTCATCAAACTCGATAGCATACTTCCCGTTCTCTAACGTTACCTTCCTAACTGTCATATTTTCTCCTCCTTACAATAAAAAAATAGGTACTATAGCCTTAGCTACAATACCTACTATACACTATCTATTATTCTTTGTCAACATCTTTTGTTAAAGAAGTAATATCTTCGTATGGTCTAATCTGTCGTTCCATGTCTTCGAAGTCTTTACACATAAACATTCGTTTACCTTCTGGGTCTTCCTCCTTAATGTATACCGTTGCGGAGTAGTAATACATTGGTTCACCATTTAAGATGTCAACCGCTAAGTTATAGAAACCGTTCATATCAAATTCTGCAAAAGTGGAACCGTTCGTATACTTCAGTTTGTACCCCCTCTGGATGTAAATGTTAATAATCTCAATAATAGATTTATACATGAAATCTCTCCCTTCTATAGTAATATAGCAAAAGAGTGGACCGAAATCCACTCTTAGATTAACCTTGGCACATTAAGCAATCAGCTGGTTTTTCTCGGTCCTCTGTATGCGTGTAGTACACTGTTTTCATACCAAGTTTCCATGACATTAAGTCTAGTCGGCGTAACTCAGATGGTGGAGTATTTTCACTGATATGCATGTTATGTGAAATCGCTTGGTCAACATATTTCTGTGCTACTGAGATATGTTTTAATGCCCAACCCTCATCCATGTTAAATCCTGATTTGTACAACCATTTCGTTTTATTGTTGTAGTTCGGAGGAGCTACTAGTACTGTGATACCTGATTTTGTTTCTGTATACACTACATCGTACAACGGGTCTTCAGCAGGTGAACCATTCATAATGATAGAGTTCGTAGCGGTAGGTGCTGTAGCTTTAATGTAACCGAATCTAAACGCTGTAGCTGCCATCTCGCGGTATTCTTGCCATTCTGGACCTACAAGACCTCGTTTATCGAAGAACGCTCCTGTCTGCCAGTCAGAGCCCTCATACAGTGGGTAAGAGCCTTTCTCCATTGCGATAACATAAGATGCTTTAATTGCAGCTTTTAGATAACGTTTGTGGAACTTCTCGAACTCTTCTGTAGCTCGTTCAGACTCCCATGGAATCCCTTTGTTCATTAAGTCAGTCACCATACCAAGTACACCAGCACCAACTGCTTTATACTTTTGGTTTGTAACACGAGCTTGTCCTACAGCTAATCGCCCTTGCTCAATTACGTTATCTAACATACGGAATTGAATTTCTGTTAATGCGAAGTATTCTTCGTCGCTTAAACCAGATACATTGTGTGCTACCTGTGAAGATAGATTACAAGTTACTAAGTCTCCGGCTTCAACTTTGTAGATTACTTGACCTAATTCGTTATCCGTGTTTTCTAATACAGTATCATATGACATGTTGTGAATGATTTCTGTACATAAGTTTGAACCAAGTGGCATACCTGCATGAGCATTAGGGTTCATACGAGCTGATGTGTCACTGTAGTACATGTAAGGTGTTCCAGTGTTCATACGAGATGCACGAATCTTTTTATAGATAGCGCGGATATCAAGTACTTCTTTAATCTCTAAATCTTTTAATTCTTCAGCTTTACGGTACCAGTACGTGAATGCATGGTCATGAATGTTAGGTTCTTGTCCATCTTGTAACAACTCTTTATCGTAAAGTAAGTTTAAGTCTACACCTAAGCGTAAGCGTACTTCACGTGGGTCGAACAATGTTACTGGTTGAACTTTGTCTAATCGACGCATGAACTCATCAGGAATACATAAACCTGTTTTAATTGAGTGAGCGCGTTTCTCTTGTGTACCTGTTTTTAATCGTAACTCTAGGAAGTCCATAACATCAGCATGCCAGATTGGTAGATAAAGAGCGATACCTGCTTTACGTGTACCAGTTTGGTCAACATACTCTGCTAGTTTAGAGAACATACCTGCTGGATGGACGATACCATTGTTAGCTACTTTAACGCCACGAATACGAGAACCACGAGCACGTAAGAAACCACCGTATACTCCTAATCCCGAACCTTCTTTAGAGAATAATGCAACTTGTTTCTGTACATCAAAGATATTATCAAGGTCATCAGCCATTGTTACGATGTGACAAGATGATAACGAACCATGTGGTCGTCCTGAGTTCTTTAATGTTGGTGTTGCTAAACCTACCATGTGCTGCGCTAATGCTAGATAACCTTGACGGATACGTTCTAATCGTTTATCCTTTGGCTCTAATCGCATTAGGTAAACAACAGATGTCATTAATCGTTCCTGCGGCAACTCTACCAGACGGTTATCTTTGTTGTGTACTAAATACGTTTCTTCTAGAGCTGATAGACCTGCATAGCTAAAGTTTACATCGTGCTTAGCGTCAATCATTTTACTAATCTCTTCTAACTCTTCACGAGTGTAATCTTCTAGTAAAGTAGCATCATACAATCCTCGCTCAACCATTGCTAGCACATGAGATGCATAGTTCCCATATCCATCGCGATAGTCGAATCCTCGTAATTTAGAAACACCTTTATATTTAGCTCGTAAGTCTACTGCTGCTACGAAGTTTAATAGAGGTAATGTGTCTTTCGTTACACGAGATTGTGTTTCTCGAATCAGGTAGCTAAATAAGCGGTCAGCCTCAACTGTCTTCTTGGCTTTGATGAACGAGATTACTGCGTCTACAATTTCTTGTAACTCCTCACTATCAATCTTCTCTACTTCTTTTGTTACTTCGATAATACTGTCTACAAAGTCTACGAAACGCTGCTCATCAAAGTCTTTACTTTGGATGTACGTACCTCGATTCTTTGTAATCTGTGTAACTTTCTTCTCTGTTGTTTTTACTGTATCCATGCAATCTCTCCTTTTATTTTTCCTAGACTTATAATATATCAGATTAGCTTCCATGCGTCAAGTCTTAAATCCTCAGACCATGAACACTTTTTAGGGTCGCGTTCAACGAATACAGCTTGTACATCCCCTTTATCTGTAAACGTTACCTCGATTTTACGTATACCTTGATTGACCATCTTGTGTTTGTTGACTAAAACACCTTCTACTGGTTCTGCGATAGATACTCCCATACAATCACCCCCTTTACCGCTATTTGTTTAACACATCCCAATCCATACCTCTGTAGTGGTCCCAGATGTCGTTTTTGTTATATGACATAAATCCTTCTAGTGTCATGAGAATTGTGTCGAACTCTTGTCGTTCTTCAGCTACATCTAAGTAGTAAACAAGCTGTCTTGATACTGGATACTTACCTGCCAACTCATCGTATACTTCTTGCTTGAATGGTAACAGTACGTATATTTTGTCTCGGTTCTTAGAGAACATTAGACATGGGACTAATCCAATGTCCGCACAACGTCTAGCATCGGTAACAACTTGCTCCCACCAGTTCCTAATGTCGCCTTGGTTCATGAATAAGTAACCTAAATGCCATCCTTCATGTTTCTTCGCTTCATATACGAATACGTTTTTGCTCTCTACTGGGAATGTAATGTCACCACTCATGCGCATGTCAGAACCGAAACGGAATCCTCCCGCACCTGACTGCGGAACACGTTGTACATTCTCGCCAGACCATTTAGTTAGCTCTTTGGCTAGCTTCAACTCGAAACCAGAACCTTTATTTCTAGCACCTCTACCTTGACTTGCCATTACTCCACGTCCTTTACAAATTCTTCCGTGTACTCTTTCTTAAACTTCTTGATGTTCTTCATGTTTACATTATGAATATGTTTTGTTAGTAAGTTATGAAGTTCGATTACTTGGTCTTCTGTAAGATTCATGTAACAACTGTCCGTGTGTCCTAAAAAGTCTGTACTAGACATATATAGTCCGAAGAATAGTTCATCATGAATTTCTTCTTCACCTACAGATAGCACTGTCGGACAAGTCTCTTCCTCATGAAACTTGCCATAAGTGTCGAAGTGCACATCTTCACCTTGTATATAGTTACCGCAATCTTCACAAAAGTAACATTCGAAGTACCCATCCTCAACTGCGTTAGGGTGTTTACACTTTGTAGTTTTCATAGTCCACCTCCTAAAAGTAAGAGAGGGTATTAGCCCTCTACTACTTCCTGTGATTTAACGATTTCTTCAGCTTGTGCTTTTGTTAACTCAGCAACTTTCTTATCATGCTCTTCAGCGATTTCATCGAACATTTCTTGTGTAGCGCCTAATCGGACAGCTACCTCTTCTAACACGTGAACCGTGCGCATTGTGCGATGTAACTGCGTTTCAACTTCGTTAATAATTTGAGTGAATGCGAATCGCGCTAATAATGTAGCATCAGCGATTGTAGCTGCTTTGTTCGCGAATACTGGGATGAATGCTGCGTGTTCTTCGTTTTGCATTTCACCTGTATTAATGTAATCCAAGTAAACTTTCAATTCTTCGATTCCTGCTGTGTTAGGTGTGATTAATTCGATATTACTTTCCAGTTGTTTTACAACCTCTGTTAGTTGTGCTTTTGTAAGTGCCTTTTGGTTTTTAGTCATATTATTTATTCTCCTCTTCAATTCGTTTTAGTGTTTGGTAAAATTCTGGTTCGTAGTCTTCGAATGATTCTAGTAAATATCGTCTTGTATCATCAGGCATGTTCATGAAGAAGATTCGTAGTCTAGCTTCCATCATTGCATGCACTGAGTCTACGTGTTGCATTACGCCTTCTAATGAGTACAGGATTGAATCTCCTACATCTGATACACTTACATTCATATTAGCGTATTGCTTTTGCAGCTGTAACATGGTAGCTCCATCGTTGTTTAACTTAGCTTCTATCATGCCATCGATGTAATCTGTAACTCTGTTTTGTATCATTATTTCACCCCTGTGCTTCCGTATTTACCTTCTCCTCGTTTTGTTTCTGTTAACTCTTCTTTGTCTTCCACAACTTCATACTTAGGTCGTACAATCTTTTGGAAGTGAATTTGAGCTACCTTTTCTCCTTTAGGAATATAAATAGTTCCTCGTGGTACAAGTGAGTGGAACGCTAGTTGCTGCGCTGTCGGTTCTGGTGGCTTTTGTGATAACCAAGTGTCATTATCTTTCATGTTTAACATTTCGCCGTTCTTCAACAAGTTTGTAATACGCGCGATATTTCCGGCTCCAAACTCACCTGTAGACTCTCTCTCTTTCCAATCTTCCAACTCAACTAAGTGGTCTTGTACTGTAGATGGTTTGTTATATCCCACAAATACAGTTTCTTCCTCATAAAACTTACGAGCTTGCTCTAATACAACAAGAGGAATCTCTGATACTGGGATTTTCTTACCGTCAGTAGTAAATGCGAAGTCTACTAAACTAGTATCTTGGAATGTATTACGTAGTAACACACCAATTGTTCCTCGATAAGTTGCCTCAATGATACCTGTTGAGTTCGCTAGAATGATAGGTGTTTTATAACCCATTCCGCTGCGTGTGTTTAATTTCATACCATACTTAGCATCAAAGTCAGTTGTAATGTTTGTTGGCACTAATACCGATTTGAATGTTGCTGGTGGTACTAATCGTCCTTCTGCTGCATATACGTCATCACAGAAATCATCTCCGTGAGCGTTCGTTGGTAGTTTTGCATCTTTCCCTAAGAAAATTCTTACGTCAAGTTCTGCATCGTGTAATTCTTGTTTCATGTTATCTCCTCCTTGTTTTATCTACTATTAAACTATAACACACGATTGATAGATTGTCAACACTTTATTTTAAAAAGGTTTCCAGTTTGGTAAAGCGTAGTGTGTAACAGCCTCCATACCATACTTCGAGATAGTTTCTGTTGTGTCATCATAGAAGTCATCAGCTGTACAATTTGCTAGATACTTCAAGTCCTCTGGTGAGAATAAGTCAGAGATAGAAACACAGTAGTGATTTGCTGCCTTACATATAAACAGTTTAGCTGCCTTCTCATCCGGATAATCTTTTTTAATCTGTTCAATTTTCATGTAACCCATATTCATCCCTCCTACATATATAATAATTCTAGTTTTAAGATTCCTTCAGCATCCGCCTTGAAAGCGTTATTTACTCGCTCCCACGCTTTTTCAAAACCTAAGTCATTCGCGTCCTGCGAGTCTTCGCTGTAGACAAAGTATACTTCTCTATCAGGTTCTTTTTCTCGGATGATATTAGCTGTTCGAATCATCTCTAGTTTTGCATCTCTATCTAGATACAAATATATCGGTTGCTTCCATTTCTGGGTAGCCTTCAAGATTAAATCAATCTGGTCGTTCGTTACCTGCTTACCGAAGGTTACTACCGCACCATCGCCTAATGTGACCATATTAAAATATCCCTCTACGATAATAATTTTATGATTGTCTCCTACTCTATCTAATCCCATTACAACGTCTTTCCTAGAATACTCCCACTCTCTCGCTGTGGCGTTAAAAGATTTAATGTAGGCATTCTTATCAATCGAGCGGGTATTCCAGTATACAGGCTTTCCAGCGTTGTCAAAAGTGAAGAATACAAGACTATTACGGAGTGTCAATGTCTTGCCGTTTTCTAAATATACAATACCTTCTAACGTGTAGTGTGCGTCACAGTGTTTAATCTGTTCAATAGAAACACCTCGACCATGAAGATATTGTAAGAAAGGGAACGCCTCCGGATTATTAAAGTTATCTAGCAACCTCTTACAATTTGTAGGCGGTTTAGGACACTTCTTTTTCACATCCGATTTTATCCCAGTGTCAATATCTTGTCCTCTATTAGCGATGAAGAGAAGCAATTGCTCCTCCTCAGTTAAATCCGCACCGTATCTCGAATGTGACATATTCCCTTTTCTATATTCTTCTGGGTCATAATCGTAACCTTCTAGTATTTCTTTTCCTGCCTTGTATGATACTTCATATAGTTTCATAACAAAACTGATGGGATGTCCAGCTTCTCCGCAACGTTTACATTGCCATAACCCTCTCGGATTCGTCTCTACATAGAACTTATGCTTATCGTTACCACAGAAAGGGCAGTTGAAACGCATCTCGCCGTTTGCAGGAGTACCTATACCTAATTCTTGCTCTACAAAATCCATGAACATCTCAACTCACCCTTTCTATTCTTCTGTATTCTTATAGAATAATTGTTTACTAAGTCGTTTTAGTTTTTCTATATCTACTAGATAGTCATCAAATTCTTGGTCATCGTAGAAACACTCACCGTGGTCCACTGTAGCTACTAGGTCCTCCAGTATTTGAATGATTTTATATTTATCCATTCGTTACACCTGCTCTCGCGCTCATGCGAAGGTATGCGTACGTCTCACCGAATAATTTGATACGGTTTAATTCTGCTGCTGTTGCTACCTCTGGATACTTGTAATCTGCGATGTCATTGATTACATCTTCCGCAACCCACATATACTTTTCATAGTAACGATGTTTTAGTTCGGATTCTAACGTTCGCAGGTCTGTTAATACATTTTTGATTGACTCTGCGTAGTCCCCTGTAAATACGTAGTTTCTATCGTATTCTACGTATCCATTTTTCTTAGCCCACTTTAATGTAGCTAGATTCTTATTGAAGATATCCTGACTGAAGGGGATACCGTTCTTCTGTGGTAGTTTTTTAGCTCGTTTAGCTCGTACTACTTTGTACACATCCACCGTTGCTAGTTTATCCTTTGTTAAATACATGAACCCTCGTGCATCCGAATGCTTGTATTCATATCCGTTGTTTAATGGGTACCAGAAGACCATGTTAGTCTTCGGGAAGAAGTAGGATACATTTTCCTTTTCGTTATTTGTGTTCTCGAGAACTAACTCGATACTCTCCTCTGAGTGATTTTTAATTTTCATTTACTTTTTTCTCTCCTCTGTTTTAATTTTAGAAATCCCCGTGCTATCTTTTGTAACCGTAATAACTTTCTCGAATAATGACTTGAAATGACTTGACTGTGTAATCACGAACACTGTACCAACTTTATCGGCGATATCTCTTAATACGTCAATTGATGATTCGATTCCTTTTTCATCTAATGCATCAAAGAACTCATCCGCTACAACAAAGTTCGTATAGTGTGCTACTAGGTCATGTATAGCAAGTGAAATAGCTAGGTCAGCCCGTTTCTTTTCCCCTCCGGATGCTAACTTGTAGTTCTTTCCTCCTACACGGTTTGTAACTTGTACATCAAATTTATCCGAGTAAGTCTTGTCCTTCTTCTGGGTACGAGTTGTAAATTTAAGCTCCATATTCTCCCCAGCTAATCGCTTAAGGAACTCGTTGCCTTTCTTATTAAGCTCCGGTGTTATTAAGTCTAATACGTGAGACTTAACTCCGTCGTTAGAGAATACTTTTACAACGTCTTCGTCTTCTAGTTTCTCTTTCTCTAGCTCAATAATCTCTTTTTCCACTTTAGCAATTGCGTCATTCCACTTCTTACGCTCTTCTGTACGTGGTTTAGGTTCCGGTGTTTCCTGTAACATCTCTAATCTAGAAACTACCGCATCTTTATTATTCTTTAACATCTGTAACTGATGCTCGTAATCTCTCACACGCTTATCAATATCTGAGATTTGTCGTTGAATATCATTTACAACGTTAACTACTTCACGTTGTTCTTTTCTCTTAGCCTCTAGTGCTGCTGATGCTTTGTTCATCAATGCGACATACGGTTGACCTTTTTGTTCTAGTTGTTTTAATGCAGCCATGATTTTTGAAACTTCTGTTTTGATGTTGTTCTGCTCTGTAGTTACGTGAGTTATATCCATAGCTGAACCGCATACCGGACAAGTGTCTGTTGTGTCTAGTGACTTGTAATTCTTTAATAGATTGTTCTTCTGCATAGTAAGCTCTTTATCTTTGTTAGAGAACTTATTAAGAATGTCTTGCACTTTTGCTACATTATCCTCTTCTTTGCTCATATCGATATTCGACACTTCAGCTAACTGTTTCTCTAGTTCTACTTTTCTATCTCGGTCCTTTTCAATAAACCCAAAGTTTGCAGCAGGATAATCATTTAGCGCCTTAACTGCTAGTTCCAGTTGTTTGCGACCGTTAATGATGTTGTTCTTAGTAGATTCATAGTTTGCTCTATCATTCTGCTCTAGTACGTCTACCTGAGAAAGTTCCCATTGCAACTTCTCTTTTTCTTTCTTTTTATCATCAATCTTCTTTTCTGTAGCAGATACTGCATCCTTAGCAATTTGCTGAGCTGTAGAGTATACGTCCAACTTTAGCACCGAGTCCAGTATTTCTTTCTTCTTACTATCTGTTAATGATGCAAAAGAACCAATACCTTCTCCTTGTGCAAATAGAATACTATTGATGAAGGTTAGATGTGACACACCAACAATCTGCTCGATAAGTGCGTCGGTACCAGCGTTACTTTTCTCTGTAATGTTAACTCCGTTACGATATACTAGAACTTTATTAGCGTACTTACTATGCTTCCTGTATCTAGAAATCTCGTATCGGTCATCACCATCACGACCAATTAAGGTAACCTCAGTATCTTTACCTACCTTATCGTTTACAACATCGTCGCTGCCGCCACCTTTTGAAATCTTGTTGTAGAGTACCCATCTGATAGGTTCCGAGACTAGAGATGACTTACCAGCCCCATTAGATTCGAACTTGTCGTCACTCTTATTCTCTCCCTCTATCAAGATAAGTCCTTGATTTTCTAGTGGAATCTCAGCGTCATTGATAGCTAGGAAGTTCTTAACTATTAACTTCTCCCAAATCATTGGCTATCCCTCACTTCATAATAGTTTAGTATATCCTCCACATGACGCTCTACAACATGGTTGTCTACGTACTTACTGTCAATACGACTGTACCAACCTGTATCTGATTCGAAGAATACCATTTCTTTGTTGTAGTACCCATCGATAATTCGTTTCATCATACTTTGATACTTGTTCATGTCTCTCCTCCTTATTTGTTGTAAACCAAATATATCATAATACCATAAATAAGTCAAGAAAAAAAGACTATTATTTAAAATAGTCTTCTTCCACAGTAGAATACCAGAAATTTTCCAGATACTGAACCTTGGTAAATGCAGCTCTATTACCACTAGAATCTGGGGTAGGTGCGATAAATAAAACAGTGTGATAGTAATAAATACCATCAACGTTCGTTGTAGTTGATTCTTCACGGAACTGGTCACCTATACGTAAGTCATCGAACTCCAAGTCGATACCTAGCGGAGTAAGCTGATGTGACTCTTCCTCAATCATTTTATCTTGGTTGGCTAATAGACTATCTAAGGTAGTTTTCGCGGTAGTAAACAACCCTTCTTTAATCTGCGATTGTAACTGTATTAACAATTGTTCTTCTTTTGTTTTAAGGTACTCTATTCTACTCATTGTCAATCTCCGCCTTTCGTTGTTTAGCCTCTTTAATAATCGCTAATGCTTTAGACTTTGTATTAGGATAGAACTCATCTGTATACGCATCTACGATATCTTCCTCAGTTGAATCAACCTTAATATCGATACGCACTTCAGATTTAAACTCTCGTTGCACTTCGATACGTGCCGTTGGTACATCCTCTGTGATAGCTGCAACTTCTACAGCTAGCTCTTGTGGGATAACGAATCGTACATAATGGTTAGCAACGGTAGCTTCTGTATTTTCATCAATCTCAGTAATCGTGATGAACTGTTTGTTAGGGATTTCGATGAATGCAGGTTTCTCGTAAGCTACCCCGTTCACTAAGAATACCCCTTTAACTTGTCCCTCATCTGAGAAGCTTTCTTGGATTGGGTTACCACAGTAGAATGCGTTATCGCGATTTCCTAGATACTGTCGCTTATGATAATGTCCTAGAACGATATAAGTGAACGTATCGGGATGTAAATCAGCTAGACTGAATGCTCCACCTAATCTATGAGAATGACGACCTGTTTCACTACCGTCTACACCTACGTGAGCTACTAGCATTGTCAAGTTATCCGATTGAGCTGCATGCTGCGCATATCTATCAATCTGGTCCTTTAGGAAGTCTACATCATCCGAGTACGATACCGGATAGATTGTCACACTGTCCGTCTGGTAGATTTCGAAGTCGTCTAATACAAATACATTATCGATTGCTTTAAACTGCTCTAACGAGTGCTCAGGGAGCCTAGAAGAGTCCTGTTGGTCATGGTTACCTACTACCATGAACAATTCTAGGTCTGGACGCTTAGACATGTTCTCCTTAATCGCATTGAACCCCATGTTGAACACGAGAGATTCTACACGCTTACGTGCATGGTAATAGTCACCAGCAAACACGATATGTGCATTGTGCTCATCAGCTAGTTCGAATATCTTCTCAATGGTGTTCCACTGAGCTACTAGTCTATCTGTTGCTTCAATGTCTTTCCCGTTATAGTTAAAGATTTGAGGCTTGGCAAAGGTACTCCAGTTGTGCCAATGGAAATCCGAGAAACAAATAATGTTAGTTCTCATTAGGGTGTGCCTCCTCTAGGTGATAGTTCGTTACCTGCACTTCATGACCATTCTTGAATGTGATTACGAGAACACCAGATTTGTTAGAACGATAGTACTCTTTGATGTCTTTACCCTCGTAATACTCTTCACTCTTACCTTTCATCGCCCAGATTTGAACACCACGGCGTTCTGGTAGGGATTTCTCTTTCTTTGTTTCTTCTTTTTTATCTTCAGACTTACTTGCTGCACATCCAGTAACTACCCCAACTAGTAATGTACTAGTCAAGGCAAAAGCTGCTAATTTCTTTTTCATATTATTTCCCTCCGACTGCTTTATTTATTTCATCACTTAAGTTAGGCATAGCTACTTTTGATTGTGGCTGCTTCTGCTTACCTTTACCGAAGTCCATGCCATCATTCTCAATTTCTGCTAATAACGCTCTGTGTGCCTTTTCCTCTGCGGATGTTTGGTTACCGGAGCCTTCATCAAACTTGTAATCTCGGATTAACTGTCTTGTCCCATCTACGACAAAACCTAACATCTTATCATATACACCTTCCGGTGGGTTTCGGACCTTATCCGCATACATTCGAAGGAATCCTGCTTTATATTCTTCTGGATACTGATTGACAATTAGTACTAGTTCACAAGCGTTCTTCTTACGTACTGAACCTTCCATGTGCTCTGATGTACGGATGATAGCGTTGTATGCAGAACGGTTAAGCTGTGAAGCTGCCCATGTTACTACGTTAAAGTCTTGTGCTACTCGTCGAACTTCTTCAAATAGTTTACCACCATCGTCAGATTCGTTACCAGTTGCATTAGGGTTACGTAATAGTTCTGGGTAATCGATAATCAATACATCGACCGGAATACCAAGGCGTAACATCGCATCCGATAGAAGTTGCTCAATTTTTGCTAGTGTAATAGTCTGTGGTGAATAACGAGAGAATAACAAGTTTCCTAGTTTACCTTTTAACTTATTATAGATAGCTTGTCTCTTTTTAAACTTCTCTTCGTCCAGATTATCCCCATCGATAATATCCCCACGAGTCTGCGCTAACATAGATTGCTCGAATCGTAAAGTCATACGGTCTTTCTTTTCCTCTAGCGCTACATACAGAACGTTATAGCCTTTCTTAACGTACATCGTAGCAAGGTTCGTCATAAATAGCGTTTTACCAGAACCAGATAATGCAGCTACTAACCCTAGCTCACCTTTAGCTAGTCCACCACCATTTAATCTATCAAGCTCTCGATATCCTGTTGAAATAGTGTTACTCTGGATAGATGATAGGAGTGCTCGTTTCTCCATCTCATCATAGAGTACGTTAAAGATTTCGTTTTGCCCGCCCGTTACATCTAATGCCTCTACATCTCGAAGGTCGTCAATAACTTTCTTTTGGAACTCTTCGTCATCTAGACGCATTGCGGACTTCTTCAAAATGTCAAGACGTAAGTGTTTCTTGATATATGCCTCGATAGATTCATCGATAACACTATCGTCACTCATGTCTCGTACCTCGTATAGCGCTGATACAGTTTCATAGTACTTTTGTTGCTTCTCCGCATCTGCTCGTTGTCTATCTAGTTTCTGCTCCACTAATGATAGTAATGTAGACTCCGTAGCAAGAGACGAGTTGCTCTTGTAAAAATGCTGGATGACTTGACAAATCTCAACGTACATGTGATTCTCTTCTAGTGCTGCTTTAGGAAGTAAAGGTAAAATCTCCTTTGCAAACGAAGGTGACTCTACCCCTTTCCTAAGTATCTCTTTAATAATAGGTTTCATTAAACCTCTCCTCCCTATAGTATGTTACTAGTATATCACACTCCTAAATAAATGTCAACCAAAACCTTGACTTGTTACGTGAGCTATGATAGAATGCCCGTGCTCATAACACTCTTCTGGTATACAGCTTTTGTACTCATCATTAAAGACAAGCCCACCATGCCACCAATCATCAAACATAGTTGCTGCTTCTTTTGAGTGTTCACCAGCCATCGCGATACCTGTCATGTAAGCTCTGTCAAAGATTCTAGCAGTATGCCTATTCCATTCATCCATTTCCTCATCGGTAGGGTTTATTAAATAGTCTATCTTTACCATGCACTCATCTCCTCATCTATAATAGATTGAATATCGTTAGAAACAGCAGCTTCTTTAGCTAACTGTTGCTGTTTAATTTCCTTACGTTTCTCATCTAGCTCTGTCGGTTTAATATTATACTTCGGAGTGTAATCTCCCATACTAGCAATGAAAGACTCTTGCTCTAACACAAATGGAGAGAACTCTCTCGTAATCGCATCGATATCTAATTGACTAAACTTCGTTACAGGTACCACGTTGAATCCAACTTCCTTGAATGCATCATGAAGGTTGTCCCATGAAATGTAATTGCCTTTGTACTCTTGGATTAAATCTACTAAATTGAAGAAGTTGCGATACTTATCAATCTCAATCATCTCGTTTAGTATCTTCTTCCACTCGTCCATTGTACCTTCTGCATTAGGTAATAGGTACTTACCAATCGTATGACACACTTTATTATACCAATCTGTATCTTTATTAATAACTGATTTCGGGTTGTCGTGTTTTGACGAATTGCTCAGGTCCGCCAAAGTTGTACTAAACATAGCCGACAAGTATAACTCTGTCTTAGTTACATCTCGTGTTCCGCGTGTTAATAATAATGTTTGTCGAACAATGAAATCTTTAATCGTACGTTGCGTAGATTCGCTAATACCTTTCGCTTCCATAGTCTCACTAACATTATTAAAGTAGTTAAGCATACTCAAACCTTTGTTCGTTGTAGGTGTGAAGAATGCATCGAACTTGTTCTCTAGTGTGTAATCATTGTAGTTCGTAGATGTCAACGCATAGTTACACATACTAATGATTACATCGAATGCATATTTGTCATATACTGCAACAGCTTTCCATTTACGGAGTTCACCTTTATCACAATACTTAATATGATTCTTGTAAATCTCCATACCTTCCGCAGACTTAAGTGTGCTCAAGTAAGGTAGTGAGTTGTTCTTACCACCAAGTCTACCAGTGACTAATGCATATCGGTTCATCTGTGCAGAAAGGTACGTACCAATATCGATACCCTCTTCCTCACACATCTTGACAAAGTTTTTAAAGTATGTCATTTCCTTCGAACCGAATACACCATCCTTGAATGGGGAATAGTTCTGATTGATTTGAGGAATCTTACGAGTCATGACGATATAAGAGCTGTCCTCTTTATTCGTTTCCACGTTCTTCTCGTGTCGTTTATTATGCGATTCGATAGCTAAATAAGCATACCGTGTATACATAATCGATACGATATACGCTTTGAAATCCTCAACTGCGGTAGGTGACTTCTTAAATGTCTCCCATCTAGGAATAACACCTTCGATAATATCATTGTTTGCTAGAGTATAAGCGTCATTAGTAGCACGACGTTTTAGTAAATCCGCCTCAATCTGCTTGCTGTTACGGCGCTTACGGTCAGTTTTTGGCTTACGTTTTGGAGCCATAGCTAATACTTCACCTTTAATTTCGTCTGTAGTACGCTGCTCAGGTTTCGTACCGTTAACTAAAGATGATTCTTCAGACGTAGCGAACTGAACAAACTCTTGGTTGAACACGACTAATGTCTTTCCTCCACGACCGGATTTAGACACAACGTCACATACTCCCATCTCTTTAAGTTTGTTTAACTGTGTGCTAATAGTGCTAACAGACTTACCGACAAGTTTCCCCATCTCCGTCTTAGTCATTAGAACAGTCTTATCGATTGTTGTTTTAGCTATTTCCGTTAACTCAACCAGTAACTGGTGACAGCTAACACCACCGTTTTTAAAGAACGATGTATTAATATAAATGCCTTGGTTCATAGTAGTTTCCATGTTCTCTTCTCCTTATTATTTAGTTATACACCCTAGATAGATTTATAGTATAGACAGTGTACCACATTTCAAAGTGCTTGTCAAGATGTTTTGTGAATTGTCTGTAAAAGGACGTATTTAGTTTGTATAACTATTATAACACAGGATTAAAACTCGAGGTTTTCCTCGTCCATGAACTTCTTGTCAAAGTAGAATTTACCCATAAGCTTGTCCACTACACCATGGAAGTAAGCAAAGATTGATTTCTTGAATCGTGTACCAGCTTTCATTTTCATAACCAACTCTTTAAGCGCGATGTAACCAATGTGAGCTTCCTGCTCTTTGTTGAATGCTGCTGTTGTATTGTTTTGTAACACTACTCTCCATAGCTCTTCGATTGTTTTCGCTTTAGAGAAATAAGAGTTTGCTAGATTAGTGAAACGTGGATTTACCCAGTGAGCTACAAATTCCGCACTCTTTAAGTTGTTTACTGTATCTTCAGTAGAGATATTATTATTACGTTGTTTATATGTTTTAAATGTTTTTGTTTTAAGGTCTTGGGTAGTTGTTTTTTTAGCCGGACATTTAACTACTGTTTTTGCAGGTTCCTTGTTGGACTCTTCCTCTTTTACGATTGGTAAAATTGTAACGATATTTGATGTCTGTCTCATATCTGAAGGACGCTTCATATCGTATTCTTTTACCATACCTAAATCACGAAGACGAATCATTAATCGTTGAATCGTTTTATAGCTAACTTCTAAAATCTTCGACATAGAACGTTTCGTTAAAAAGCTCACGCCGAAGTACTTGCAGCTGTGCTCCTTAATAATCATGATAAGTTTAGATAAGTTCTGTTTCATGTCTCCACGAACATCCAACTTCTTAATCTCATCACGGTATACGCGTACTACTTCGTTCATTTCATCTACAGTATTAAAAGTTACTAAACTATTATATGTTTCTTCGCATGCAACTAACTCAATGTTTGTCTTAGCCATCTGTAACATCCTCTCGTGTCGTTTAATATATTACGAAGTATATAATAGAAAAAGAGAAATAGCAACAACTATTTCTCTTAGTAGGACAATTACTATTAAAGTTTTACTAGTTTCACATCGAACTTCTCTTCTTTGTAGAGGCGCAAACGCTCTTTACTATGGGCTTTTAGTATTTTATGAGTCATATCCACAAAGTCGAAAATTACAGTTTGGTTTCCATCCACTCCATTAAGTCGAAGTCCACGACCAATACGCTGTAAAATCTGTCTCATGGATTTACCACCATTCAATAATACCATACAACCAATCGAGTTAATAGAAATACCTTCATCAATAATAGTTGATGCGACTAGGAAGTGTAACTCATTGTTATCGAATCTTGTCAGGAGGTCCGTACGTTCTTCCAGTGTAAGTTCCCCATGAAGGAATCCAACTTCGTAACCTTTTTCTTGCAACATTGCGACAGCTCTGTTACCATGTTCAATATGAGTAACCGTAAGAACTACTCCGGCTTTCTTGGCTTCGTAGAATGTTACTGCCATCTTAACGCCCAGTGCAGTACGATGGTCGTTTTCTGCGATACCAACTTTGTAGGCTTCTAGATAATTTTCTGCAAGTTGGATGTTCTTCGGTTCCTTAACTTCTAATACTCGGATTCTAGGTTTAGAAGAAATACCTCGTTTAATCATTTCATCATTCGATACTTTAGCGATGATATTACCGAACAATGCTTCTAGTCGATGTCGCATGATTACATCTTTAGGGTCAACAGTACCAGTCAATCCGATACGATATTGTGCATTTTCCATAGCTAGTACATTGTTGTACCAAGTGTCACCTTTCGCACGTTGACACTCATCGGCGATTAGTACGCGTACTGAGTTGACAAAATCATTCGCTTGTTTCCACTTATCGAAGTTCTTCTTATTCTTCTTTTCTAGTACCTTTTCAAATTTAACTTTGAACCCCATTAGCTCCATTTGTACTTTAGCTTGTGAGTACGTATTATCGTAAGCTAGTACAGTAAGTGCCTCTTCAATTTCTAAATCATTCTTCGTTTTAGGCGTCCAGTTCTTCAAGAAGTTTTTAATAAGCGTCTTCGTGTTAACCGTTCCTATAAATCTTGGAGCAATGTCTTCACTCATCTTCTTGAACATGCGTTCCTTAGCTGTTAATGATACACCCTTCTTTGGGTCCGATAATGCAGATGCAAGAGATGGACTCATTGCAAATACTAGTTTCTTATTTTTCACATCAAACTTACCTTCACCGATAAGACCTGTGTCTCGGATGTCAATGCCTAAACCTTCACAAATAGAATCACGTGCTTGCTGCAAGATATCCTTCGAGTGAACCATGAAGCATATTCTTTCGTCTCTGTCAAGTAGTGGCTGGAGTATCTTGATAAGACCTGTTGCTTGGAACGTTTTACCTGCATTCGTAGCTAGGTTGACAACTCCAGTCTGTTCTGCTAGGGATTGTTTTACAGAACTATACTGATAGTCATGAAGCGTTAATACTTCACCTTTTTTAATAACTGTAATTTCCTCATCGATTGAGTCCTGATGGATAAGTGGTGATGGTCTATCATCTTCGATGGTATATGTCAACATTTTTATATATGTCTGCATGTGACGAATACCTTCTAGGAATCTATCAAGGAAGCCTGTAGGGAATTTATCGTTTTTCATATCATAGTAATCTGTTATTCCGTCCCAGTGACCAAGCTTGTATACTCGTGAATGAATTGCGTTCGGGTCTTTTAATCCAAGTTGATGATGCATGTATTCTCGTACTTCATCTTGTAGTTTTACATTATTCTGGAAGTCTACTGTTGTGTAGCTGTTACCTACTTTAATTATCATTTAACTCTCTCCTCTTCTTTTGTATAAATTAAGTATATCAGAGTTAAAAATTATAAATAAAAAAGAGTCCACTAAGTAGTAGACTCTTTCATCTTTTTCATCATTTCTGCTAGCTCCGCTTTCATCTTTGCAACTTCCTCTAAGTCTTGCTGGAGCTTAATAGAATTACGTAAATCTTGGTTCTGTTGTTCCATTTGTCTTTCCATCTCAGCGGTTGGTACAAAGACCAACGCGCCGGATGCTGCTCTATATTCTGCCATGCTATTCCTCCTAAGGTCGTATTCTTTGAATTACAGAAGCTGTCAATTTCTTAACACGTGGTCTAACCAGTCGGTTCGGAGCGTTCAATTCTAGTTTGTAACGGATAGCCTTATACGTTTTCTTGTCACTTTCTGGTTTACCATCTAACTGTGTATCTAGGTTAACAGTGTATACAAATCTGTTAAACTCTTGGTTATCTGGCTCCACCTTCAGATACGTATCAGGGATTTTAATCCACTTGAATGAACCGTCCGCATTGAGTGCGCTATCCAGTTGAACATACGGTGTAACTGTTGTGTTCGATGGAAGACTTGCACTATAAGATAGAGTAAGAGTATCGAATGGAGCTTCTGGTTGTTCTGTGTTAAGACTTGTGTACGTAGCCTTCTGCTTACTTACGAAGTTAACAAATAGTAAGTCATCCATTGATAGCATTGGAGAAATATATCTATTTGTTTTAAACGTTGCTCGTAACTTCGCCTCTTTAACTAGGAATGGTGTTGGTTGGCTCGCATAGTTTGCTAAAGGTAACCACTCCATGTTGTTAATGTTCCCTGAGCTGTTGGATGGTAATACTTTAACCTCCCACTTACAACCTGTGTTATCTGGTGTCAAGTAAGATGCCATTAGTAACAGACCGTTAGAGTCAATGTTTCGCATCGTATCAAACTCGATTGTAGGCTGCTTATCTAAGTTGAAATCAGCAGAGTAGACCTTGAACTTCAAGTCTGTTGATTGGTGAACTGACCAAGATACTGCGTTAGATGAACTGAATAGTACGCCGTTAACGTATGGCTGAGATGTTACAACAGTTCCATCCGCAATGTTTGTTTCACCCATCGTAGCTGTCCACATTGTATACTTCGAGCTATCTGTAATGAATACCACACAGTAGTTAACTCCTGCTTCAACCATTAATGGGTCATCAAGTGCAATCTTCGTTTCTACTAATCCAGTAGATGAGATGTTAATCTGGTTTGGCTTTAATACACGTTCTGCATACACAGTACGGTTAGGGTTACCGCCATCAGATAAACCACGAATCTGCATGATGATAGGGAGCTTGTCATCCTTCGTTGCAAAGAATACACCAATAGATGATACAACACGTGCTGCTGGGAATACGAACGATTGTGCTAATGGGTCATATAGCTGGAACGTTACGTGCGTACGTGTAATCGTATCAGTTGTAATCTTAGCTGTACCTTGTGCAGAGAATGTAGTGATTGCTCGACCGTCACCGATTGGTTTGTTTGGGTCACCTTTCGCATTCGTAATTACTACCTCACGAGTACCAGTACGGATGTTTTGTGGAATCTTGAATGTTCCGCGGATAACACCTTCTGCATCGGCTTTAGCTGTACCTGCCATTCCTCCCGTATGTCCTGTGTCTGGAGTTACTGCTGCTCTTACACCATCGAATAGGATGTAGTAGTCAGATGTTAATGGAGCAAATCCGTCAGCTCTAAATTTAACATCGATAGGACGCATATACTCAATCATCTCACTACGAGTTGTTTGAGCCGAACTCCACATCTCACCTTCAGCTTTATCTGTCTTAGACCAACCTAGAGAAGCCTCGTTCCACTGTGCTCCGCCTAGTAAATTCGTGTTATCAACTAACCACTGGTTGTAGTCATTTAACTGACCAAACTCTCCGTCTCCTTGGTGAGCCCACCATCTGTTTATTCTAGTTGATGTAAACTCTTCATTATACAATGTAACACGAGATTCGTCAATCCAGTTATCCGCAGACGGTGTTAATGCGATTGTACCGTTTGCTTGGAATACTTGGTATGGGTTAACGTTCATTGCGCTAGTCGCAATATTCTGTACAATCTCAGCAGTCTCTTTAAACGGTGCAGTGATAATACGTCCATTCGCACCCCATGCTTTTGCATATGATTCGTTCTCTAGGAATGTAGGACGAATCTTTTTATCATCCGGTGTATCTGTCGGGATTGTGATATGCGCATCGTCAAAGCTGTAAGATACGTCTGTTAAGTCCTTATCGATACGAGAGAAGTCTGTGAATGGGTCTACGAATATACCACGTAGTCTTAATGGCTCTTGTCCTTTTTGTGCTACACGCTCTAAAGCTAGCACTGCTTGGTTCGCTTCTACATGTTCAAGTCTAGCTTTCATAAGTTGTAAGTCTTCGAATCGTAATCTAGTTACTGCTGTATTCTTTACGACTGCTTTCTCCGAGTCTGGGTAAATATGAATGTTACCTAGCTTCAGTGATAATGGGTCCAAGTTACGAGGGATTGTTGCTTGTCCTTCTTCAGCTGGTTCCCCTTGATGGATATGGACATTACCTTTTGAGTCTAATGCTACAATGTCCTCCCTAGATAACGTTATTTCGAAATCGACACGAGTGATTGCATTTGCAATTGGCTGTTCTTTAATGAACGTGATAGTTGTTGTTCCACCGATGCCATTTGCATTCGCTTTATATGCTTGTGTGTAATCAATTTTATCTGCAAGGATTTTATCGTATGTGAAACTTGCTGTATAAGCTGTACCAGCAGTTGGTCGTTTTGCATCTGCGATAACTTTACCATCTACTGTCTCACCATTGACAACCCAGTGAATATATGATATACCACCACGAGTAACGAAGTAGTAATCTTTGTTATGCACATAAGTTACCGTATTTGTTTTTACAATCGAACCTTCACCTTTAATATTCGTGTATTGTGTAGGTAGCGCATCGTCATCACCTGTACCTGCTCTAGTCATTGCCTGTACTGGACTTTGGTATTGAGATGACATGAAGTTAATCTTATTAACGAACATACTATTTAACACGATGGGTTTATTCGGTTGTGTTGTATACGTAGAGTTGGTAATAGCTGTTGTGTGTCGCTCTTTTGGAATCTGTATTAACGTTGTAGAGGGTTTCTCTACACGCCAACCATTAACGTGAGCCACACCTTTATCGACTACAAGAGTGATATAGTTACGAGCGCTGTTAGCTGGTTCCTCTTTGATATACATTTCGAATCCATTAATCTGATAAGAGCCGAGAGTTTCGCTGTCGAATGTAGCAATTGCTCTATTAACTAGGTCTGAGTCCGGAGTAACAGCTTTTGTAAATAACTGCCCGTCATCAAATACGTAGATTGTAGTTGCGTCAGGGTCGTTGTAAGTAAGTACTACCTTCTCTTCTAGTCTATCAGCACCTTCAGATAAATAGTTCGCGACATCCTGTGTCAAATCTAGTAACGTTGGGTCCATAGCTGCGGTGATAACTTTAGATACTAACTTAACGCCAATCTCCTCATGACCTACACCAGTGAATGTTTTTAGCTCCTGTTCTTCGAATGTTCGAATCTTACCTGCAAGATATAATCGACCTTTACGAACTCTAATACCTGTTATCGCGGATGCTGGGTCATTTGTAGCTCGTAAGAACTGGAAGTTCATGTCATCTTGGATAGAGCCATCTTTGAAGATACTATCACCCAGAGCACCTAAATAGTGACTCTGGATGGATTGTAACTCATTTAGTTCGGATTGCTGCAATGCTTTATCCCCTTGGAACAGGACTTGAGTCCTGTTCTTAGTAGGGTCGAATCTATCGTAGTAAGGTTTATCTTTAAAAATCTCTTGAGGCATATGCTAGTCTCCTATTCTTTCGTTATTTTTATCATGGATTCATGGATGATATCTAACTCATCTATTCTCTCCTGTTTGTTGTTACCTTCAATATAGGGGATAGTGTCACCCTTGTTAATCATGATGTTTCTTAACTGTACTGTTTTATTTAGGTTAGTAGGAGTATCAACAAATCGGATACGTCCCATCGTACCTGTTGTGTTCGCTAATGCTTGCGAAGAGAAAGTGTACCTAGTCCAGTCTTTCGTGATGTTAAAGAGTGGGCTATTTTTCTCGTAGTATCCGTTAACGTAGAAGAATAGTCTTAGATACATTTGAACATCTGTATCGTCTGTTCTCATGTCAACCGATATTGTTACGTTATCTCCTGCTTTAATGTCTTTCCATACATCGTTGTATGAGCCGAGCTGTAAGAACGCATCTCTTGGTTCGATACATTTCAGTTCTGCGTATCCTTGAGCTTGTGTGTACGTACACTTCGTAACACGAGACTGACGTGGCATGTTAGCTAGAGTGAACACTTCACTATCTCCGTAAGGGAAGTTCGTATCTACGTTACTATTGATGACCTTATTCTTGTTGTACGACGGTAGATACTCTGCGATTCTATTTGCAGGAGTGAAGTTAGCTAGCTGTTCTGGAGTCATCACATCTTGGAATCCACCTTCTGGGTTAACATTACCGAACTCGCTAATGTAAACTCCTCGATAACCTTTGTTACCTAACATACCTCCTTTTAAGTTAGCAGAATAGTAAACATGGTCTGCGCCCTCTGCGTTTATCTTATCCTGAGGAATCATGTACCACTCTTTATTAGCGAACTTAATTTTTGGATATGGTTTAGGTGAATTAGGATTAACAGCAGCTACCGGAATGATTCTCTCCATTCGCTTATATCCTATTATATCATTATCGACTACTGTGTAATATGTGCGGTCCTTGTTGTTAGCTAGATACGAGATGAGCTCTTGCGTATCATACAAGTGACTTGGTGCGCCAATATCTTCCGGAGCAACCTTCCATGGGTCTCGAACATCCTGACCTACATATACAGAAGGGTAACCTACGTAAATGTAGTCGCCGAAACATTGGATGTATATCCCTGCTGTCAAGGATTTGTACACTTCTGTAGTTAATACTACTGTGTTGTATATACGACCTTTGAAGTTACGTACATTGTCTGTACGCTGCCATGAACCATAGTACTGATATGTTCCGTCATTGAGTGCAGCTTGTAACTCTGTACCTGTACGATTAGAACCGTTACCTAAGTTTATTGGTACCGCGTTTACTAGCTCCACATCTACAGCTACTGTTATAGGCTTACCTAAATGTGCAAGCAATCCACTAGAGATAGTGTACTGGGCATTCTGGTTCATCGTGTACTGACTTATTAGATACTCTTCTGGAGCTTGTTCATAAGGAGCATTAAGCTCTCCGGAAGGCTTTTTGATAAGCATGTAGTTAGCGAACTCAAATGTACCTCCAGCTGGTAATGTACCTACCTCAAAACGTAGCGCTGATGAAGGTGCCATCATTCCTGCGGTCATTGTTGTCTCAATGTACAACCTCTGCCACTGGTTCGTTACCTTACCTGCAATGGCTCCGTTGTTAGGTGCGTAAGTCCAGTAGAACTCTAGGTTACGTGAATCAGTAGAAGATAACTCAGGTATTCTACAATCTACACTAAGAACCACTTTGTCACCTACTTTAAGGATGTCTCGACCACTTAACGTTTCCACCTTATAACGTAGGGAACCCCAGTTAGTTGCAGTGTACGCTACTGTACCACCGTTATACTTTCTGTTAGTGATGAACGATACGTTGTTGTGCCATATGTTGGAGCCTTTGTTTGGTTCTGCTGCCCCGTACTCTACGCCCCAGTCTTTCGTCCAAAGTAATAGATTTCTATTTTCACCTTTTGGAATAGAGTTTGGATTAGGTAGAGACAGACCTACTCGTAACTCACTGTACGTCAACTCAATTGCAGCTCTCGTTGTAGTTGCGTCAGTATTACGTCCTCGTAAAGCTAGTCTGATGTAACCTTCCTCATCAACGATAGAACTTCTCCATGATACCGGAACATCTATTCTATGGTCTGAGTTAACAAACTCCAATGTGTTATTCGTGTTCATTGCCTGTAGTGTAACCCACCGTTTTTGACCTACATTGTAGTACGACATCTCGAATCCGGAAGAAGTTGCCCCTGCGGATGTTAGAGCTCCACGAGCAATCATTCTAAATCCTAAATCAGATAGCAGATTCTTAGATACCTGTACTCGACCTTGGTGGTCATCTACCCCTCTAAAGATATGAGGTCCTATCGCCTTTTCGATTACGTCAGGAAGGTAGTACGCTGCCATGATAAACGGAGACTGGGTTAACTTTGTTGGGTCTTGCTCAACAGAGATATAACTCGTATTACTATTAGTCTGCAACTTATCATAGTCTGTAGCAGGTATTGGTTTCCACGAAGGGTCGTCGGGTAATGGTGTAGTTGGGAACCCTGTTGTAGTGAACACTGTTGTTCCACGTTTGAATTCTACTCGTGTAGAGAATAGGTCTGTCTTTAACTCTGTTTTTGCATCTGTTGCTGTATGTGTTACTCCCGTTAGTGCGATGTAAACATAGCCGTCTTGACAAATATACTTATCTATGTTATCTGGAGTTAAAACAATCGCATCGTCTATTAAGCCTGTCTGTGCAGATGTTATAACAGTATCTACGATATCCCATTCGCTCTTCAGTGCATCCCATCGTCTAGCAGAGAAATACATTCTCTTCCCTTCGTTAGCAGACGCGTTAATCTTGACTGATACGCGTAAGTTTCGTATTAGTCCTTGGATATACGCTTGCTTATCTTTTACGGTCGGTTTATTTGCAAAGAAGTTAGAGCCGTATCTGTCGGTGAATACTTTAAAGATATCGAACTGCATAATCTGTGATGGGTAAGAACCTATAGAAGAGCTAGAAGTTGTAATTAACTCCGCTCCATCCGCTGTATTCAATTTATCTAAATCTGGCTGTTTGAACCAATCGGCATTGTTAAGAGTCCAGTAATCACCTTTAACAATCTTCAAGTTTGTAATAACAATAGTTCCGTCTAAATAATCAGAACGTATGTTAAGTGAGTTAAATGGTACGTAACCCCTGTCCAATATAACTAGACGATGTACTCTACCTTTCATGTTAGATTTACTTATCATCGTTCTACTAAACTGCGGGTAAGGGTTGCTACCCTGTAATGTCAATGCAGCATTCGCAGGGATTTCCGCATTAGGGTCTTTTGGGATATACTCGTAATCGAATGCGACAGTTAACTTATTACCTTCAGCATCAGCGGAGCTTCCCGCTACAAATCCTGTAGGGTTTGTAGTTTGGTTTGAAAGACCTGTTACTGGGAAGTTGATTGGTGATTTGTCAACCAGTAAGTTAGTTCCTCCTATGATTCCTGATACTGGAACACCGGATAGAGGATACTGTACAGATTGCGCTGGAAGTGTCGTGAAACTAGTAGCATTTAACGCTGTAGGTATCTCATCCAGAACATCCAGTCTAGCTCCTCGTAAAGTAACTGTACCAATAAGTCCTCTAGTGATAAAGTTAATCCAAACTTTGTCAACAGTACGGTTAGGGTCAATCTCATACTCAGACTTGAGGACTACATCAGAATAGTTGTAGTTAGGTAATGGGTCTATTTTACCTACACCGTAAACAGGACTGTTAGTAGGTAATTCACGACACTGGTACCACACATCATTACCTGTTGTGTACTTAACTCGAAGTTCCATTCCAATCCAGTACTGAGTACTTCCTTCTCCGTCTGTTTTAATCTGTGAGATGTCCTTTGTTAAGTTAAGGCACATTTGTATTTTCTTACGGTTAATTAACTTAGCAAACTCAGGTCCCAACTCTATCTGTTCTGATGCAGGGTTTGATGTCAAGCTGGTATGCGTTCTTGACACTATCTTATTCGAAACATCAGCAGGGAACGCTGTTGTAGAACTAACCATTGAGTTTGTACTCGTGTAAACGTTTCTCGGCTTCATAAGGGTAGTCTTATCAGCTGATGTAGGAATAGTTCCGATACCTGCTGGTCTCCACATCTCTAACCAGATATTCGACTTCGTAGCGTAGTTACGGCTTCTAAGAAGTTTTGCTTCTTGGATTACATAGTCATTGCGATTACGGTTAGGTAGTCGAGTTAGCTTAGCTGTAACACCTGCTGGTTTGAACTTACGGATTTCATCAAGAATCTCTACAGGTACGTGTTTCGTGAATCGTACATCAATAACTGCTGATGTGTAGTAACGCCCTAGTAAGTGGTCCGGTCCGTTTAGTTTAGATTTATTTAAGAAGAATACATTCTTGAAAGGCTCATAGATTTCCACGTCTGCTTCTGGGTCATCTAACCATTTCTCGATAGCATCCTTGATAGAGCCGATTGTTCCGCGCTCTGTAAGAATCCAGTTAATGATACGACGACGGTAGTCTTCGTCTTTCTCGTTATCCTTACGGAACACACCGAAGATGTCTCCGTACTCATCTAACCATTCTCCTGTTGCAGTTTCTAAGTTCGCATCTTTAATTAAATCCATTGCGTCTTTCTCTGCATCTGTGAAAGCGTCCTCTATAGAAGTAACGACAGCTGTGTGGCTGTCGTTAACTTTACCTAACATTGATTTCCAAAGTGGATGTAAATATTTAATAAAACTCATATATGCCCTCCTATTTCAAGTTTACTTTGACTGTACCAGCTCTGATTATCTCGCTACCTTGTGTTAATAGATTTGAAGGTGGCTTCTTATAAACGATGTCGTATACTAGTCTTTTATCTACATCTTTAATTATACAAGATAAGTCTGTCATGATAAGATTTTGGGACACCTGCATACCGTTTAGGTAGTTCTCGATGGCAAATCTTATACGGGTATTTAATGCATCTGTGATAGCTGCTTTTGGTTCAATGATAACATCTACATCCACATCTACTGCTAATCTAGTTACAGGTTTAACATCTACTCGGATACCTGCTGCTCGATAGTTTTCAAGGGACTTCTCGATAGCTGTTTTAACGTTATCCGGTAAGTCACCGTTGTTATCATGAGCGTATACATTGACCTTACCTGTGAACTCTTCGATATAAACACCTGATACCTCTGGGACTAATCTAGTACCGTACTCTAGTGCTGGTTTCGTAGCTTTACTTAATGACTCGATGTACTGACGGAATCGAGAACGTAACAGTTCTAGTGGCTCCTCATCCTGACCAGTCTGTACGGCTGATTTATTCGTAGATGATTTGATATTCGTAATCGGAGTTACCATGATATCAATCGCATTCGCTGGTACGTTACCAATCGTACCGGATTGTGTGCAGTATACTTGTACGACCGCTGTTACTGCCCCTTGAGGAATGTAGTAGTCTTCTAGAGTCTCGTAGATGTTTGCGTACTCTGGATAACTAGATGTGAATCTAGTACCTCGAGGTATCGGCTGGATTACCTGTGTTGGGTTATTAAGGGTAATCGTAATCGGAGTGTACGCTTTCTGTGGTAGCTTACGTTCGAACCCGAAAGAGCTGTATACGCCCTGTGAGATAGCTTCTAATAGATTCTCCTCTGTCATTACATAGAACGACTCTAACTCCGTTGCAACGGCTTCGTAGATAGCTCTAATTGCAGAACCTACTGAGAAGTCATTTATCTTATCGGTAGATGTTAAAGTCTTGTCGACCATCTTTCTATAAATCTGACTCATACTTTTAAATTTCATGTTGACCTCCTAGTTTAATAGTGATATGATACCACTAGTGTTAGCACTAACGGCAAAAGTGAAAGCCTCTTCTGTCGTAATAGTGTATATTGACATTTCTACTGTAAGTGTGTTACCATCAAAAGTGTTAGTACCTCGTTCCACATGCTTTACCCTTCCATCAGTACGAATACAACGCTCTATCTCATTCACCGCACGTAATGCAACTTCTTCGGTTTTCTTACTCCCCATGATATCTGCTAACACAGAACCATAGTTAGGGTGATTCAAGTAACTACCCTTAGGTGTCAATAACCGTATCAAGATAGATTGTTTTAGATTTTCAATACCCCTACAAGTCTTCAAATCCTTCTTGTAGTTCGTACTAGCAGGATGACTAATGTCCCATCCATTACCATTAAACCCCAGTATCTCACCATCAAATCCAGCAGCCCCTTTATCATCTAGTGCTGGTAAAACATCGATGTCCATACCCAATGTGATATCGTAGATGTTAGCTGCGTTAAATTTGTCACTGTATTTCATAGAGGTTAATACTGTAGCTCTGTTATCATCGTTAACGGCAAATGTTAATGTGTCACCTACAGTGAGTAAGTGTTCTGGATTCTTCATTTTCTCAGCGACCGTATTCACTATGTACGGATATCTGAGTTTGTTAAATTCTGCTAGCTCTCTCCACCTTTGTGCATCACCTAGTTTGTGTTGTGCGATAGATTGTAGAGTATCTCCGCTTGCAATTATCTTTTCAATATACTGTGCCAATTATCGCACCTCCAATCCGAATGTTGTCATCGATTCTACTTGGTTCTCCATGTAACCGAATGAAAGTTCAAAGTCTCTAAATGCACCAATCATGTGACGATACTTACGCTCAGTAGATAGATAGTCTGTGATGTAATTTACATTCTCTCTCACTCGCATAAAGTCTTTTCGTGTCAGATATGAAATGTCAGAAGATTCACTCTCTATTGTGTATAAGATAGCAAAGGCTTCTAGTACAGTTGAAACGATTAGTGTATACATTCTAGGGTTTGTACTTGACAAATCAGAGTCTCTTGTTAGAGCCACTACTGTTCTTTCATCCACGTCTAGTGTATTTTTTGCTATCTGGTCAGCTCTTATCTTCTTTAGTACTAACATTGCTACCGCTGATAACGCGAATGTCGGTGTGTATAGTTCTGATTTGAACATTGGCGCATCGTTCATTGTATTAAAGGGAATCACACCGTTTTCCATCGGATACACGCCGGAACAAAATGTTACTAGTACATCCGGTTTAGATTGTACTTCTTTCATATTAACTCCACCTTCCATAATAACCAATACTATAACCTAATCCAGTAGTTCCATAGTTATAAGCACCGTTGTTAGAAATTTGAGGGTTGACAGCTGCGTTATCATTCTTTGGTCTGTAACTTCCTCCATTACCTTTATTATACACGTCATCTCCTACCGAACCGTCACCGGAAGGTCTAGTTGGGATTGGTACGCTTGTTTCTCCATTAGGGAAAGGTGTAGGTAGTTTAGGATAGTTAGGTGATGGTCGATAATTACCAGAGTCTGGAAGTGTAGGGAATCTATTACCTATCTCTGGGTTTACTACATCTGCATCTGCTGGTTCTGATGATGCACGGATGATTATGAACTTCATACTATATCGGTATAACAATGGTGACTGCGCATCCTGTGAAATGGTAATACCTTCTGGTGCTAGTGTAACTATATGACTCTCATCATTTGTAAAGTTATGAAAGAAGAACTCATTTTTAGATAGCTTACCGTTACCTCCAGTAGCTGCGAAGTCTGCTATGAATTTCTTCATCTCTTTAATCTTATTAACCCCTCTATCGGACGTTTGCCCTGTAGGGTTGAATCCTGTTGTACCGGAGATTGTTAGCGTAGGGATATCATCTTGGAAGTCCTCTACGATAATACGACTCTTCGTTTTCAATGCTGTAGTTCTGTGTGGTCTCGACTCTTCCATAGACTCTGGATTGAGTGCGAACCGGAATGTTCGACCGCCTACTTCAAATGCGATACGTTGTAATCTAGATTTACCATTAGCAATAGACATTTAGTTTCCTCCTTTTCTCGTTTTTAATATAGCAGATAAAGAAAAAGAAGGGAGCTATTCGCCCTCCTTCTCTCCCTCGGATTCTTCAGTTGGTTCTGCTTTATTCTGACTAGCGTTGTAAAGGTCGACTAGCTGCTGGTTTTCCTCCATAAGTTGTCGTATCAGAGCTTGTGCTACTAGATTATCCTTCGTTAGGTCCTGTACTTTCGCTTCCAGCACCATCAGATAATACTTGTCCTGTACTTGAATCTGGTTCTCCTGCAATTCTTATTCCTCCTTCTATAGTTGCGTTAGGGTCAAAAGAATACCAATCTAACGTTAGTAAATCTTTTGTCGTTTTCGCGGTCATGATTGCTTCATTAAGTCTAATTAACTTCGTATCTAGTGCATCCTTATATGAGATTACCTTTTCAAATAAATCTATAAATTCATCCCTCGTGTGAGTTACGACACCAGAATCCTCGGTTCGTATGTCTACTGATTTCTTATCTGTTGTTTGTAATAACACACGAATACCAATCATGTCAACCTGTTTCTTTATCGTGATGTCATACATTCGAAGTGTTTCTGGATGAACAAATCCTGCTTCGATTTCCATCTGATGAATCTCTTCGGTCTCGGCTAACTTCAGTGTTTTATGGACGGTGAGAATCATATCCATAGTAACCTCGTTAAATGTGACACCGAAGTTATTAGCTAAGTCTAACACGAGCATGTTCTTGTGTTCGTAGGACAGCGCGTCATAACCATCTTTCAAAAGATGCTCTTCATATGGTTTATTAAAAATCATGTAAGTCACTCCTTAGTTTGGGTATTTTAGTTTAGGTACTGCTGTAAGCTCTGCTGGGTCTGCTTTATAAGTAGTTAAGTAGAATCTCATTTCACCTAACACTACTTTTGTAAGCTGTGCTCTAATTATAACCCATATTTTCTTTTCGAAGTCTATAGGGTTCATTGTGTCTACCGGATACATCTCCACATAAGGAATATCAGTAGGAACGTATGACCAACCTGATTTACGTTGTAAGAAACCTGCTTCCATCATTTGTACATTGTATTGTGAAAGAACTGTTCCATCGTGAGCGTACATATCAGCTGCTAATTGTTCCTATACTGTTTTAATCGTAGACTTTCTAGCGTTGTAATCGTAAGATACCTCATAATACTTTTGTAATGTTGTCATTTTGTTGCCTCCTCTAATTTTGTAAGTCTTGCATTTGATTCTTGTAGACCTTTCCATAGTACACTTAACATAGCGTAGTCCTTGATTAATGTGTCATCATCGTTAGTCACGAGACTGAGAGATTCATTGATAAGCACACCTATGTCTTTTTTGATTTTATTATGGTTAGGTTGTCGATATTCATCTTTATAATCATAAGAGTAAACGTTATTACCATTGATAATATCTGTTGCGCTAATATCTAGTAGTTCGATATTCTCTTTGTACTCTGGTCGAGATGGGTTCGCACCTGCGTTATTGGAGAAGATGTTCTCGAAGTAAGCGGTCATTCTTCCTCCGTTGTTAGAGTTTGTGAAAGACATCGCTCCGTTTGGTGCCATGTTAGAAGCTGATAGGTTCATCCTGTAGTTAACGCCACCTAGTGTAACCGTAGTTATGTTACTATCCGTTTCCGCTAATAAGTTAAGAAGTATCGCCGCCTGATAGTCACCATTACCCTTCTTCTGGAATACCCCCCATGAGTTACCGGAGTTAACTCCCGTTTGTGCTTTTAAGTTGCCATACGCGTCTACGAATACACCTTGAAGACTACTAGTATATAAGTTTCCCGCTAAACGTAAGTCTGATGTAGTTCCTAGCTGATACAGGATGTTCTTATCGTTCATCATGATTCTATCATCTTTTATTCTAAACGATACATACTGCGAATTGGCTGCTGCTGGATTACTCTCTGCACCAGTTTTCGGGAATAAGAGAACCTGTGTCTTAACGTTATCACTAACATAAGCTGAACCTGTTACTTGCAGTTTGTTCTCACCATTACCCGAAACAGGAATCATGTTAACCCCTAATGATTGGGTTTTAGCATCCATGAACGCGATAGGCGTACCTTTGTTTAGTATGAACGTTGTCTTTACCTCAGGAGAAACTTTATCCTTTATCGTAATCTCAACTTCGTATATCTTATCTACGTCAAATATTACAGATGTTGTTGTCGCTTCATACGTATTGGTACCTTTCGTAATAGTTGCGAAACTTACTGCGGCATCAAACGCGCCTCCTAAAACACGCTTTCTAAACGTTCTAGTAACAATATCATTTTTATTCTGACCGCTAATTGTTAGTGGTGCATAAGAACCTGATGCGGTTACCTTTGTGCTGGCTTCGAAGTTGTTCTGCCTAGCTCCTGTACCTATTACTGTTGGAGGAGAATAAGGTACCATCGTTACACCTGTTGATACTGGAGCGGACATTCCTCGCGAATCTATAGCAGATACGGTACAAGTTGTATTTGCGGATGCATTTACCGTACCAAAGTTGGCTACAACGTTACCTGATGCTGGTGGAGTTACAGGTACGGTTACCCCATTAATTGTAAAGTCATAACGTGTTATTGTTGCCCCTAACTTAGCCGCTGCCCTGTTTGCCGCTGGAACCGTAACTGTAACTTTTGATTGTCCTTGGATAATCATAGCTGAGTTACCTGTTATAGCTGTAGTTACCGAGTTAGTATCCACCGCTGGGAATGAACCAGAGAATGTAGGTGCGATATTCATTCTCGATATGTCTATACCTCCGTTTGAATATGAAGGTGACACGTTATTTGTGTTTAGCACAACACCTTCACACATCGTATCCACTTGATAGGTTACGAGTCTAGCGGTTCTGTCTGGCATCGTATCCGTTGCTATCTTATCCTGCTCAGCCTGTGTAAATGAGATATCAAACTGTTCGGTATTAGGTGTATAAATTTTTCTATATTTTGCTGTGTCTGCTGCTGGAGGATTACCGTTACCATCATAGTTCATGTGTACACATACGTGAACTCGATATTGTAATCTGCTATCAAAGGAGCCTATCCTAGCTCGTATTACCTCATTGACAAATAGCGCGGGGCACGATATGAACCCTAAGTTGGGTCGGTAATACCTTCCTTCTGGTCCCCATTTTTTACTACCTATCTGGTTTCCTCCGGAGTCGTAGGTGACAGCGGTTGCCCAGAGTGCCATTTCACTTCGGTTTCCTAATGCCTGTGCTAATCTCTGTCTCAAATCTTGCCGAGCGCCTACACTATAATACGCACGTGTTCCAACTCTTGTCTGCGTATCAATTAGAGTATCAGTGCCACTCGTGTTTTTAACCCATAGTTCAACTGTGTGATAAAATGTACTGTTGTTCACGTTTAAATCAATCCAGATGTCATCGGGAAGATACGCCATCGGTTTTGATGCTACTGTACTCTCTCGAGCTATCTTGTCTGCTACGACATCTCCGCCGTTGTTGTGTAAAGAGAATACGTCAGAATCCTTACCTACAGATAACCTAAATCTTAAATCACCACTGGCATCATGAGCTTGTTCCCATGACGCATTAAGTACCTGCGTACCTTGACCTCCGTTAGGGTTGACAAATTTAAAATATTGTGTATTTCTTGCTTGCTCACCGAATGATGAGTAAAGATAAAATGTAAATGTACCTTTTGTTTCATAACCGCTATTTGTACGGTAGAAGTATACCGAAACGTTAATTCTACTAACGTTTCGGTTAGGGTCTGCCCACGCATCCCAGTAACATCTACCTTCTACATAGGGGTTCGTTGTACCTATTACAAATGAACCACTTGCCATTAAATAACCTCCCTAGTAGTTTGAAATAAATGCCCAACCTGCGTTGTTCGTATTCTCTACGCGTAGTATCTTGATTGGTCCCATATTTATCTCATTTTCTGCTCTTAACTTTTTAGTCCAAGTCTCATCACCATCCAGTCGGAATATCTCTTCCGGCTTACCGTCCCTGATGTAATAACCTGCAAATTTCTCCGGCGTTATAACGGTATAACCGATTTCTGCGCCATCCTTATCTACCTGAGATACTCGGATACCATTTAAGTTCATACGAACGTTGGTATTGTAGTTCTCCCCAGTAGACATAGTCCACTTAATAGGTTTTTTACCTATGTTAACCATTATACCAGAAATCTGAGCTACGCATTTTGGTGCGGCTATAAGTACTAGTCGAATCTTACTCTTTGTTGGAGTAAACTCGAAGTAAGATGGCATAAACGCACTGTGTTTAATGCTGCTATTATCTGCTAATTGACCTCCACTAATCGTTGCCCAATCACCATCTGTTGTTGGGTTCTCTAGTTGTGATTCTTGTACTAAGATGTTGAACCTATAGTTCCCATCTCCGGCACTCATTTTTTGTAGGAAGTAACTGATAGTATATGGTTGGTTAGGGATAACATTAAGAACTTGAGCTATCGCAGTCCAACTAGTGTTAGGTGATTCGTTAAACATGAATCCACTAGTGAAACCTAATGCGTCTAACGCGTTAGTTTGAATTCCTACTGGTTGGTGATAAGCTGGGTTTACCATGTCATCCCAGAAAGTGAACGTCTCTTTATTTAATTTAGCACTCATCGACCTGTCAAAACCGATGGAATTTTTAACGATGTTCATACCACCTGATGCGAAGAATGCTGCTGTCCATGAACGGTCTAACTGTTCAATCTCAGACTTTAGAACATACGGTGTGAAGTCGATGTTCTTCATTGCGTCCTCTAACGCTTTCTTCTGGGCTTCATCCTTTTGCGCTAATTCATCTTTTGTAGCTAAACCAGTCAAGTCCCCTTTGTCTGCTTTACCTTGCAGGTCTGTAACATTGGCTTTATCTTGCAAACCTAACTCGTACTCACGTGAACTAAACACAACACTCTTGATGGAATCTGTCTCTACTTTTGTTTCTGCGTTAGCTATACGACGTTCCAGTACAGGTATAAGGTACCTAGTGTCCTCTTGAGCAGTTGCTAGGTTGTTCCCATACATAAATGTACCATCTTTGTCGAAGAACGTAGGAGTCCAGTCTACGTACGAATAACGGATGACTGTAGGTGATACTTTATCAGGGTCTCCGATTAAGTCAATAGCTCCAGTGAATGAGCAATAAGATTCGTATGGTAAGCTAAGCGCATAAACAATTTGCCATTGCTGCCCTGTTTGTTTTAGTTTTATCGGTGGTGCGACCTCAATTGGTCTCTTGTACGTGTCTGTAGCGGCAATCTCTCCTCGGTTTATAATCGCTAGGTCTTTTTGAACATAACCTATTGGAGTGAAGTTAGGAGCAACTCCGCTAGTCGCGTTATACGGAGGGAATGAGTAAACAGTAGCCCCGCTAGGTGCAGTTTTTTGAACTGGTTCGCCTTCGAACAACTTCCATCCTCGTAAGAAAAATGCTACGTCTTGACCTTTTACCTGATACGCGCTAGTAACGTTCATCTCCTCGGCAGATACCAAGAATGATATATTTGCATTAGCGTAATCTACTTTGAACTGGTCTGGTTGTGTGAAGCTACCCGTCGCTAAACGACTAAGCTCTATACCTTTACCATTCGCCATACGAACCGTACCATTGTTTAGCATAGGTTTATCTGCGAAGTTGTTTAGCTGAACTTGGATATATCGCTTTCCTGCGAGAGCTACATTCTGGTTTTGGATAGCAATAGAGTACCCTGCGTCTAGCAGTATGTCTGCAAATCTATTAATCTTCGTTGGTTGTCCATCCTCTGTCCAGTAGAATTCATCACGGGATGCACCGTCGCCGTGAAACACTTCTTGTATTGTCATTGAAGAACGTGCCGTATCTGTAGTTCCATTCTTAGCTGTGTAGAACGTAGGCAGTGTCACACCCGCTATAGCTCTATTACGATTGTAGTATTGATAATCGCCATCGGCTCTTAGTTCTGTAGGGTTCGGTGAGTACTCTACTGTTTCTAAAGTTGGTCCCGTAGTCAACATGAAGTTACTAATTGTGACTACACCTACTAAGTTATCAAAACGTATCTGTAGTTTCGTTATACCGTTTGCAGTGAATGCAGGGTCATTCTTTTGTAACATAACGACGCCTGATGTAGGGCTATTTGGTGAAAATGATATTGTCGGTGTTATCTGCGTCCACGGTTCCCCTACTATTTGGATGTACATAGAACCTTCTAATGGTTTATTCTGGTAAGGGACGATTGACCATTGATATCCTACGAGATACTTACCGCTAGCTATTAAGTTTAACCCATATGAATTAATGCTATATGGCTGAACTGTTTGGTTATCAGGTTTACCTCCTGTACCTTTAAGACCTGTCACTTCTACAGGGGCTAGCGTGTTGTACGCGTGGTTGACACCACCTACATCTAGATTGTTTCGTGTATTACCTTTGAAACTTGGTAAAGCAATTGTAGTGATTGGTGCCGAGATTGATGTTGTTGGAACTCGTAAGTCAGTAGTTGAGTGTTGTCCCGTTTTACTAATCTTACCAATCTCTGTATTTACATCTTTAATACGGTCGTCAGTGTACGTTTTTTGTTTCTGTTGGACTAGCACTGTTAATGACGCATAAGCATTCTCATAATCCGCCCACGCTTTATCCCACGCTGTACGTGCAACATCCATAACTGTATCAGAAGAAGTGTCCCATGGATAAACTGTGTTTCTACCAGTATTCGTTTTAAGGGCTCTCAGATACGTTCTAAGCGCATCGTAAGCTGTAGTTAGCGCTTTGTATGTCGCATCGTTTACTGGGTCTATAGCGATGTCTCTAGCCTGTTTACGGATAGCGTAGAACTTACCTTTACCCCATGCGTCTGCATCTAACTGCGTGGATGTTTTCATATCCTGAGCACCTGATAGCGATTCACCTGTGATGTCTGCTAACTTAGTTTTAACTAGTCCACGCTCGAAACGAGTTAGATAGTTGTCATTACCAAGAGCATCCATGTTCCAGTTCGTGTTATCTGCATCACGTTTTGTATCTTCTGGAGCCGGAACCCAGTCCGCAGGAACTACACCTTTAACCAAGATGTGTGACTTTACTTCTAATTGACCTCCGTTACCTATCGCAGTGAAACTGATGGGTTCTAAACGTAACGTCTTATCTACGTTGTTTGGGTCATTAACTGTGTTCATCATGTCCTGTGTAAATGTAAATGTACCCCAAACCATTTTCCATTGTTGTGTAGCATTAACTTGTGGTGGGTTGGGCATTTTGGCTGTTGTGCTATCTACTACTGGAATCGCGGTAGTAGGGTCCACGAATGGAGTTGTACTAGGTGTTCTGTTATCTGTTGCATACATCTTTATAGGTATACCTGCTGCTGGGTTTGTTCCACCTACAGTTCTAACGTAACATGCATAAGTTAACATATCGCCTACATTGATAACTCCACTGGCAGCTAGCTTGCTTAGTTTGTAATCCATCCCTCCCCAGTTCTCTGCTGTTGTGTTTATCCATGTGTCCTGATTTGTTGCAGTCTGGTCCGGTGGTCTAATTGTGCTGGTACCGCCTTTATTTATCCATCCTCCTGATGTTTTTCCTTGTGGTGTTGCGTTGTTAGGGTCTGTTGGATTATTGGAATTCTGCGCACCGAAGTCACGAGAGCCGACAAATAAGTTACGGATGTTAACATCAAATCTATTAATCTCAACCCACTTACCTTGCTGCCACATCCACACGATACCTGTCCCACGGTCGTACCATAATGCACCTTCACGAGGATTTGTTGGCTCAACGTTACCCACTGTGATATCTTGGATGTTTGCAATTGTAACACTACCTGTAGCAACTGGAGGTTTTTTGTAGTCACAGAAGAATGTCGCTCTATCAATTACATCACTAGCATTGATGTTGAATGAACGCCCAGAGTTTTTATGAGCGTTGTTCCAAGCTGTATCCGCTGCTGAGTTATTGGATACACGAGTCCAAACGAAATCTGCAACAGCTACCGTACTTGTTACATCTTCAGTTCCTTTTGTAATCTTAGCTGCTAACGTAGAGTTAACTCCACCATTAACGAAAATCAAACCATTAGATGATGTCACTTCTACCTTGTACGGTAAGTTCTTAACTGTGCTATCAATCTGGTTTTGGATATCATCTAATGCTGTAGACGTCTCTTCTTGTGTCTTTTCTATCTTCATGTTCAAATCAAGGAACTGCTGCGTTACTTGTTCTGAGCTAACTTTGATAGAAATCATGTTGTACAGCTGAGTGATTACCGCGCTTTGATGAAGTGACTCTTTGTTAGCGTAATTTACTGCGTTCTCAAATGCCTCGACGATACGTTGTTCGTAACTAGCATCCGCTGCTTTATCCATCTCAGTTAACCATGAGTTAAGGTCGTTTAGGTATGTTGCTGCGGAGTCAGAGATGTCCTTCTTATCTTGTGCTGTCAAGTTACCATCTTGCATAGCTGCCATGACAGTAGTCTTTAATGCAGTATGGTCAGAGTTAATCTTGTCGTACCATTTTTTAACGGCTACCTTTTGCTCATCTGTTAAGAATGGGTCTAGTAAAATTGTTTGCGCACTACCATCTAACGTTAATTTCTTGTTGTCCATATCATCGATTAACTTAGAGATTTGTAGTTTGTTAGCATCGGTGATAGGGTTCGTGTTAACGTCGTTAGCAATATACTTTACTAGAGCCTCAATAGATGCTTGTAGTGAGTCTTTACTTTTACGAGCGCTATCCTTCATGTCCTTAATCTTCGCTTCAATCTCAGCAGTATCGATGAAGTATGTGTCCTTCTCTACTTTTGTTTCAAGACCGCCTTCAATCTCAGACATTGTAATTTTTAATAAAGAGAATTGATTATTAATTTGTTTTATGATATTCTCTAACTCAGGGGAGATACCTCCACCAGAACCACCAGAACCGATTGGCTTACCATTCACAAGTACACCCTCATCAGTAATCTCCATTTTCGTCTTAGGGTTCTGTAACACAACGTTACCATCCTTAAGGATTTCGATAGAAGATAGGTCGCTAGATTCTTCTTCTGGGTTCTCCGTATCATTCTTCTTAACGATTGAGTAAGAGCCATCTGGTCTTAGTTCTTGGTACGTAATACCTCCACCACTAATGTGACGAGAACCTAATCGGAATGTACCATCTGCTTTCACGAAGAAAGTTGTACGATGATTATCGTATACGCTTTGGTGTACGTATAACATTGTTGGCGCATCTGGAGATTCTGGTTCAATAAGTTCACCATTTGCATAACGAGAATGTGGAAGGTCCATGTAATCGAAATGTGCATCTTGTACGTACATGTTCTCTTGGTCACGGTCTGTCATGATTAGGAATGTTTTACCAGAGAATGTTATTTCGCGGTTACCACGACCATCTATGTTATCGTAAGTCATAGATGGGTACAGATTAAATGTGTTCCATAGCTCCTGCTGGATTGACTCAATTGAATCATCTGCTGCTGTGAAATCTGTACGAGTTAATTGTTGCTGGTCATCTGTCTTACCGTAGATGTTAATTACGATTGGTGTGTCTACCTGACCATCGATGAACCCGATTAATACTCGTGTGCCTACAGTTACTAATGTTGTAGAACCGTAGATGTTACCATTAGCTGTACGACCGGACATATGTGTTGGAAGCATAGCTGAGTATTTACCGTTATCGTTAGGGTTTTTCGTTGTAGAGTTGTTGTCTCTTACTGTGATAACGTCGACTGTATTATATTTATAGTTTACTTTTACGACATCAGCAAGAGCGAGAGTAACAAGATTGTTACCCTCTTTGTATTTACGTTTCATTTCTTTACCGAGTTGTGATTGAAATCTCATTGTTTCTAAAGGTTCAAATTCTACCATGAAGCAATACCTCCTCTTTTTTATATAGTATATCACAGTTATCCGACAAACCGTTTTACGTGTCCTTTAAACACTCGGTCCCAGTACGAACTACCTAAGTCTTCCTCAGTAATACCCTTATCCTGTGAACCTATAAATTTACCGTTTCCTGTGTATATAACTATGTGACCATCAGTCTTGTACGTATCGAACCATATCAGGTCTCCTACCTGCATCTGGGCTTTAACTTGGTTCTTATCAGAGCCTCGAGAACCTATTGTCTGGAGTCGTGAATCTGTTTTAATCGTATCTGTAGTCATCCCGTGCTCTCCGCCTTTTAGGTCGACACCGTTAAGGTTAAATATCCACCAGATGAATGATGAACAGTCCGTCTTGATTGGAGATTTCGTGAACGGGTTACCACCGGAACGACCACCACCGAATACATAGATAGATGGTTTCGTAGTCATCTCTTTTGCGATTGCTACAGCGTTCATTGCTACTGGTCCACCTGCAACAACTCCGCCACCAGTACCTGTATTACCTCCTTGTCCTCCACCAGCCATCTGTGCCTCTCTAGCAGCTTTAGCTTTTTCTAATAGAGTTGCCATTGTATCCTCACCTAAGTAACCGCCTTTGAAGTCCTCGGATTTACCCCATAGGTTTGAGAAACGTTTAGCTCCTTTATTTTGTAATCCACGAGTAACACCAATGATTGTAGAGTAACCGTTTGTGTAACTAAATTCGTGCTGTATAGATTCAATATAGAACTCCCACTCTGTCTCCTGTTCGAAGTCTTTGTAGTAGAGTTTCGTACCGATACGGAATGCAGGGTTACCAATTACACGGATATCACCAGAGTAGAAGTTAGGATTCTCGCAATACCAGTTATACAGTCTATCAGTGAATGCTTTTAGCTTTGTCCCATCTGCTGATTTTTCATTGTTAGTTGACTGGTTGACATCTCCAGTAGCAGATGATATAATCTGTTTATACTTCTCCGGATTGAACTTCTCATCCGCGATAGCATCAATGATATTGTTTGTCATAGACACAGTCATTGATGGGAATTGCGCCTTCAGTGAGGCAGACATTTCGGACTTCTTCTTACGGATAGTCTCCTTATCCATGAAACCTTGCTGGTTGATGTACAACAATAGTTCATCATAGGATGGTTGCTTAGCAGTATTCCCAGTATTGTTAGCAGCGTTACCAGTGTTTACGTTACCGCTTTGTGCTTTATTAGCAGATAACAAATATCTGTTAGATGCGTCTAGACGCTTATATCCGTACTTCTTAATTAGGTCCGGATGGAAACGAGGATATACCCCTAAATCTAAACTAGTAAACTCCGCGATGTTTGGTGCATCCACGCAATAAACTGAGTAAGCTTCGTTATCATTTCTACTGTAAGACTCCTGCAACACTATATCACTCGTAATATCATAGGACTGTAAGTTGTTCCATTTATCAGGGTCGAACGGAGTAGGGCGCATTAGTGCTATACAACGTCCGTCTTTTGTGAATTCGAAGAACAGCTCATTGAATGGTTTGGCTACGATGTCTTCTAGGAACTGTCTCATAGAACCTTGGTAGTTTACGAATGGTGACGGGTCTTGTAATGCCTCATCAGCTTCCCAGCTCTTAAACTCATGTGTAAAGTAATCTTGTAATCCTGTACCATTTGCGAATTCATATTGCGCATATTTATACAAGAACCTGTCCATTAACTCGTTACCAATACCAGCAGCATTGTTACCAGAGAACTTAAGACCTTGTTCTGTTCCATCCGGTAACCATCCAATATCAGGAGAGATAGCTGCGAACTGTTGGATAACACCTACTTGGAAGTTAATCATTGCTTTTGTCATTGCTTGACCAGTAACACGATATACTAGAGTACCATTCGCGTATTCCCCGTCTTTCTTGATATCTGAGATAAGTCCAACCATTATCCAAGGATTATCCGGAACCTTGTCAGTTACGTCTGGGATTGCTTTGATACGGATTAAATCGTTTGGTCCGATAACTTTATCCCATTTATCTTGTGCTGTTACGATTAATGAGAATGCAGGGCTATCATCAGCCATGGCATTTTTAGTAGATAGGGATAAGATTGCGTTATCAAAGTTCTTAGTAGTTAACGCTTCACCCGTGTCGTACTGGATTTCGTAAGTAGTGTTTTCTGTAATTAAATCAACCTCGATACGAGGATATCTTGTAACTATAGTAGTCATGTATTTTCCTCCTTTTGTATACTACTAATATAACAGAAAAAGGATGGGTGAGCTATGCCCACACCACCCCTATTAAGCTATTGTCATCTCTCTAGAATAGAATCCTAACAAGCTTCCAATATCCTTTCCTGCTTTCTTCATATCCGAACTGTTCTTAAGCTTATCGGATACTTTTTCGTCTCCTTTCACATTGACATTGATTGTTGCTGTTACATTACCGCTACCAGAACCAGTTGGAGCACCTGCCATGATAGAAGCGATGTTTGGAGCCCACGATGCATTCGTTGCGTAACCTGCTGCTTTCATCTTGTCTAATGTGGTATTACCTTTGCCATAGTACTTCTCAGATATCCACTTCGCTCCACCCATGATTCCTCTTTCGGCAGCCGAACCTGTTCCGTCTTTGAATTCATAAGCACTTGAGTACGGACTGTCATCGAACGCGCCAATCCCGAAGAAGTTACCTTTATCTCTAGCAATCTTAGATGTACCCCATCCAGATTCTTCAGCTGCGTGGGCAATCAAGTAACGAGGGTCTAATCCGTATTCTTGACCTGCTTTAAGGAAGGTAGCACCCATACCTCTCATCATGGAACCTTGAGGGGCTTTTGAGTCAATCCATTTGTCAAGGTCTTCTGCTGTTAGGTTCTGGTCAGTGAATCCTAAGTCATGCTGCTGAAGATTACTTGAAGACCACTTCTGACCAGCTGCTAGGAACTGTAGTTTACCTCCACCAGTGAAACCATTAATGCCTCCACCAGCTCCAGCAGTTCCGCCTCCACCTACTCCCATGATACCGTTCTGTGCTCTAGCCTGTGCAAGAATCTGCTCAGCTCGTGTTAGTACACGTTCGTACATAGAAATGTTTTCACGTTCGTAAGATAGGTTATCTCCTTTCTTCGCTTCGTTGGCTTTCTTGGTATTTGTATTCTCTTTATCTGTCATTGTCTGGATTTGATTTTCCTGACCAGATGAGATACCTAGAGCCGATGCCATAGCTCCTGACGATATTCCTAATGCAGATGCCATAGAACCAACTTGACTCATGTTAGGGGCGCCTGTAATGCCTTGAGCCATTTGAGACTGTAGTGCTGATGAACCGACTGCGCCACTAGTTCCAGCTGCTGCGGCTAATGCTGCTGCCGATGCGTCTGCTTTAGCTTTATCAGCTGCGGATGCATCTTCCTTAGGACCGCTATCAAACCATCCACCAATTGTCTCACCAAGACTAGAACCTGCAAAACCACCAGCAATACCACCAGCGATACCGCCGACTGCTGTTCCGATTGGTCCGAGGAATGAACCTGCAATAGCTCCTGTAGCTGCACCACCTGCGATACCACCACCGATACCACCTACTGCGGAACCGATTGCCGAGCCTTTAGCTTCTTCTGGGGCTTGCATGATTTCACTTGCACCCATCAGGATACCGAGAGGTAGCATTAACTTACCTGCACCTTTCATGAAACCTTTACCAACTCCAGCTAATTTACTTCCTCCAGCTGCTGCTCCCGCGGCTGCGCCACCTGCTGCAACTCCTGCGCCAACTTCTCCAGCGGCTGCGGCTCCTACACCACCAGCTCCTGCTGCTGCACCTGCACCTGTTGCGGCTGCGCCACCAGCTCCACCGCCACCTCCAGTGCCACCGCCTTTACCACCTTTGCCTCCTTTACCACCGTACTTACTTGCCATACCACCTTTTAGCCAACTAGCTCCTTTGAACATCAATGCGGAACCTGCGACTGCTGCTGTGAAGGCTACTACTGCTGCAATAGCTGTGTATAAAGGTGCTGGTAGTCCACCTAAGGCTGCGTTTGCTTGACGTAACTTGCTACCCATGTCATTTAACTCGGTAGCTTGTTTAGCTGTAGCTGCTTCAGATGAGTTGTCAATGGATGCCTTAGATTCTGAGTAGGCTTTATCACGTTTAGCGGATTCGATAGAACCTTCTTTAAGACCTTCTTTCATGACCTTATCGATGTTCTCTTTTGTAAGCTTACCAGAAGGTTGTAAGTCTATTAGACCTCTTGCTTGGTCTGATGACATATTGACACCCATCTTAGATGCTAGAGTAGCTAATACTTCGGCTTGTTCTGCTGGGTCTTGTCCTGCGGATGCTTTAGATGCATCGATAAGTGTGTTCAAGTTATCAGGGTCTGAGATACCTTTCTCCATTTGTTTACGTAACGCTGCACGTCCACCCATACCTTGATACTTCGTACCTTGACCGAACAGTACGCGCATTTGTGGGTCATTGAATCCTTCGCGGATACCATTATCCAGCTGTTCCATTAATGCTCCGCCTTTTGTACCTTGTAGCGATGCAACTCCAGATGATGAAATAGCAGATTGTAAACCTACTGTTCTCATCATGTCTTGGTTCGAAACTGTTCTGTTTTGAGACATAGATGACAGGATACCGTTTAATGCTTTCAATTGGTCTTTCTCACGACCTACTGCACCGGATTGTTTCATAGCGCCAAGGAACGCATTCTGGAATTGTTTCGTTTGGTTGCCATCAATACCACCAGAACGATAAGCTGTATTGAAGAAGTCTTTAACCTCATCGGAACCTAGACCAGTAGCTCGAGCGAATGTTGCTTGCCCTGTAGTGGCTGCTTTCATATCTTCTGCACCATGGTAACCATTAGCAGATAGATAGTTTGATTGGAATTCCATCATCTCTTGTCCAGTGAATCCAAGATGATTACCCAATCCAGAACGCATTGTAGCTGTACGGTTAGGTCTCCAGTTAGCACCTACTGCACCTGTTTGCTGTCCGACATACATCTCATCTGGACGCATTGCTTTACTGTGGTTACCACCTTCACTATATAACTTACCGATAGTTGCTGTGATAGCTCCACCGATTGCTAGTGCGATTGCAGGAGCACGTTCATACATCATGCCTCGCATCGTACCACGCTCAGGTTTTACAGATACTTGAGCATCTACTAGAGATTGGTTAAACTTCTCCATGTTAGAAGTTGTTTCGTCTAGAGAGCTATTAAGCTTCTTACGTGCTGTTAACTCTGCATCGATACCTTCTAACTGACGCATTAACTTCTTACGCTCTTCACCTTCACGAGCAGTTAGACCTTTCTTGCTATTTAATCTATCTAACTCTTTACTGATGCCTGTAGCTTGCCCTGATAATTCTAGAACTCTCTCACGGTTAGCTGTCTTCAGTCCTCCGTACGTTTGCTGTACTGTACGTCTATCTCCTGTAAAGTTAGAGTACTGTTGGAATGACATGTAACCAGATGCAGATGCTCGACGAGATAAACTCTCAGAACGTCTATTTAGCTTGGATATCTCTTTCAATTGGTATAATGCTTGGTTTAAGCCTGTTGTCGCCTCGTTCTGCCCGTTTAAGAACTTGTCTACAGCCTTTTCCATGTCCTGTGTAGTAGACTTGTTACGTCCCATCATAGACGGGTTAGAATTACCTTGACTGTCTTTACGGTTTGTTTTCAAGTGAGGGGTATATTGTTGACCTCTGTCTACCATAGCTTTACGGTGATTGTCAAATTGTTTGTTTACAGAGTTAATTTGTCGCTCCATGTTCTTTAACATTTGACCGAATGAATCCGTAACCTTACCACCTTGAACAGATGTCTTGGCGTTGTTAATTACCTTACTATCGTTAAACTCCTTACGACTTACTTTACCGCTATATTTGCTAAGGTCTTTTAAAATACGTTGCATCTTCTGGTACTCAGCATTAACCTCTTTTGCTGCTTTTAATGTAGCAAGCATCTCTTTCTCTGTACGGTCTCCACCAGTAGCATCGATTTCTTTATTTAGCTTTTGTAATTTAGACAGTTCAGCCTCTAAAGATTTAATACTCTTGGCGGCTTTACCGACCTCAGCCTCTACATCGAAAATATACTTTTCCCTTTTAGCCATTTTTCCACATCCTTCTATCTAAAATAAGAGAGGGTTACCCCTCTCTCTAAAGAACATCGTAGTCATCATCGTCATCTTCAAATGCTGCGATTGCTGCATCCATTGCTTGTTTGTTGAGGCGATGCTCTTCATCCATAACAACTTCTCCTGCGCGTTCGCGGTCATCAATGAAGTCTTTAGATGCTGCACCTGATTCCAACTCTCTCGCTCTTTGTTCTGCCTTAGCCAACTGATTCGCGATGTGGTTCGAAACTTCGGCTTCACGAGAAGTCATTCCGCCGTTTTCTAGATGTTCATTGTAACCATCAATACCATAAAACTTACCTTCAAGGTCCGCTCTGTCTTTTGCTGCTGTCATCGCATTAACCTGTCTAGCAATATCGTCCATATCATGACCTTTCTTAACAAGCTCCCATTCTCCATTAGGCTTGTTCCATACTTCGTCATCGAATGAACTATCGAAGTTTTCATCTTCAACCTGTACGCCTTTACGAGCTCTCTCAATAGCTTTTGCATCTTCCTCTAGTGAGTACAGCATTAACTCGACTTGTGCGTCATCTAAGGCTAAGAATCGGGGGTCTGTAGGTGGCATGTTAAGTGTCTTCATAAGAACCCACATGTTTCTCATATATGGCTCTTTAGCTAACTGCTTTAACCCACCGTACTGTTTGACCTTACTTTCGAAAGGTACTTAGCCATTCTGCAAAGTCTAGACCAAGTATATACAGGATATCTAGATTGTAAATGTTCTCGTCCTTTGCTAAATATTCTGGTAATTCTTTGCCGCATACACGCAATGTAGCTAGCATCTGATACACAACAACATAGTACTGGGATGAGTAAAGATTCATACCGTCTAAGTAACGTGCTGTCTTAGCTTGGATTTTACCACTCTCAATCGCGTTCGGAGCTTGGATATGAACCGTAAACTCAATGTTATATTCTGGTAGATTGTAATGTTTAACGAACATATCATTTTTACCGCGCATGATTCTATCGATAAGTTCTCGCTTCTCCTGTGATTGCTGCTCTTGCACCTCTTCACGTGTCAACTCTTTCGTTTCACCTTCATGTACTTCTTCATACTCTTTAGTAATTTCCATAATTATACCTCCTATTTTATCTTCTCTAATATAGTACTTATATAAATAGTATAACAAAAAAGACCATCTCCCTTGAGAGACAGTCCCTTTACTAGTTTAAGATTGTAACTTTTACTGTTTTAACGCCCCAGTTGCTAGATTGTGATTGGTTAGGCATTAGTACGTCGATACGATTTCCTTTAATAGCTCCACCAGTATCTGATGCAATTGCTGTTCCGTAACCTTCTACGTGAACCTTAGAACCTAATGGAATCACTCGTGGGTCAACTGCGATAATCTTAGCTGATGGATTTGCTGTTAAATCGAATCCTGTAGCTGTTAGAACTCGTCCACCGTAAGTGCCTCCGTTCTCGGATGGGTCAGCAGTGTAAGCTGTTGCTTTAACTACGATTGTTTTACCTTGTGGTGTAGTCTCTTTGTAAGACTCGTCCGTTACTTTCTTAGGTTGTGGTTGATTTAGGTCACCTTGCAAGTAACCTAGTAATTGAATGTTCTGGTTAGCTGTACCTGTGTAACCGCCGATACCATATTGTGCTGCTAGATTACTACGTGTTCCGAAGTCATATGACTCTCCTTTTGCATGTAAGAAATCTACTACACTAGTTTCCTCTGCTGATGCTGCTCCAGCACCTAACATTAATCCCGTTCCCAATACTAAACCTGTTACCATAGTCCTTAGTTTTTTCATCTCATCAAAACTCCTTTTATTGTTTTTGTCCTTCTTAATAGTAATATACCTCAACTAGTTAGATATTATATTAATGTAACAACTTTGTAATATTACTGTAAATGTTTAGAAAAAAGAGGATGCCATATGACACCCTCTCGTAACTTACTTAATGATTTTAACCTCCGTACTAAATATTCGTGAACCCTTATATACCTCATTATAACCATCAAATAGTCTAAACTTGAATGTATGAATGTTTGTGAAGTGAGCGTGGTCTGGTCGATATTCTATTACTCCGATTAATATCAATCTCTTTTCGCTAGGGTATAATGTGATAACGGATGGTAGGTCTGACTCCGTTTTAGAAATTGTGTATGCTTCATAATCATATCCAGAGCTCATGATACCGAATTCTATATCCTCTCTGATGTAATTATCAATATCTTTCGTTATCTCATTAATTTGTCTCTGTGTCTCATCATGGAAGTTCTGCGCCAATCTAGTTAAATCTGGGTCCGGCTTAAAATCCTTAATATTAAACTTGCTTGGCATGTCTGGTTTACTATAAAACTTAATTGTCATTTGTATCTCCTCCTCTTTGGTATAATTTGACTGTAACAGATTTATACTTTTCTGTCAATAAAAAAAAAAGAGACTTATCAAAAGTCTCTTGCTTCTCGTTCTTGTTTAATTAAGTTACGTACATCTTTTAATGCTTTAGCTCGTGCGTAGTACTTGTCAATTTCTGCTTGGATTTCTTCTTCTGTACGGTAGTATCCGTGTTTTTCTTCGTCTTCTGCTTCTTTCATCCATTGATAGCTAAGACCAATCCATGCTCCACATACTTTGCTGATGTACTTCATTGAATCCTGTAATGCCTTCTTTTCATATTCTAACTCGCGGTTCTTCCATTCTAAATCAATAATCTTGCTAATCTGTTCCTTAATTGTCGCATCCTTATGTTCTAACATACTGTCTAAAAAACTACTTGCGTTGAATTCACTCATTTCAACTACCTCCTAATATTTGTTGAGGTAATCGTATCATGGTAGTTTTTAAATGTCAACATAAAAAAAAGAACCCCGAAGGATTCTATTAGTTTGAACGAACGTTTGCAGATGTTAAGAAGTAGAAACGAGCGCTCTCTGAGCTGATTTCACCTACAGATACTGTTTCACTGTAAGTATCGATTGAGCAACCGCGGTATGCGATTACTACCTCAGATGTAATGTTATCATATAATACAATGTCCATGATATCCATTTGTAGAACTTCTTCACCAAGAGCGGCGAAACCTAAAGCAGCTAAGTTCTCCTTACGCATACGGAAACGGTCAACTGTTACTGTACCTTCGTATCGTAAGTAAACGTGCTCTTTCGGCATGATAGAACCAATCTCGTAAACACCAGTTGTACCGAATGAACGCTCTGAGCTGATTGATTGTGCGCGAGCGATTGGTACGTTCTTAATCATGAAGTAGACGGTATTTGCGGACTGGACAGTTTGGTTAGCTAAACTTGCCATTAACAATCACTCCTATAATTTATTTAAAGGTGTAACGGAATTTCCACATGTAGCAGAAAAACCGTTACAATCTATTAAGCTTGAATTGCGTTGTCCTTGTAGTTCAAGAATACGTTGATGTAATCTAGACCACGAGTTGGTTGAACACCGATGTTGATGATTGCAGTGTTACCGTTGATGATTACTTGAACATCCTCTGGGTTGTAAGAAACGATTAAGCCACCTACTCCAGTTTGTTTGTCAAGGAATGACTCAACAGCGTTCTTGATGATAGAAGCAGAAGTGTTACGGATACGAGTACCTATGAAACTATCATCTAGCATCATACGGATATCAGTAGCCAAGAAGTCAGAAGTTTCACCCAATGACATTCTGTTCTGTACTACATCTTCTACGTTGTTGTAAGTCGTTGGGTCAGACACGATACGGAATGTAGAGATGTCACGGTTACGGATGTAAGATGTCATTACTACACCAGATGCATCTAACTGGTCTAACTGGTCACTATCAAACTTAACTAGTAATTTCTCGATGTTCATTTTCTTGTAAGTGATAGGAGTACCGATTTCTAATCCAGATGCTAAACCTGCGATTTGTGCTGCGTACATGTAAGCTGGAAGCTTAACTACTCGACCATCCATCATACGACGTTCTACAGAGTCACCGATTAAGCAAACACGAGGAGAACGGATACCTGCTTGACGAGAACGAATCTTGTCAAATGTTTCACCGATACCACCACCGACGAATCCGCGTAATTGGTTACCACCAGTAGACTCACTACGTAAGAAGTGTGCTAACTCTGCATGTACACCTTCGCTAGATGTTAAAGGAACAACATAGTATCCACCACAGTTAGCAATCTCGTCGAATAGCTTGTCCCATCCGCTAGTAAGTGGTTTTGTTTCTCCACCTGCTAAATACGTGATTGGTAGAGTTGCTGGAACTGGTTTGCTACGGTCAACTGTTGCAGACACGTATGGGTCAGATGCAAGAACTGCCTCTAAATCAGCACCGATAGCAGTTACAGATACTGCTGGTGTTTCTTTAACTTCTGTCTTTGCTAATGCATCTAAGAACTCAGTTGAGATGTTTTTGTAACCACCTACGTTGTTCATAGAAGCTGTGAAGTTAACCATGTTGTTAATGTCTTCTACTAGGACGTTAACATCTTTGTAAAGACCTTCACCTAATGGGAATGTACGAAGCACTGTTGCTGTTTGGTCATCTTTACCTTCTCTGATGACTAACTCCGTAGATTTTTTAGTTGCGTCATCTACTTTAATCTCGATAGACGCGTATGCTGTCTCTGTTGCACCTTTATGTGTAACTGAGAAGATATTACCTACATCTGGGTAAGTGTTTTGGTAACGGTCTTTAACGAAGTAGACTGTTACGTCCTTACCTTTAGAAGTTCCACCGCCGATAGCTGTGTGTTCTTTCATCTCGACTTGGATACCATTAGCATCAGTACCGTATAGCTTAGATGTAAATGTTAAGCCTTCAGCTGTTACTGTTGCTTGTTTAGCATCGTCAGAACGCATTGCGTAAATCTTACCTGCACCTCTACTTTCCGTTGCTGGGTTCCAAGCGATTTCAATTGCATCGACAAGTTCACCACCACGGAAGTACGTACGAGCTTGTGCTAAGTTTGTTACTTCTTCGTATTTATGTGGTTCACCACCATCAGCTGGACCAATTAAGATAAGAGGTTTTTCACTTAGGGTGTTTGCTGAACGTAAAGCTGTTGAATCCACAAATACCTCTGTACGTGGACGTTTTCTATTGTAACCATATGAAAGTGCCATGTGTCATTTCTCCTTTTCTATTATGAGTTTTGGTAAGCTTTGAAAGCTTTCTCGAAGTCGTTAATGTCGTACATATAGTGACTACCATACATATGCGCTTTAAAACCTGCTAGGTAAGCGTCGGACACCTTATGTGTTCCTTTTGCCATGTTTAGATAATCATCGATGTAGACTAACGATAGAGGTTTTGGTTTCTTAGCTTCCGATTTTATTTTCTTAGTTTCTTCCTTTACTTCTGCCATTACAGTTCCTCCTATTTCTTAACGTGTAATTTATTTTTAAGGACGAGCGCATCAATCTTTTCTTTGATTGGGACGTCCAGACTATATGAAGTCGTATACGTTACTATTGTCTCTCGACCGTATAGAATCTCCGGTGTCTCAGTACCATCTTTAGAATTCATTTCTTCCATCTGACCGTACCTTATACCTTGTAATAGATGATTCGTTTGCTCATCCGGTGTACTTCGCATATAGATGAGTACGGCTTTCAAAAGTAGGTCTAAACACCTTACTGTGTCCATGTTGGTTGAGATAACGAGGATGCTGTAATGTTCCGTAGAAGTGAAACCAGAACGAACACCAAACTCATCTTTCCTACTCTCTTTCGTAGAAGCCTCGTTATACCAGACTGTGAATCCTCCTAGTCCTTCTAAATCGGAAGAGTAGTTGAAGTAGATTCTATTACCTTCACAAACTATGTCATCCTTATCTGTAAATGTTACGTTACTGACAGACTCCATAGATGCTACTGGGTAATCTACTTCGAAATACATCCGTTCATCAGAAAGTATCTTTACATCACAAACCTGCGACCTCATCCTTACTTCAGGAGTATCATACGTACTCTCCAGATTGTTCAATGAAGTGTGCGTTTCTTCTCCCTCCCGTAATGAGATGTAAATCGTACCTTGCATTTGCTGCTTTGTTTGTGGCATCGCATAAACGATGGGAACTTCTTTCGGTGAGTTCTGCAATAGCTCATCGTAGACATAAGCCTTGATAAACTTATTTCTTACACTATCTTGAACCTCCTTTAATAGTTCCTCTATAATATAGCGGTTCGACAATAGCATTTCTAAGGTTGTCTGGACTTGCTTATGAATGTAAGTATCTATACTCGGTAACATGAAGTTCCTCCTTTCTACATATTCTTCATGTTGTACTTCATCAATCTATTAACATTTGCTACGAACGTCTTAGATGTATTGGCTACCGTTACTTTATCTCGGTTAACTATCCAGCTAGTAGGTGATGAGTTATTCGATACACGTCTAAATGCTACGTAATCATGTCGACCTTTACCTGATGCAATCTTTGTGATAGTATTAGATTTAGGCTTATAGTTTAGTAGCGGTGCATCTGATACTCCACGGTTATCGTATAGGTAATCAGATATGACATTAATCTTCTGTTGTCCACCCATATCGACTGCTCTTAGCTGGTCGTACATTCTACGTGACATTCCACGAGCTTTTCTTCTAATCGGTACATCCAAGTACCATCCGCCTTTTTTACTAAACTTACGCTTAGGACTTTTAGCGAACATTGGCTTTAAATCTACTACTCCCATACCTATTAATCGTTTCTCAGTAACCTCTAAGTACTTCGGACGTTGTTTAAGTTCGTATCCTTCCGGAAGTGACTCGGAGAGCTGCTTAGCGGTCGATTGTAGGGCTTGCTGCTGCAATGCCTTACCAATGTTATTAAGAGCTCTCGAAGTGTCTTGTCCGCCGCGTAGGAGCTTTGGAACCTTCCTTGGTTTTCTTGGTTTCCTAGCCAAGGTTACCGAAGAATCCGTTCATACCGTTTTGGTTTAGAGGTCGTTTGGAGTCTAACTGTTCTTTAATAGATTCGTTAGATACACCCTGAGTGAATGCTTCTTTATCGATAAATAGGTCTTCACGCTTAAGTAATAGCTTCTGATACGTGTTATGTTGGGAGAAGTCCATATCACGTGCGTAACGATGCTCTTTCAATAAGTCAGATACTAAGTATCGTAGTGTTGTCAAGATGTTTAAAGAGATGTTTTTCCCTATCATACTTGCATCTGGGTAGATTCTGTTTGTTACATAATCTATGCGGAAGTGTGTACCTTCAAATATCTCACCATCGACACTCATAGCTAAATCTACAGATTGAACATCGTAGACTAGATACAATCCATGTTTGACACGTTTCTCTGTTACATCGAATAGTATAGACTGTGATATCTTGGCTTTAGGTACTGTTATTCTGTCTCGGAATGCAATACGTTGGCTTCTGTCCGGTGTGCCTATAGCGGTCCCTGTATCGCTTATACCAAGGTCATCATTAATTGCACCTTTCGCTTGAGATTGAATCATCATAGTCATGTTCACTGCTGGTCTAAAAGCGATACCTCTACCATGGCATATCTTACATGTAGGGTCTGGTTGGGATGTATCTTTATCTTTACAAGGGCAAAGAAATGATTTTTCCCATAGAACCTTTTGAGAGAACGTATCAATATGCTGGTCTAAGTCTGGTAATCTGTTTGTAGCTTGTGCAATAGATTGCAGCATAATCGGTTTCTCTGCCATAACCTCCTACCTCCTATCTCAACCGAATTTAGCCTCGTACTCCTGTCTTATACTATCTGGTACATGAGGGTCGACAAATGCAGGGTCTGCGTCTTTTCGAATCTCTTGTATATCCTCTATCATCTCTATTTGATGTGTTAACTCTTCTCTTAGTTGGTAGTACTCTTGCGGTAATATCTCTTCTTTAGCTTCCGCGTCCTTTATGATTTTGTCGATGTAATCGTAAGACTCTTTAGAGTAAGGTAAATGGTTTTTATACTGTGTAATCTTACCATCCCACTTCCACTGGAAGTTGTTTCTATTTGTATACGCCTCGCTTAGGTAGTACTGGTGTATAGCGAGCTCTTTCTTCAGTTCTTTTACTTCTTCTTCCAAACTAATATGTTCTGTCATTTTCATTCCTCCTATATAATTCCTAAGTTTATTCCGTAGTGGGATTTTAATCCTTTTACTAGGTCTTCAATATCTCTATCTAGCTGCATGATATCAGCAGATGCCCCACCATACATAGCAGACTGAGTTGTATTGATTTTCTGGAATACACCATCTATTTGTGTAGTCATCTCGGCGATACCCGCACCAACGATTAATCTTCCCCATTGTTGTAGTATCTCTTTTAATGCTATCTTAATTACTAGTGTCCATAAGTCAGGAGACAGTTCCCAGTCCTCTGTGACGCCTCTTCGTTTAGGAGGTAATAGTCCAGCAACGTATTCTAGGTGGAATAGCTGTGGCGCGTACTCACCGCCTACTAGAGAAGGGATACCAGATATCATTGGATAACCAGAGTAGATATTTGATAGACTTAAGTTCTGTCCTTGAGATGATAGTAACATTGTAGGTAGCATCTCTACATGACCTTCTAGTGTATATACTCTCCACCATTTAGGAGGATACGAGAAAATCTGTCCACCACCGTACTCCATACTAATCTTCTCTAACTGGATGATTGGTCGTTTTCTAGACCTCATAAAGTTATAGGAATCAAAGTCGTTACGATAGAAATCTGCATGCTCTGTTACGTATCGAGGGATAATAACGATGTCTAATACCTTCTCTACTTGAGCGATAGCTTGTTCCAATTTAGATTCATAGAATGCGTCAGGTAGGAATTCACCTGTTGTTGGATTCTTTACGTCGATACCGAAGTGATTTAGTTTAATCGCATCAACTGTAAACCCAAAATCAGCTAGCGTCAGTTTATCTACATCAGCTAGCTCGATTCGTTGTTTATTATTATGTTGATACGGGCTTCCGCTTTCTGGTTCTACTAAGTTAGCTCCCATATCAATTCCTCCTTATTTTTCTTCTTTTGCAGCAGGTTTAGCCTTAGGTGCTGTTTTCGGTTTAGCTGGAGCCTTAGGCTTTTCGGGTTCCGGTTCTGTAAACTCGTAATCTGCTACCACTGATAATGCTCGTTCCTGTTCTAAGGTTAAGCCTTGTGCGATACCATCTTTATCGAAGTACACCTCACCGAAAATAGTTGCTGTCTTGTAATCTCCATAATAAATACTTTTTAGCATTTGCATTTCCTCCCAGTTTATAATATAATAAAAGGAGCAGAATGATATCTGCTCCTATTTAGTTGTTATTCAATTGTCATCGAACTATTCAATTAGTTTATGCTGGATAGGCTTCTTGCTTTAACTGTGTTATAACAGCCCCGTAGCACTACCACTTATTAACTGAAGATAACCCCGTTTACGGTCGTTTAGTGTGATATCCTTGTCACCTTCATTGGTTATCTTATATTATCGGTACCTCTTACATACCGTGGATTCTAGTTATCTTTTAATTCCCCTAGACGGGAACCTACCATCCAATTAAGGACGGTAAGTTACATCAGCAGCTAAAGCTGGGATGTATTGAACGTTACGGATACGAACCCATTTCTTCGGAGCGTAAAGAGCAAGTGCGCCGTACCAAAGGACTGTGAACGTAGTTGTCGCGTTCATTTGAGCTAATGGTAATTTCATCATTGGCAGTAACTCTAGTAAGCTAAGAACTTGAGGAGTCATTTCACCAACGAACACATCAGTTGTTTCTGGGATTGTTTCGTTGCGGTCGATTACAACTAACTCATCGTTGTCGTTACGCTTAGAAACAGGGAAACGAGCGATTAAGAAGTAGTGACCAGTTTGGTTACCTTTACGGTATACAGAGATGAACTGTGGAGAAGCTTGGTATAAGTTAGCTAGTTTAACAGTTAACTTAACTTCACTTTCCTTAGCTGCTACTGTAGCTAATACTTCTTGAGATGGTAATGATTCTGCATCGTCAGAATGAACTACAACTTTGTAAGACTGTTCTTTAATATCTTCTGGACGGAACTTACCTTTACCTGCTGCAACTGTTGCTACAACTGAAGCTGGAGCTTGAGGAGCGTTAGGTTCAATCACACGACCTTCTACTAAGATATTATCATTTTCCATGATTGTTGAACCATGTAATGTGATAGCACCACGAGTAGATAAGAATTGGTTGATTGAGAATCCAGTAGAGAATCCACCAGCTTGTGAAGGCTGAATTACACGTTGACGGTCTAATAGATTGTTAGTGAAATCGGCTTGAACACCAATCGGCATAAACGCATCTGTAGCGCGACCGTAGCCTTTACCAACGATTACTGCTGCTTTGTTTAATACTTCTTCTGTTAAACGTTGACCAGCTAAATCTAGTACGTTAGTATTCGGGTCAATCAGTTTATGCAATCCATCAAACTCAAGTCCTGATTGTGCGTCGTCTTCTGCTGATAACGCTGCATCACCGTAGAAAATACCCCACTCGATAGATTTCGCAATAACAGAGATTGCGTCTTCTGTCAAGATTGACATTGGGTCAGCGATGTTGTTTACAAGACCTGCTGCGATAGATTGTTGTTTAGTGTCAGATAAGAATTTCATCTGTACTGTCTTTTGACGGATGTTAGGGTCGTTGATACTAGCTACCCCTACCTCACGCACGAAACGAGAATGTCCTGTACGACCGTGTTGATTAAATACTGCATACTTAGCAACAGTTGAATTTACTTGTTGCTTATTAATCATTGGATAAATCGTAAAGTCTGCATTGTCGTAAGCAAGCATTTTTACTTGGTCGTCTAATAGTTCTCGACGTAATGCAGCAGCATTTTGTTGCGTATCTGGAGTAATACCTGAGCCAGTCGTAAACGATTTGCTTACAATCTCAGCTAACTGAGCTTCAGCGCCAGCAGGTAATTCCACCTCTTTAACCTCTTTTTCTACTTTTACTTCAGTCATTATTTTATCTTCCTTTCAAAGTGGTTTATGTTTTATTCACAATATTCTAAAAATTCTGTTTCCTCACTATAAAACTAGTATATCATATAAAGAGGAAGTAGCTTAGGAGGAGTCCACTACAACCTCTTCTGTATCTAATATAACACTTAGTACTACCTGTTTCTAATTACTTACCAACAATTGTCTTAAATGCTGCGATATCTGCCTGTGTTTCTCGTCCACCTTTAACGCGGTCAACAGCACCGAATAAGAAACGACGGTTAGAGTTCTCAGAAGCTGGACTCGTGCAGAACGCTACTACCTCTGCTACATGGTCGATAGCTTTAAAGACTTCTTCCACAACTTCTTCTTCAACTTCTACAGCTTCCGGAGTATTAGCAGATTTCTCAATATACTCGACACCTTTACCATCTAAGTCTTCGTCTTCGTTAGCAGATTTAGCAACAGCTTCCGGAGCAATTACAACTTCTTCCTCAACTGCTACAGGAGCTTCAATTACAATTTCCTCTTCCTCTTTAACTTCGTCTGTAACTTCTGCTTCCTGTACTTCTTTAGCTTTTAACTCTTCGAAGTGCTTAGCGATATTTTCAATCATCGGTAGTACAGATTTCTCAATACGCTCTAGACGTTCCGATACAGATGTATTACCCTCAACCATACCTTTAGCTAAAGCTGATACAGATTTAGTTACCTGCTCCATAAAGGTTAACATTTCTGCACCTTCTGGTAATGCTTCAGCAGATTTTTTAACATCCTCTTTTTTCTCTTTCTTTTCGTCCTCATCATCTTCTTCGTCATCAGATTTCTCAACGTCTTCTTTCTCGTCTTCGTCCTCTGCTTTTTCTACTTCCTCTTTTTCCTTATCTTCTTTCTTGTCCTCTTTTTTATCAGACTTTTCTACAACTTCCTCTTCTGGTTTTTCTTCTCCCTCTACTTCTGCTTCCTTTTCTTCTTCCTTAACTTCTTCCTCTTTAACTTCGACTTCCTCCTCAATTTTAGGTGCTTCTGGTGTGACAATCTCCGTGTCTGATAGTTCCATAGACTTTGCTACCTCTTCTAATTCCTTGTTTAATCCTTCAATCGATACTGTCATTTTGTATTCTCCTTTAACATTTTATTTTTGACTATCTGTAAAGCATCATCTCTCGACATGCCTTTTGATAGCTGTAAAAATAGAACTGCACTTTCTGGTTTGTTTCTTCCCATGTCATCTAAATGTTTACCAATCTTACTCCAGACATCGTTAAACTCTTTATCGGATTTACCTTTAAGAGTCCAAGTCAGGTTGTAAAGACTTCTAGCGAAATTCTCCGGACTTAGTGCTCCAGCATCAAATGAGTCTTCTGGAGAGATGCCATATCCAGCTGTAAACGATTTTGCGAAGTGTTCCCACACTGCGTTCGGATTAGCTGGGTTAGTAGTAACGGCTACGTTAGTTACACGTAGTTTTCTCATAATGCGAGGGTCATCAGCGTCACGCTGTAAGCAGAATCCCTCAACCGAGAATCCTAGTGTTCTAGGAACCCCAGAAGTTTTAATGTTGTTAGCTAAGTCCCACATACTTTTAGCGTATGGGTTCTCTTTGTATAATTTACATTCTACATACAACCCGATTTCTTCATCGATGTATGTTCCATCTGTCGGGACACCAACCTTGTAGAAGTCGCCTTGTTTATGTTCATAGTTGATGTAGCCATGATTCATAAAGTAGGAGATGTCTATTCCTTTCGGGTCCACGATATCGTCTTGTCTATCTAAATGCTGCGTTGTAGCATACCCACGTAGATACCAAGAGCGCTCATCAGGAGAGTCGTCGTTCTTTTTAATAGATTCTTCAATATCTATCGGAACGAACATTGTAAATGCTCCTGTATTCTTATCCACAAGTGTTTGCATCTTTCGTCTCCTTTCTAGAGGTACTTCCCTTAATATAGCAAAAGTACCTCTTTATTTGGAGTTTTACCTAAAAATTCCGACAACTTTGTCTTTAATATCCCACGCTCCGTAATAGACGAACATGGAAAGATGTACAAAGAATTCGAAAGCTTTATCTCTCATCACTTCTTACCTCGCTTTGCGTCTTCATTAATGGTTGCTTTATTTTCACTCTTACCACCTTGCTTCATGGCATTGGCTGATTTAGCACCTTTAACTTGACCGTCCTGCTTTGGCTTTCCAACGTTTCCGTTAACGGCATCACCTTTACCATTCATTCCTTGCTGTTTCATCTCAGACATGGTCTTATCGTCCGTAGCTGCTGCATCTGCTGCTTGCTGTTGGGCAATCATTTTCTCTTGCATGATTTGACCTTTAGATTGAACATGGTAAGGACTGTTGATAACGTCTCCACCTTCGATTGGACCGAATCCTAAGATAGCTCTTGCCTCGTTAAACGTTAATCCAACTTGTGTTCTAAGTTCTAGTAACTCGAGAGCTTCTTTCTCTGTAGCAGCGTCTCCGCCTACGAATTGGAATAGGTACTCGTCACCGAATTGTTTGATGATGTATTTATTGATTGTGTCTTCGATGAACTTAAGTAATGGCTCCAATCCTTTGTCACGAGAGATACGGTTTTTCTCTTTAGCAGATGTCTCGTTTAATGAGCTGCCTGATGAGCCTGTAGCACCGCCTCGGTTAGGGAAGTTAATCTCAGATGGGTCGATTGCGAAAATACTACACATAACGTTGATAAGGTAGTTTAACCATCTTTCGAATTCCATATCTTTAGACGACTGAGTCATATTGATGAAGTTTACATCTTCAGCAGATACAACTGGAATCTTCCAAGCACCATTTACACCAGAGAACATTGATTGCCATTCTCGACGGAATGACTGTAATGCAGAACGTGATTGTTCTTGTCCTGTTTTAATGTGTAATAAGCCCCTTGTCGTCCCGCCCTGTGCGAAGTAACGAGCATTGAATAGTTCGGTATTCTCATGGTACTGAAGATGCTGTAAGCATATCTCTAGCTCGCTATATCCGTATCGTCCGACTGTGATGTCAGTTCGCGGATTGTGCACCTCCCAAGCCATCTCATTAGCCTTGAATGATGCCACCTTTTGGCTATCGATAATCTGTACATATTTGTAAGCATCTTTACCTTTTGGTAACTTACCATTTGAATCCACGGCAGTGTAAATGGTAGAAGCATCACGAGCAGCAAATCTAGCTAACTGCTTTTCTTTGTTGTAGATTAATTCAAAGTTAACCTTATCGTAAATTAATCTGTCACGTGTTATCTTCTTAATGAACGTTCTAAACGTGTCTCTCGTCAAGTCTCCGTTGTCTACACCCGTGTACTCTAGGAAAGTCTCAATCTCCTTAATCTTCGCCTCCTCCGCCTTGCTAGGGGTCTTTAACGGGTCCTTAAGGCGAACCTCGTATCCAACACCTTTAGTGGAGTATCGCGATGGGGTACAGAACATCGATACTTGGTTAACGCGGGTATTAATAATTGCGTTGACGATAATGTTCTTTCTGGACCATAACTTAAGTGTATCTAGTAATCGATAATCCCCATCTCGTGATGGTGCTTCTTTGTAATCGGGATTGACTGACATGGATGCAAGATAAGGTTCTTCATAACCTTTCGTTCTACCAATATCTTTTTTGTCACCCGATTTAGATACTGCCTCTTGTTCTAGTCCGTTAATCATGACTGAGAATTCACCCATGTCCTCAGGATTCAAAATATCCATCTTTGACAATGTGGTTGGCTTCTTCTTTCTAAACCACTTAAACGGATTCATCTATCTTCCACCTTTTCTATTATTCGCTACTAAATATCTTCCTAGCGTTCTTAACTTCATAGTAATCAAATAAAACAACTTCCCCTAAACTATCTTCTAGTTTCACTTTCGAATCATCCTCGTCTGATAATCCTAAAAGTTTATATCGGTTATTTTCTAGGAATATATAAACAGTGACTTGTGTACCGCCTAATAGTTTGTAGTACGTAACTACCTCAATCCAAGAATAACCGCGAGATAATAAAGTTTTAGCTGTTTTCCATTTTGCATCAGTTATATGAATTGACAAATGGTTACACCTCTATCTTGTATAATATAATGGTTACTCGTATGTATTAATTATAGCATTCTGGTAGATTATGATTGGTTTGTGGACATAAAAAAATAGCGCACGAGGCGCTATTGTAAAATTGTGCTTACTCCACTATCCTGTACTTTCGTACTAGGCAATGAGCGATTGAAATCTATCTTCGTGTAGGAGCTGTTCGCTGTAACATCTACAAACTTAGCTGTAGGTATTAAAGAGATGTCCCAAAGCATACCATCGAAACGGTTATGCTGCCCACTTACTTTCAAGACTTTTGTTGTTGCAGTAGATGGTTGTAACTGAAGACCTGAGAAGATGTTACCGCTACATTCGTTCGGTATTGTCTCGCTGCTATCCAGTGTAATCATTTCTACGCAATCCTCTATGGAAATGTTATTGAATCGATTAGCGTTTACCCATGCCATTCCTGATGCTGGGGCTTTAGCCTCTAACTCAATACCTTTTCTTAGACCGACAAGTTTAATGTTGGACACATCCACAAATGAAATCTCATGGTCAGTTCCTCCGGAGTAGAATCGAACGCCTATACCTTTATGTGAGCCTGACCAGTTTAGAACTACACCATCTTTTATCGCTGTCTTATTCCATGTATTGTAATATTTATTCTTACCATCAAGATAAAAGACAGGTGAATCGAAAGTCGGAGCATCGATAGCTATGAAAGGATTTGTAACAGAAGCATTTCGCCCTATCAATAAAACAGGGAAGTTACCACCAATGACTAGTCTTGAACGATAACCAAACAGTAATTCTACATCGTTTAACAGAGTGATAGATGACTCAAGGTAATAATCCTTCTCTTCTAGCATTACGGTCTTGGATGGAGAAGTTGATACAGCTGCTGCATTAATTGCATTTTGTATCTTAACTGCTTCAGTTATTCCAGTAAAATCCTTCACATATATCATATATTGCCCCCTCATATTGTAATTACATCTCTTATAATATAGCAGAAGACATAAAAAAACCCTACCATAGTTACCGGACTAGTAGTAGGGAAAAAAATAACCAGAGGGGTTGTTTCATGAGTACCGAAGTAATCAAGAACGTTCAAACAATAAAAGGGTGAACAAACATGTTACCGCATATTTGTTCGAAAGGGTGTATAACAAACAAAAGAAAAAATAATAAGCATCGTAACCGATAACTTATTTGATATCCGTTCAGTCGGAGGAGAGAACATTGATATCTAGGGTTGTAAGGGGGAGCAACCCTTACACTATCCATATACCATTATCTGAACAATAAGTCAAGCACATTTTTAATTATTTTATTTTTATTTGACAAAGGTAAATAGATTATATAAAATTAAAACATACAGCTGAACCGGATGTTTATGTTTTACGAATTTTTCTATATATTATATTGTTAATTATATATTATTAATAATTAATTAGTTATTATATATTATATATTATTAAACTATATATAAATAGAAGACTAGTTAAAACATAAACCCCCAACTCCGTCGGTGGTTTTAAATAATATTATGAATATAACAATAATACAATATACTTATTAACAAACAGATAAATGAACAGTATCAGATTAGGTCTTAATTAACTCAGATTAATAACTTAATTCTTGCAAAGTATCAGATATAGCTACGTGTTTTAAACCGTTGGTATGACTGGGTTTGTAAGGGTTTTTTGTTAATTTTACATTCTTTTAATTACAATAAAAAATACACTAAGCAGATGCCTAGTGTATCAGTTTGTTAACGGTATTGAACATCGAAACTAGAAATGTTATTTGCGACAATCCAGACTGACTTGCCACCTCCAGCAGCTTCATTACTCGTAAACGCTTGGATTACGTGCGAACCAGAACCACGTACCGCGTTACCAATAACAGCCTCAGGTTGATTTACAATTCCCGCCGTAACGAAAAATGAGAATGGTAAAAACCATTTGTTACCGTTATTCATTGTCACCTCTACATCAAATTCTCTCACTATAAAAAACCTCCTATTTATTTGCTAAACTAAAGATGTAACTTAATAGACCACCAAGAACAACCATTAACGCATTCTCAACGAGAGCACGTTGTTTATCACTTCCTTTCTCACCACGCATCTCCACAGCGCTTAACTTTTGGTTTAACACATCAATCTTATAAGCAAGCTGCGACTGTTTTTCTCCATTAAGTGCTACACTCTTATCTAACTCATGAACAATATCTTCCAATTCCTTAACTACCTCGTTCATTTCACTAGACGTACCTGCGTGGTCCTTCAAAATCATCTCAATCTCTTTAATCTTACTCTCTAAATCTACAGCTTTCATATAAACCCTCCATTCGAGATATTATTCCGTTGTCTTATACCTCCATTATACCACGCACCATGTAAACTACGGAGAACTAGCCGTGTTTAGCACCTCCTTTCTCGCGAGAAGTGGTTAACGAACTAACAATAACCGTCGACATGACTCCGTTTTTAAAAGCTACTGAGTCGTACTTCTCCGCATTGAAGAGGATGATATCTGCTATAATAGAGGTATACACGATAACGATGAACGATAGCGCTTTTACTGTCGGTATTAATAGCCTAAAAACAACTCCACGATGCAGTATAGAAGCTGTTACGAAGGACATGTAAGACGCAACCAAGTAGAAGATTATCGTAAAGACGATAGCTAACACTGTGTATAGCATACAGATACCTTCTTCCCACATTCGATGTGTCTAATATAGCGGTTACTTTTTAATAAAAATACACTAACTTCTATATTAGAAACAGTAAAAAATATTTCTCAATGGAGGTTATTGTCAAATGTGGGGTAAACATACACGAGAGAAGTTTATTATTATGCTGGTTTCACAAGTTATCGGGTATGAGATTGTGTACCTGTTTGCGCAGCATCACTCAAACGTACATGTAACTACAGCCTTATCTGTAGGTTCGGGTGTTGCTATGGCGTGTCTTAGCTTATCTTTATATGACTTAGCTATTAAGCTGGAAAACAGAAGAATACGAAACAGATTAGAGAGTATTGCACATCAACATAAAAATTTAGGGAGGAATTAGAAATGACAGATACACTGGAAGAGATTTTAGAATCGGTACAGGATTACGTAGAAACGAACTTGATGGTCACATTAGATGATTTTAAAGAAGGAATTACACCTTCGTATATGGTTGGAAAAAATAAGGTAGTAGATGTAGACAGTTACAATCAGATTAAGAATGACTATCGACATGTCTTAACACTTGTGATGACTAAGATGGCTGTAGATTATTACGATGCTCCACATTACCAAGGCAAAGAAGAAGCAACTGTTAAGAATATTTTTTACAAGTATGATGTAGATTTAGAGAGTGCTATTGTTCGTGAAGGTTTAAGCTATACTACGGACCTATTAGACCGTTTACTAGCTGAAATGGTACTAGAACTACCATTCACATATGCGAACTCTCTATTCAAGAATGAGAAGCCTTACGAAGAGTTTCTAGAACTTGTATTACCTGCATATGAGCCGTTCATCTTATTCTTAAATGCAGAGTAAGCAGCAAGTACTAAAGAAAAGGAAGTACCTGTTTAGTATCGCTAAGACAAGGAATAGTTTTAACAAAGGTGACAAGCGAGTTCACACTCCTCGCATATGCTCTGCTTGTGGGAGAGCCTTAGCTGAGTTCTCCCCAGAAAAGCAGAAATACGTAACGGCGGTCACACACTTCCATTGCAAGATAGAGTCCTATATATCTCTAAATGTTTGCAAAGATGTCCAGAGCTGCTACAGGTACCTTAAAAAGAAAGGAGAACTAGAAGATGGCAATGGTGGATAACATTAAAAGGAATATGAAAACGAAGAACAACTTGTTCGATGCACAAGAAGAACTTCGTCAGAGTCTTAACTTAGGATTCTCGGAGTTAATGTTGCAGTTTGCTAACCGTGTATCAAATGGTGATATCAAGATTGATAACGTAGCAGACGCTGTACGTGCATTCGCAGTGTTCAAAGAGTTAAACGGTATCGAGGATGTGATGGCTGGACAAGGTAAGTCAGGGGCTTTACCAGAGCTTAATATGCGTCAAGAGAAAGTTATGGACGACTTTGTTCGTGAAGGGACATTGATTGCGACCGATGCAGATGGTGAAGAGCGAATCGATATTGGTAGTTTACAAGACGATGACGTAGCTAAAATGATTCGCGATATGGACATCGCACAAAATACAGAGAATGAGGAGACGTTCTAATGGAGAGACCTTGGCAAATTGATATTATAGCTGATGACGATGTGACTCAGTATAAGTCTGTTACGAAATCAAGAGCTATGGGACTATCAGAAATAACCCCTAGCGACTTCACGAAGGTACTAGCAGACGTACCAGAGGCACATTATAAAGATACACTTGAGGAGTTGAAACGAATTGAGCAACATCACCGGAGAATTAATCCAAAGAATTGCTAAGCAAACTTTTGGAAGAACAGACTTGACAAAGGAAGAACTAACCTATATACTTACAATGGTAAACTGTTCTTCCTATTTATTGAAGAATCATAGCGTTAAATCGCACCCAATTACATTCCACGTATCAGGTAAAGATGCTGCAAGGAAACAAGCTCACCGTCCTTGGCAGGTAGACATCATCAATGATACTCACCCCGATAAAGCCGTAATCAAATCTCGTCAGTTAGGTCTGTCAGAGGTTGGTGTAGGTGAAATGATGCACTTCGCGGACATCCACAGTTACGCAGGTGTTAAATGTCTGTATACGTTCCCAACGAACAGACAGATGAAAGACTTTGTATCTACACGTATAAATCCGTTACTAGCTTCCGGATACTATGGTTCTATTACAGACCCTTACGTAGATTCACTAGATAAGAAGAAAATTAGAAATAGTTTCTTAATCTTCCGTTCAAGTTCTAAAGCAGCAGCGGTAGAGGGTATCGATATTGACTACCTTTCTATGGATGAGTACGACCGTGTACCAGCTTCAGCTGAGCAGTCTGCTATCGAGTCGATGGCATCATCTCAGTTTAAGATTATGCGTAGATGGTCAACGCCAACTGTACCGAACTACGGTATTCATAAATTGTTTGAAGAGTCAGACCAACGTATTTATATGCACAAGTGTGACGCATGTAATTATACACAAGAGATTGACTACGATTTAAACGTAGAATGTTTAGACCCTTCTGGTGTCGATACACTTGCAAAGACAGTCCGAGATGGTACGTATCGTTTCATCTGTCAGAAGTGTAAAGCTCCTTTAGATAGATGGTATAACGGTTTATGGGTACCACGATTCGCAGACCGTTCATTAAACAACCAAGGTAAACGCGGATATCTAATTTCTCAGCTTAACGCAGTATGGTTATCTGCTGATGATATCAAGCGTAAAGAAATCAACTCAGAATCAAAGCAGCATTTTTATAACTACGTTTTAGGATTCCCATACCAAGACGTAGCGTTAGCTGTACAGCCGGACGATGTATTTAAGAACAAACGAGAGTATCTTCCAAGAGCCTTAACGAACCGAGCAGACTACAGATTCATTTCTGTAGGTATTGACTGGGGTAACCGTCACTGGGTAACTGTACGTGGCTTTAAGGACGATGGTAGAATCGATTTAATCCGTATGTTCTCTATCGAACGTGCTAGAGGTGTAGCTAACATTGAAGCGGACTTATGGCAGGTTATAAATGAGATTGCACCATATCAACCCGATATCATCTGTGCGGATATTGGTGACTCTGGTAACTATGTAGACAAGCTAATCCAGCACTTCGGTGAAGGTATTGCTTATGGTGTTAAAGTTAACCCTAACCCTCGTTCAACAGGTCAAATCGTTCCGGTATGGTCTGAGAACAGAAACATGGTTACGGTGGACAAGTTAACACAGAATAAAAAGCACATCGCCGATATGAAAATGGGACGTCTAGGATTCTATCAAGAAGAAGACCAGCTACTAAAACTATATTTAGAGCATTGGCAAAACGTAGTTATCCGAGATGAGCAAGATGAGAAAACAAAAGAAATGTATCAGGTAATTATGGACAAAGGTCCTGACCATTTCGCTCAATCATCTGTATACTCGATGGTTGGTATGGAACATGTACTGGAACCATACATCAAGAAAACTTTCGAGAATGCATTCGATTATACAGCACTAGATGTGATGGGAACTTCTGCCAAACCGGATATCTTCGAGAAGGGCTGGTAAGTTCTGCTATATTATAAGTAATGGAACCATGACTATATGTTATGGTTCTTTATTTTATACTTAAGGAGGTAAAGGATATGTCAAGATTAGTTAGAGACGAAATGTATTACAATATGTATATACCAGAAGGTGACGCGGGAAAAGGTAATGATGTTGATTTAACAGACTACTATAAGAAACCTGAGGTTGACTTATTACTAGAAAAGAAAGCTGATTCTGCAACTATGACAACGGAATTAGGTAAGAAGGCTAATACGACAGATATGACGTCTGCACTTGGTAAGAAAGCCGATACCACAACTATGACGACTGAGTTGGGTAAGAAAGCAAATACAACTGACATGACAACGGCGTTGGGGAATAAAGCAGATAAGAATAACGTGTATACAAGAGGTGAAGTAGATAACCTTTTAAAAGCGTTGTCTGATAGAATAGCTCTTTTAGAGGCTAAATAGATTAGAAATAAGGTAGACCTGCCGCTATATTAGAAGAAGCCAAAAACAGAAAGGATGATTCATTGATGAATATCAATACACAATACTTGGTAACGGACCCTGAGCGTTTAAAGGTTATTGGACCGAACTGGATGAACCCTACCGAGATTACATTCCACAATACGTATAACGATGCATCCGCTTCAGCAGAAGTACGTAACGTGCGAAATAACTCTACAGGTACTTCATTCCATACAGCTGTCGATGACTTTGAAGTTCAACAAGTAGTGCCATTTGACCGTAATGCTTGGCATGCTGGAGACGGAACGTACGGAGCAGGTAACCGTAACTCTATCGGTGTAGAAATCTGTTACTCTATGAGTGGTGGAGAGCGTTACCGTAAAGCTGAGTTGAATGCTATCGAGCATATCTCTGACTTAATGGTACGATTTAATATCCCAATCTCTAAAGTTAAGACTCACCAAGAGCGTAATGGTAAATACTGTCCTCACCGTATGTTAGATGAAGGACGTGTAGGTTGGTTTAAAGAGCAATGTGAACGACGTGCTAATGAAAAACGTAATGGTGGCGGTGGAGCTCCAATCGAACAACCTAAACCTAAACCAGAACCAACTCCGACTCCAAAACCACCAACTGGTGACTACGATTCTAGCTGGTTCACAAAAGAGACAGGAACTTTCGTAACAAATACTACAATCAAGTTACGTACAGCACCATTCACAAGTGCAGGAGTAATCGCTACACTTCCAGCTGGTTCTACAGTTAACTATAATGGTTTCGGTATCGAATACGACGGTTATGTCTGGATTCGTCAACCACGCAGTAATGGCTACGGCTATCTTGCTACAGGTGAATCTAGAAACGGTAAACGAGTGAACTACTGGGGTACATTTAAGTAATAGATTAAGAGAATCCTTCGGGGTTCTTTTTTTTTTGTAAAAAAAAAACTGTTGCATTTAATAGATTACCATGTTATTATAAGTTTGTAGCAAGGAACACAAACAAAAGGAGGAGAAACAAATGATTAAAGTAAATGACCAGTTAGTAGTAGTTAACGAGTTTCCTAACGGAGAATCACTAGTTGACGGACCATCAATTACTAAAGCAGTTTTAAGTGATTTCTCAGATGAGATTAACGTAGATTTCAAATATGAGAACGATGGTGACTTAATTAAATTGATGTTCGTTAAACGACACATCGACAACACGGTGCCTCGTAAGAATATTAACTTACACGTTCGTTACATGCCATACTCTAGAATGGATAGAGTAGAAGGTAACTCGGTATTCACGCTGAAGTATGTATCGGAGTTTATTAACGACTTAGGATTCACTGGAGTTATTATCGTGGAGCCACACTCAGATGTAACACCAGCATTAATCGATAAAGCTTTCCCAGTATATCCTACCACTAATAAATACCTAGAAGAGGTTATGAGAAAAGTAGGATTCGATAAATCTAAAGATTATCTAATGTTCCCAGATGGTGGAGCGGAAAAACGTTATAAGAATCTAAAAGGATTCAAAACGTTAGTAGGTCACAAGAAGCGAGACTTCGAAACTGGTAATATCATAAGCTTTGAAGTTTACGGAGAAATGGAACGTGGTCACAAAGTTATTATTCTAGATGACTTAATTTCTAAAGGCGGCACATTCGTAGGTAAGCCGGAAGGAGCTAGAGAGTACTCCGGAGCAGCTGTATCATTGCAAAAAATGGGAGCTAGTAATATTTATCTATTAACAGCTCATTGTGAGGATGGTATTGCAGATGGACATATTCTAAAAACAGGATTCATTGACCATGTATTTACTACAGATTCTATGTTGACAAGTGTTAATGGGTATGGTAAGATTACGTTGTTAGGAAAAAACAAATAAAAAAATAATTGGAGGAATTTACTATGACAGCAACTAAAAACCCTATGTTAAGAACGGATTTCTATAAAACAGGACATGCTCCACAATATCCAGAAGGAACAGAATTCATTTACTCAACATGGACGCCTCGCAGCAATAAGTACATGCCTTACACAGACGGAGTAGTATCTTGGGGAATTCAAGGAATGATTAAAGAAGATTTAATTGAGGCATTCGAAGAACACTTCTTCAACTTACCAGAATTGGTAGCAGTTCACCAGTACACTAGAATCCTAGAATACTCACTAGGAAAAGACAAAGCAGATGGAAGTCGTATCGCAGCGTTACACCGATTAGGATATCTACCAGTTCGTATTAAAGCAGTTAAAGAAGGTACAGTTGTCCCTATCCGTACACCTATGATGACTATCGAAAATACGCATAAAGATTTCTTCTGGGTTACTAACTTCCTAGAAACTATCATTTCTAACCAGTTATGGCAAGCTATGACATCCGCAACGATTGCATACAACTACCGTAAAATCATGAATGAGTTCGCAGAGAAGACAATGGACGTTCCAGAACTAGTTAAATGGTTATTACATGATTTCTCAATGCGCGGTATGGGTTCATTACAGACTACAGAGAAATCTGGTTCTGGTCACTTATTATCATTCGTTGGTACTGACAGCATTCCAGCTATCGTGTATTTAGAAAAATACTATAAAGCTAATGTTGAAACAGAATTAGTAGCAGGTTCTGTAAGCGCGACTGAACATAGTGTTATGTGCGCATCAGCAGGTGAAGACTTAGATGAGTACGAAACATTCAAACGATTAATTACAGAAGTATACCCTACTGGTATTGTAAGTATCGTATCTGATTCATTTGACTTCTGGGACAATGTATCTCGTGTTCTACCAAAATTAGCTGAAGAAATTAAAGGTCGTGACGGTAAAGTTGTAGTTCGTCCGGACTCAGGTATTCCAGAAGATATCTTATGTGGTGACCCTAACGCAGATAACAAGTGGGCTCGTATGGGATTAGTAGCCGCATTAGCACACTTCTTCGGATATACAGTTAATAGCAAGGGATACAAAGTGTTACCACCTTATATCGGTGCAATCTACGGAGATTCTATCACTTATGAGCGTATGATTACTATCTACTCTCGTTTAGAAGCAGCAGGATTCTCTATCGAAAACGTAGTATTAGGAGTAGGTTCTTACACTTATGCTTACAATACTCGTGACTCTTTAGGATTCGCGATGAAGGCGACGTGGGCGCAAATTAAAGGCGAAGAGAAATTAATCCAAAAGAATCCTAAGACTGATGATGGAACTAAAAAATCTAACAAAGGTCGCGTAGCTGTAGTAGAACAGGATGGTAAGATTGTAACAATCGATAACATCAGCATTAACGATGCACCTATAGAAGGTGATTTACTAGAAACAGTATTCGAAGATGGTAAACTAGTACGTGAGCAAAGTTTACAAGAAGTACGTGATATCTTAGCAAGTTTCACAAAATAATATGAGCCCTACGGGGCTCTTTACTTTAGGAGGAGAAACAATGGATTATTTCATGATAGAGGATAATGCAGTTAATAGATTACTTCACGAGTGGTGGACGTATGGACAGATTGTTGTGGCTTATGACTTTGATAATACGGTATTTGACTATCATAGCGAGGGGCATGATTATAGTGAGGTTATCGAGTTAATTCATGAGTTAAATGAAGCGGGAGCATATCTTATGGTATATACTGCTAGACCGGACGACCAATTAGACTTCGTAGCCAAGTACCTATCAGAGCAAAGGATTCCTTTTGATTCTATTAACAAAACACCAGAGTTCATACCGTTGGGGGAAAACAAGAAACTGTATTATAACATTCTCCTTGACGATAGAGCGGGACTAGAGAGCGCAGTTAAAATTCTAAAAAGAGTGTTGACAGAACTCTAGTAATCTGGTAACATGTAGTTAACAAGGAGGAGATACACATGTTATTCAAATTTATTGTAGAGAGTTCAAATGGTAAAAGTTACGAGTTTACTAAGGCAGCAGATACTATGAAAGAGGCTGAAGGTAATATTGACCAAGAGGCTCACACTCGAGGGATTATAGGGGAACTAACTGTAGTAGAAAGATATAACTATGAGTTAGGCGGAAAGTGGACAAGCCTAGAAGGTGAGTCTTATGAGGAACTTCATCCGGTCGATGCAGCTCTAGCAGAAGTAGCAGAACAAGAATATAATGATATAATGAGAGAAGAAGAACCCGAACCTTTAGTTGAAGAGGAAGACGGTCAGTTCTCATTATTTTAAAACGTGCTATAATAGAATAGAGGTGATAAAATGAGATTTATAGCAAGTATACTAGAAGTACTATTAATAATCTTACAGGTTATTATATGCGTACCGTTACTAATCGTCATGGCTTTAATATCAGTAGCACTCGTTCTAGGAGCTATCGCTTTCGGTTTAGCGTTAGTTATTGTAGCAGCTCCTTTTGTTTTGGTTGGAATGGGATATGACTATATTAAAGAGAGAGTAAAAGGAAGACGATAATGTGGACGCGTCTTTCGCTGTTAACTACCTTATCGTGAAAGTTATAATAATTGCTCTGTTAGGATACACACTTGTTCTGTTTTTTGGGGTTAAGAAATCCGTAAAAGATGTAAAAGAAGAAGTGAAATACAGCGCATCAATTAAGAAAGCTTTAAGTAAGTTGAGTTACATTACAAATGAGATTAAAGGAGACGATAATATGACAAAACTAGATACACAGGTAGAGGGAGTACAAAATAAACTATCATTAACGGAGTTGATTACACGTAAAGCTAGTCTAACACATTACAGTGAGGTAGTAGAGCTGGTTACTAAACTTGTCCGTAACCGATATGAAAACTATCAATTTACAATCTATCCAGCTACTGACGAAACACAACCAAACTTCATTCAAATTGTAAGTAATTGGCACGATGACCCAGAACTGCATAAACTTATTTTTGCTAAAGGTATCGAGTACGGTATCGAGATGGAAGAGCTGCAAAAACACTTCCGCAAACATATCGAAAATGGTCACGTATTCGATTTAGGACCAGACGTAGTCGTTATCACAGATGATGGCAGCAACTCAGCTCCTACTAATCTATCACCAATTAACACAGGTCTAGAGGGCAGTGAGGTAGCTGTAATCGTATCGTTCATTGAGAAGGCTAAGTATGCTGGATGGGTAGATAAAACATTCCCACTAGAAGAGCGCTCAGAAAAACTTAAATTGGTGGTGAGCAACTAATGGAATTAGGTAAAGAGGTAAATGCAGACGTTGCTTCAGCTATCGATGAAGTAAAAGTTAATAAGTTCCCTACCAGAAGAACATTCTTAGAAAATTTCATTCTAGCAGTTGAAAAGTTCCAGCGCCGCGAAATCATCGGAGGTACAACACTCGAGGGTTCGGTGTTCCTTCCAGCTGAACTTGTTCAAGCTAAAGACACTGAAGTTATCAAAATGATGAAGGTAGCAAAAACAATCAAGAATACCCCAGAGTTTAACACTAAGGTAACTCTAGAAAGTAAGACTATTCCAGTAACAGCAGGTGTTCAAGTTACAGGTATCGAGATAGTATTCGGGTTCAATAAAGATAGTGATTTTAAGGGTATCTTAGATATTGCTAATCAACTAAAGTAGAGATAGAATTTCTATCTCTCTTTTTTTTTTATAAAAGTATTGACTTATATACTCCTATAGTGTATAGTAAGACTATACAAAAGAAAGGAGATAAAAAATGGCTAGAGAGAAAAATACACATGTAAAGGAGACCAGCTTAAGATGTAGTGAGTGTAACCACGTTACAAGACTATGGAGAAGTGGCGGCAGAATGAAAAAGAGAGACCATACAAAAGACTTACATTGTGTCAAGTGCAACAAGACCACAGCACATAAAGAGTTGAAGTTGGAAGAGGAGATACCAGCTTGGATTAGGGAGTTCCAAGAGAGACACGATATCGAGAGAGGGGATAGATAAAATGTTGAAGGTTACAAATGAACTATTAGATGTGCAAGTTAAAGAGGCTTACAAGTTACACGGTGTTACGGATGTGCAGAATGACCAAACGTTCCGAGAATTCATCCGAGAGAGTGAAGCGTATTTCGGTATGGCGCCGCGCGACTTAGAATCACTAACAGACGAAGAACTAAACAGCTACAGTGACTTCTTGGATGAATTATGGAACAAGTAAGATATTGGATAACAATATTATTGATACTGTACACTTTTATTAGATGGGACATACAAAGGAGCCCATTTTTAAGTGGAAGCGCGTATAACATGCATTATAGAAGAAAAAAACTCCAATGCTGGGCATTAGGTCACTGGTGGGTTCATGTTAAAACAGAACACGGGTACTATATAACTCATGAAACTTACCTCTGACCAGTATGTGGAGGGAAATATTTATATCATCACTAAGGAGAGACAAAATGACAACATTACAACAGATTAGAGAGAATGACGTAGATTATTTAACGAATGCCATGTTTAAGGACGTGCTTATGCATGGGGAACGAAGAGGAGACCGAACTGGGACAGGGACTATCAGTCTATTTAATGTGAATCACACATTTGATTGCAGCAACAAGTTTCCAGTAGTAACAAATAAAAAGGTACCATTACGAGTAGTATTTGAAGAGCTTATGTGGTTCTTGAACGGGAGTACGGACCTTAAGTGGTTACTAGATAGAAATGTCCACATCTGGGATGCAGATGCTTACCGCGATTACCAAGAAAAAGGCGGAGAGTTAAGTTTCGATGAGTTTATTCATATGGCAGAGTTATATGGCTACGACCTTGGAAACATTTATGGTAAACATTGGACAGACTGGAACGGAGAAGGGTTTAACCAGATTGAATGGGTTATCAATGAGATTAAAACAAACCCTGAGTCTCGTAGACTGTACATCTCAGCTTGGCACCCAACGGCGTTTAAGAATGCTGCATTACCTTGTTGTCACGTAGCATTCCAATTCTATGTATCTAACAAAGATACTTTAAATCTAAAGTTCTCAATGCGTTCGAATGATTTATTCTTAGGTTACGCATTCAATGTTAGCTCATACGGATATCTATTATTCTTAGTAGCAGCTATGACAGGACTAAAAGTAGGTTCATTAACGTATGATGCAGGTGATGCACATATCTATTTAAACCATTTAAAGCAAGTAGAGTTACAGATTTCTCGTAAGCCATTCCCGCAGCCACAGCTTAAGGTTAAGGGCGTTAAAGATAAGATTACAGACTACACATGGGAAGATATGGAGTTTACAGAGTATCAACACCATGAAACTATCAAAGGCAAAGTTTCTGTAGGAGAGGTGAAGAAATGACTAGAACATTCGAAGAGGATATGATTAGTTTATATCTTTGGACGGATAGACGTGCAGCTGGAGGTTTATCAAAAGACCAAGTTAATTATGTACTTCGAGAGTTTAAGAGAGCAGTAGAAAACAAGTTCCCAATGGAGATTGCTAAATACAAGGAGGAAGCTAAATGACTAACATTCAAATTTTAATTAACGAATTGAAGGACATGAAAGTACTGTATGATAAGGGGTTCATGAGTGAAGCGGAATTCTCACGTATTAAGGCTGCAATCAATCACGAAATCGAAATGGAGGTTATGAAATAATGAGTTATAAAGATGAACACTTATCATTTGAACGACTAGGTATTAAGCATAAAATTGCGATTACAGGATTATCTCGTACCGGTAAATCTACAGCAGCAGATTATCTAAGTGAAGTTTATGGGTTCTACGTATACGACATGAGTGATGATTTAAAGTTAGATTACTATGATGAAATTATCGCTAGAGGTGAAAGGGTTGAACGAGAAGGTAAGCCTCGAGAAGGATACCAACTATTCGGTCAGTTGAAACGTTATGCGAAAGGAGAGGACCATTGGATTGATAAGGTCCATAAACGAATTACAGTGGACTCATCCGCAATTAGGTTCCGCAGAGAAGAGAGTGGGAACGTAGCGCTACGGAACAACCCACATCAGAAGGTATTGTTAACTGGTCTTAGACAGCCTAATGAGTTCGAGTACGCTCGTGCAAATGGATTTACTATAATTAGACTAGAAGTGGATGAAGACATCCGTATCGGGCGTATAAAGGCGTCTGGTGAGGTTATAGACGAGAAGACTATTAAACACGAGACGGAGTTAACATTAATGAACGAAAAGGTAGACTTCGTTGTTAAAAATAACACAAATGACCCAGAGAATATGATTGATTGGATTGACGAGATTGCTAGAGAATTAATTCATGGAGGGAGATTCTAATGAGTACACGCGAAGAGTTAGAGAATAAGTTGTCCGACCTTAAAGGAAGTTTAGAGACAGCTGAAGGTCTACTAGATGACGCAGATACAGAGTGCAATGAAGCTGAGTACGAAATTGATAGCTTAAAGGAGCACAAGGCAGAGTTAGAAGAAGAGTTAGAAGAAGTTGAGAACCAGATAGACAACCTACAGAGTAAACTAAAAGACAGCGAAAGGCAGTATACAAGACTAGAAGAAAAGGTAGATGACCTACAAGCAGAGATTAGTGAAATAGAATATCAACTTACATTCATCGATGAAGAAGAGGAGTAAAATCTTCTTCTTTTTTTTTTATAAAAGTCTTGCAATCTACTAAAACGTATGATAAGATTAACTCATATCAAAGAGAGAGGATGATAGAAATGAGACACGAAGTAGTATTTTCTGAGATTAGAGCGTGGGAGATTGAACACGGGGAGTCATTTGTAGACCATTATGGTTACAATTTACATGCTCCAGATTTCATGGAATGGGCATTAGAGAGCAAATATATCACAGAGGAACAGTTTGAACAGTGGCAATCTGAGTATCCTTCATTAGAGGCAGACGACCCCAACTACTATCTATTTACAGATGATGAAGACATCCCATTTGCTTTAGTCATCGACCCAGAGCGAACAGAAGAAAAAGAGAATGAAGCACTAGTTATTCTAGCAAAATACATCGCAGAGCATGATGAAACATTAGAAGAGTTTCGAGAGTTCATCGACGAGGAGGAATAAGATTGATTATCAGTAGCATCGTGGCACGAGACAGAAATGGTGGTATCGGGTTGGACAACAAACTATTAATCCACCTACCGAAAGACCTAGCATGGTTTAGAAAACAAACGTTAGGAAAAGTGGTTGTAATGGGTTCGAAGACACATCTATCAATAGGTAAGTTTCTAGAGAAACGAGTAAATGTAGTGTTAACTAGAAACAAAGATTTCGAACCTTTAGATAAAGATGTAATCGTGTTCCATAACATTCATGAAATGTTAAACCACTTCAAAGACGAGAAGGAAATTATGGTTATCGGAGGAGGAGAGATTTATAAACAGTTTGCTCCAATGGTAAACCGACATTATGTAACAGAAATCGATGCGTTATTCGGTGCTGATACATTTTATCCTCCGTTCGATACAAATGTGTACAAGCGTTTCTTTAACAAAGGTGAGGAAAGAGAGATTCATGAGCATAAGGGAATTAAATACGAATTTGCAATCTATAAAAAAGTAGATTAATAGGAGGAGTTATTATGCATATTAGTGTGAATTACGGACATGTAGAGGGTAGAGATTTTGATACTGTTATCCGAGAGTTGGAATATGAATTCGGTTACGAAGGTCCAGCTTGGGAGATGATTGTAGCTAGCGGTGACATGGAAATTCTAGCGGAGTTCTTAGAAGAGGATGGACTAGCTGTTGAGTTAGATGGGGAGGAACTTTACTAATGGGGTTCGTACTAGAATTAGTGGGAGTTATCCTAGAGATGTTAGGTCTCTGGGCGGCTTCACAGGAGGATGATAAATAATGGATATTAAAATCGGGGAGAAGTATAAGTTAACGTCTGATACGCACAATATCATCATTAATGAGAAGGTTATTCCGGTTCAAAAGAAAGATGAGACGGATGCAGATTTTGCAGAACGTAGCAAAATCGAAAAGTATACCGCTACTGGGTATCATGCTAATCTAGAAAAGGCATGCTTGTACCTAATCGATAAGGTAGGTAAAGAGGATAAAGACACTATCTTAACATTGGACATGCTTATCCATGACATCAGAGCTGTTAAAAACGAGATAAAAGAATTAAATTTATCTAAAATAAAACCTTTACAAGAATAGCATTCTATGTTAATATAAAAATATAAGGAAGAGGTGATGAGATGAGCAGCACAATATAGAAACACTGTCATCATAATAAAAAATATAAAATAATCGGGGGTAATACAAATGAACTTAACAGAAGTTAGGGACTTATTAAAAGATGTTCTAGAAGGCGGACGAATGACAAAAGAGAACAAAGCAAAGCTGCAAGAGGCTTATGACCAAGTTCACGATAAAGTAGAGAAGAATAAGTATCGTGATGAGCTACGAGCTAAAGGTGGAGAGTTTGCGGATTACAGTGTATCTTCTATCATTAAAGATATGACCGCAGCTATGAATATCTTTAACAAGTATCCTAAGGCACATAACTCAGCTTTAGACGACATTAAATATGTAGATGGAGCTAGACAAGACTTATTCCATAATGCGGAGTTTTTACGTAAAGGTATGAGTGTGGAAGAGAAGGCTGCAAAATGGGACGAGCTAGGACGAGCAGCAGAACGTCGTCGCGTAGCGAAAGAGTTGGTAGAAGCTACTAAACCTATTAAAGCGATGATGGCTAAATATAAAAACCATGACTTAGCTAAGGATATGCGAGACTTATTAGCTCAACTTAGAAACATTGAGAAGATTCAAAGTGAGAGATTTTATGAACCTCGTGTTCTAAATGAAATGGAAGAGGCATTTGCACAGGCGAAAGGGGTGAAACATTAATGGGTAGATTACTGTACACGATATCAGACGCAGTGGGGACTATATCAATATTCCTGATGGTAACGGAAGGGTTCAGTTGGACGTATCTTATAGCACTTCTTTTATCAGGAGTTGTAAGTGCATTTTTACCATATGAAGTTAGAAGGGTGGATTACTAATGACAAGACATGCTAGATACAAACAACTTAAGAAATGCACGATTAAGCAGGGTACATTTAATAGTATCATGCTGCGAACACCAACTATCGAGGAGAATGTTTTTGTTTTCAAGAACATTGGTATTCTATCAAAATCAAACAAGAAGGTGAGACCATGATTGAGTACAACACCGCATTAAAGGTAAAGCTAGGGATGATTATCGTAACCGTATTTTATTGCACATTCAGTTTTGTAGATACACCGTACCAGTATAGATTAATGATGTTCGGTCTACTATCCTATCATCTGTATTTATTCTGGGAAGACTACACAATTCTACCAAAAGGAGCTGAGGTTAAATGTTTAAAAAGCACGACGAAGTACTGATTAGAGGGTATAGTAATATCAAGGGTACAGAAGAACTAAAAGGTAAAGTAGTTAGCGTAGAAAATGGTGAAATAGGTGTCCATGTAGATAATCCTATCAAAGATGGCGGACCTTCTTTTAGACCTATGTTCTTCGATGCAGTATCGTTGAAACAAATTAAAGCTGGGTGGCGAGCTGTTGACAGTTTTATGACCGACCCTTATGAAGTGATTTACGAATTAGTAAGTAAACATGAGGCAAGACGATTAAAGTCTAAGAAAGTTATAATCCATATGAAGAACGGCGGAGAGTTTACGATGTATCACGAGTATGAGTCTAGCATTGAGAGTTTAGTAGAGGACGATAACAAAACACTTAAATTCTTCAACAAGGATTTCACTAAATCATTTACGATTCGACTAGAAGAGACAATCATGTTCGAGGAGGACGTACAATGATAAGTGCAGCAGGAATTGTCTGTGCGTTAAACATTCTAGCTATTATTGCGTGTGGATTCGTTATATATGCAGAGTATAGCTACCTAGACCAGATGTCTAAGGTTATGATGATAGTTTTAATATCTGTCAATGTAGTTTCATTGTTAATTAATATGGGTGTCATAAATTAAAGACTTGGATTAATTTCCAAGTTTTTTTTATTTTATCTTGCAATCTATTAATTACTATGATATTATTTAATCATAAGGAGGAGATAGTAATGACTAAGCTGGATTTTAGCGGTAAGCTAGTTGCTCGAGACCGTATCGAATGGCTAGATAAGTCATATAAGCGAGTGATAGAGAGTGGACAGACAGTAGAGTACAGAGTCATAGACCCGTATACAGTACTATTGAAAGCGTATCCGCACGGGACAGAATTCATGACCATGAGGATATCAACAGTAGAATTAATGTTCAGACCATGGGGAAGGGAGAGTTGGTAATGAAAGTAGATTTACATGATAGATATTGGTTATTCTACACACCGGAGTATCATACTAGAGGTGGATTAAACGATATCGTAGCAACAACAAACAGCATCAATCAGATTATAGACTGGTTACAAGGGGAATCTGGTAAAGAGTACCTACTAGACCATTACATTACACAGAACAATACAGTAGCATTCGATTCACTAGAGTTCTTAACTCGTTCTGGAGACGATGTATGGAGACCTTGTAGAGCATGGGAGAGAAAATAATGGCAAAACATTCATTGACATTTTATAACAACGGTGTTACACTTAGAAAGTACGGAGGAACAGCAACAGATGTTGATTGGGTGCATAAAAGATTCCTTCGAGGAGAAACAACAGACCCGTTCTTTATGGAAGGTGAACTAGTTTTAGTAAGGAAGTATAATGCTAGAAAGTATGTTTGTGGTAGATATATCATAGATAAATTTGGAGGGATAATCGATGCCGACATTGGTGACAAGACCGAAACCGGAACGAATGGTGTTCAATACAAAGTTACCTGTGGATGATTTGATTTACATGTTGCTGCTGAATGAAGAGCCATATGGCTCCGGTACAATGGATTACATGCAAGAGTTAATAGCAGATAGGTTGAAGTGGTTCCCAGACCGCGGAGATACGTTTAGAGTAGTAAACAAAAGAGATTACAAGGATGGTAGATATGATGAGAAATAAAATAAAAATAGTAGATAAGAATGGATTGGTAGGGTATTACTTCTTCGAACAACTAATGTCTGCCGGAACACTGTATCAAGGTGGACTGATTAGCATAACGAAAGAGCCATATGTAATCGAGCAACTAGAAGTAAACCATATGCACGATATCACATTACGAGTACGGAGGTTAGGTCGATGACAGTCTTAGCACCAGTAGTAGACATATTAGATGAATCTGAGATGTTTATCCCGCAGATTACACGTTCTGGACTGAAAATAAGAGTGTTATCCGAGGGAGAGGAAATGGTAGTTCATATTAGTAAAAATGAAGTTCATGATTTCATAGAACAGTGTAGAGCTAAAGGTAAAGGGGTATACTCTCTTAGAATGAGAAATGTAGCTACAGGGGTTTCAGTTAGTGCGTTCTTCGAAAAATCTATAATACTAACTTTCTTAAAAATGAACTATACAACAAGAGCAGTTCATGGTATAATGACTATAGGAACAAAAGAGGACAAGCTAGATGAATTCTTAGACAAATTGGAGGAGATATATAATGCTTAGAAAACACGATAGAGTTTGGTTAGTAGAACCGGACTACAAGTATGAAGGTTTAATAGGTATAGTGCAAGAGAATCCGTACAAAGGAAAGGTATGGGTTAAGATGAGAGAGCACGAATCATCAGTAATATTTCCTGTCGAAAAGGTTAAGTTACTAGAAAGACCGTTTATCCCATTCTTTGAAGCTATTAGCATCGCAGAAGAAGAGGATGTGTTGGTATGTGAATATGCGGGATATCAGAACATCGTATGCGATGATAAGTACGCGTTTACATGGGAAGAGAGTCAGAAAACTGTTAAGCTCGTAGGAGAGTTCATAGGAATGAAATGGAAAATAGCACAGGAGGCGTTCTAATGTTGAAAATTGTAGATGATTACAATAACAATGGTGAATTGACGATTACAGATTCTGGGGATAAGCTTAAGTTTAGTATCAAGGAGCACAACAAAGCAAGTAACGAAATGGATATTAAACTAGGATTAAATAATTTAAAGAAACTTCATGAGAATCTATCGGCAGCAGTAGAAATGAGTGAAGAAGATTTCTCGGAAATCTCCGGAGAAAGTTTTGTTATCAATAAGAAGAAGAAATTCCTAGAAGTAGAGTTTTGTGAAATTAACTATGGGTTTGTAATTGGTACCCTCGGCATGTTCGGTCAGTCTGACTGGGTTGTAATTTCGGTAAAGGAAGATGAGATGAGGGATATCGTTAAGGAGTTAGAACGTAAGATTAAAGAACTGGAGGAGTTATTATAATGGATAAGCATATTGATGTAGTATCAGATGGCACGTATTCAAAGGGTAAAGACAGACTACAGGTTATTCATTACCACGGAGAAGAGAAATCAACCTTTATTATAACAGAGGATTATCATAATTTAAATCCTTTCGAAAAGAAAGTAAAGGTAAAACTTAAGCACCTAGAGAAGTTTATTGATAAACTAGTAAAGGTAACGGAAGTTGTCCGTAACCAACGCAACGAGGGAGTATACAACGGTAACTCCGGAGAGTATTTTGTTAAGAAGAAATCAAAGACGACACTTTCTACGTTAGCTAGCAATGGGGAGATTGGTGTCGCTATCAATCCAAGTAACGATGATTGTGCTGTTATTTTTATAACACTATCAAAAGCTGATGAACTAGTTTTAGAGTTAATAGCATTAGCAGAAAAACTAGAATTAGAAGGAGGAGAATAATATGTTTACAATTAGAGATACAGAGTATAATGATTCTTATTTAACAGTAGATGTAGCAATGGGAGGTATTGAGTTTACTTTCGTAGATGGACCAGAAGAAGAGGATACACTAGCTGTTGTAATTAACCCATCACAGTTAAAACAAATTGTCAATATTCTCGAGGATGCGACAGCTAGGTCTGTAGGTAATTATGTGAAGTTACCTCAAGTTAGCGAAACAGAAGAGCTGGATGTATGTAACCTACGTAGTTTCGGAGAGTATATGATTACGTTAGAGAGCGCTGGTTTAGGTATTTCGATGACACCTGATGATAAACAATTACTAGTAGCATATATCGTAGATTATCTGGGTGAATGACATGGATATTTACAAGTTTACTAAAGTTGTCGAGAATGAGATACTTAAGTGTCTCTTCTTCGACACTAAAAGATATAGATTAGTATTTGCATTATCCGAGACTTTGTGGTATCGTAAAATCATAGACTTACGAAGGTACCATTACATCGAGTGGGACAGAAAAAGGAACACACTATTTTTATTTAAACTAGCGATTAAATGGGGGAGACGTAATGACGAGGCACTCAAGAAATAGACCGTTAAGACAAATTCATTCTATTATGGCTACTGTAGGAGGGACGCTAGAGATTCGACAAAATGTAGAACATGTGTATTTCATGGAGATGGATGAGTCGTATCTAGAGCTACCGTATGTACAGACAGTTAAGAAAGAGGTACGCAAGCCAAACTACCGTATCCGTAACACGAAACGATACAAAATGGACAAGCTAGGTAACGTACTGCGAACTCCTAAATCTACGTATCTATTCGGAGAAGTTTACTTTAGAAAGGATATTCGTGTAATGTTCTTCAATAAAGGTAAAGAACTAGACAGAAAAAGTTATGTATTAAACCACAAGACAGGAGAGGATGCGCGGTGAACGTAATAGACTGCGGGTACAATCGTACAGAGTTATACACAAAGGAAACTAAGAAGTTAAAACTAAGATTAGAGATTACTAATGTAGATACAAACGAATCGTTGTTCATTAAGATTAAACCGATAGTTATAGCACACTTCATCAGTTTTATGGAAGCTTGCAAGATTAAAGACGTATCTGCTAGACCTGTAAGTGTAGCTAAAGCTGAGCTAGAGAATAAAAAGAAAAATTTAATCTTTAGGCACAGTAACGGTACTAACGAGCTAGTTGTTATTATAGAGGACTACAGCAAGACAGATGGGACTTATATGAAAACAAAAGAGATTAAGCTTAAGGAAGATATAGCAGCTGTTCTATTGACTACACTATACGCAACATACCATAAAGCACAGTATAATGGGTTAATATGATTCTATTCGCGGTACTACTTCTCATCTGCGTAGTTATTATGATGTGCATTCTCGGTTATCTATTCAAAAGTAAAACGATAACTGAGCACTCTACCCTAGCTGCTATAGGGTTTGGTCTCATACTGTCAATGTGGTCTGCGTTCCTGATATTAATGATTATCGTGTTTATTATAGGAGGGGATATAAAATGAACTTCGAAGTAGGTCCAATATCATTACTAAATAATACGATTATGGCTATCTTCTTTTTAGGCTGTATCGTAATTGCGTGGGGAGAGTTAACATACTCTAAATTCGAATTAAAAAGAGACAAGATAACAAATTTAATAGTCTTGCTAGTTTTAGTAGTATTATTCTTATGGTCATTAGTAGCAATAAAGGAGGCAATTCTATGAGTCAATTAACAACACCAGATGCAATTATGATATTCTTTCTAACGTGGGCGCAAACATTCGCATACCTAACAGCGATATTCGTACTGTGTAAGGGCATCTACGTGACGATACAGAAGCTTTGCGGCAAACTTAGTATAATTAGTCGAGCTGGTTGGTGCGTACTTGTAGTGGTCGCTCCTGCGTTACTATGTGCTACCGCAATTCTAACATGGGACTTCCTAGCTATGCCCGCAGATGATATAATTGCAATGTATACGAAACTATTAACTCCTTAACGGGAGTTTTTTTTTTGTAAATAATTGTTGCAATTTGAAAAATAGAATGATATACTAAGAGTAACTTAAAGGGAGGTAGTAAAAATGAAAACGAAATTTAAATGTTTACACGACAAAGGGACAAAAGGTACATGTGATAGACTTAAGCTTAAGGTAACGAAGAAAGGTAAGTTATCTATAACTATAAAAGACTTTGAAGATGAAGTTCTAGCTAAGATTAAGGTTAATGAAGATAAGGCGCACGAAATCCAGAGCGCTATGGATGATGTAATAACTTACGAGAGATGTGTAGAGTTCGAGGTAAGCGAAGGGAAAATGATAGATGTAGATACCGTTAGCTGCTTTAATACTACGCACTACTGTTTTGGTGTAGAAGATAACTTTAGTTTTGAATCAGTACATCTGACTAAAGAAGATTTCGAGGAGTTACAAACTCAAATCAAACACTTTAGTGTGGAAGGAGAGTTACTATGATTGGGGTAAGGATGTCAATACCTTGCGAACATAACGAAGATAGGCATGGAACGCAAGAGCATTTAATTGTAGGGGTTAGTAAGAAAGGTAAGTTAACACTAGAGCACATAGACTTTAACGCGGAAGGTACGCTTACTATAAAAGTAGCTAACAAAGATGCATATAAGTTTAGAGATGAATTAAAACGAATCGTATTAGATAAAGATGACAGAATGGCAGAGTTAAACATGAAAAAATATTATATAGGAATTGAAAGAGCTGATTGCTTTAATAACAACATTCATGTTATACTAGTTTTAGAGAAAGGTAACAACGTAGAAAGTGTACACATGAACGAGCGCAACGCAGAAGCTTTCTATAATGCGGTAGACAAAATAGTAAGTACAGGTAGCTTAGATACTAAGTAGGAGGAGAGTAACATGAGTAAACGTAAAATAACTTTGTCATGTATGTATAATGGTCACACCAACAATCAGGATGACTATTTAATAGTATCAGAGACAAAGAAAGGAGTTAAGTTTAAAATAGTAGATAAGCTTAACAAGGCGGAGGTTACTATTAAGCTACCCATGGATGATGCGACTAAAGTTGGTAGTGTTATTGGGCGCGCGATGAACATGTCAACTTATGAGGAAATTGTTATGGATAATGGGGATTTGATAAGAATAACCGACGCAATAACTATGGATAAATACTCGGTCCAACTAATGATAGTGGATATTGATAACGCAGAAAGTATTCGTTTAACAATCGAGCAGTCTAGACTAATAAGAGAGTTTATAAGACAAAGACTAGAGCTATACAAAAAGGAGGAGTAGTCGTGGAATGGAAGAACTGGAAGCCGCGTTTTTATAATGGACAAGACGTATACATCATTACTTGGTTTGGCTATGAGTTGGTGATTTCGAAATGAACCCGATAACATTTCTTTTAGTATTGGTAGGTTGGTATATTCTATCTTGCTTTGCAGCGTACTTTTATCTGCTAGCAAAAGAGAAATTAACTGGAACAATAGACATCGATGAACAAGACGTATTCGTTGGAGGTTTTGTTATCTGGATTGTTACAACAATCATATTTATATTTGTAATTTAATAGGGAGGGTGTTATAATGGTTATAAATAATATAGGAGAGTTAAAGAAACTAATAAAAGATTTACCGGATTTAATGGACGTAGAAGTATACGACCACACAAATGAGAGATTCATAGGGTTTCAAGTAACAGAGCAAGAAGACTATTTAGAAATCGAAGTATATCCTAAGGGGGAAAAATAATGTTAACAATCGAGACATATAAAGAGAACGCGTATAGTGATGTGGTTATTATTACGACAGAAAGAGACAATGGGAACACCGTTTACGGAGTGACAATCTTCGAAAGTCGTACTAAAGATATCCAGTACGTGCAGCGAGCGATGTTAAATGAAGGGCAAATGCTTAAGTTAAAATATAACATTGCGCAGATGTTAGATGGTAAGGTTAAACTAGAGACAGAACTGTACGCAACTAGACAAGACAGAAGTAAAGCAGTATCAGTTATTAATTCAACGAAGGACCGTATCGGTATCGCAATCACGCCACGTCATGCATTAAGTGCAATTACATTTATGACTCATGCACAAGCAACAGAATTACTAGAATACTAAGGGGGAGAGAATATGACAAGACACACTCGTAATAGACAGCGTATCAAAGCGATTCATATGGAGACTGGTATTGTTACAAAGTATCATATGGAGGATAAGAACTTACCTATCATCCGTTACAGAGCAGCGTTGGCAGGGAGAGAGATAGACCCTACATTTAAATGGGTGAGGGCTGAACGCGCTAATTTTAAGTATGACGAGGTTAACGGAATCACAGAGTATTACGTAGATAAAAACATTATCTCTTGGACTACTATAAAGCAAGGTCACGTCTTTAGAAGCAATATGAACCCTAAACATAGCAGCGTAATGACATATCGTATAGGAGTGACGTTGTGAAGACATGGGCGGACATTAAAGTAGAAGTAGGGGAAGAGAAAGTTAGGTTGCTAAACGAGCAGATTAGAGCTTGTACAGATTATAGCGTTCAAGTGGACCTTATTTCGATAAGAACAAAACAACAATGTGAGATTAAGAGATGGAAAGAGGTGCGTAAAAGAAATGAAGACAACTCACGTTAAAACATTAATATTAAAAGAGTTTGAGGTAGGGGCAACGTATGACATCTGTGTGCAGGTAGTTTCTACAGGAGATGTAATGGGTATGGAAGATGTAGTGGTGCAACTTATTACCGACGATTATATCCGTGTACAGTACCCTACAGGGGCATCCGCAAACGTTTACTGGTTTGACATTAACTACTTCACATACAAAGGAGTGAACTCTGGTGTCGTTCATTAAAAAGCTGATGTGTACGATGTTTGGTTGTAAAATGGAGCATAAGGGAAGTACAATCATGAAGAACTTCACAATACGCTATTATGTATGTAAGAACTGCGATTATAAAACTGAAGACGTAGTTCACCACGATATAGTATGAGCATAGTAAGAGGCGGGCTATCGGAGATGATACTAGTCTATGGGATTGTGTTCATACTATACGGACTGTGCTGCTTTACAGGATGGCTATTTATAAAAGGAGACAAGCCAGCAGTTGATGATATACTAGTTGCTGGTTTGCTAGTCTTCCTGTTCATTGCAGCAGTCGTATACGCGGTCACATTTATTCAAGCGCTATAGGAGGTAATTGTATGAGGTGTTGGTGTTGCGGTAAAAAGAGAAGATACCTCTATAAGTATGCATCTAAAGAACTTTGTAAAGACTGCTATGACGAACATTGGTGGATATACTATAGGACATATAAATTTACGAGGTATAAAGAAAAATACTAGGAGGTAGGTAAAATGAATCCAGAAGAACAAGAGTATTATGATATTGATGAAAGTAATAGAGTGTTATTACGTATCATAGACAAGAAAGAAGAGGAACTGGTAATCAGAGGGAAGCACTTAGGTAAATCTATTTCTCAGTTCGTATCCCAGAACACGAAAGAGACAACTTTCTTAGAGCTATATGTAAAAGAATTAGCACAGATTCAAAATACATTAGGCGCGTTTGACAGATTGAGAGAGCTAGATATAGAAGGATACAACATAGGCGGGTACCTAATAGCTTATTTGAAGCATAATAATCCTACAAGTGAGATTAAACACCTTGGTGAACATAGTCTTAACATCTGGAGTGTAAGTGCAGCTTATGAGAAGTATATCTACGAGAAGTATTTGGTAGAAGTATATAAGGGAATTTTAGAAGAGTTTAATAAAAAGGGTTGACTTATCAGCCCTTTCTTGTATAATAATATTATAGAAACAAGGGGAGGAACAAATAATGACTAGACATACTCGTAATAGACAAATGTTAAAAGCAACTAATGGCAAGTGGGGTGCGTTATTTAACCGTAAAGTGAAGAACGTAGCGATTGCTGAACTTAACAAAATGGAAATACACTTGGACAAGTCGTTTAAGTGGAAAAGGGAGTTCGATGTGAAATCTACTAATCATCTACCTAACTACAGGCAGAGACAGGATTACTTCCAAGATGGTTTCCCTACATTCTATATAACTACGTTCGCGCAGATTAGCTTTAAGAGAAAGACAAAAACAGCAGCAACGGTATTCATTACACATAAGCGTAACGGTAAGGTAAGACGAACTGAAATTTATAATGGACCAATTTTTGGATGGGAGAGTGTTAATAATGCATAGTAAACATAAGTTCTATTGTCAGCACCATAATAGTCAGGGTGTCTATGACGAGTTAATTAAAGTACATCTAAAGTCAGAGTTTGAAATGGTTCTAAAGTATGAGGATACAGATTGTGATACTAAGTTTAAGAAGTTTAAGTTAGTACTAAACAAACACCGTGTAGAGAGATTAATAGCATTCCTAGATACAGCAGGTGAATGTGACGATGACTATAAGTCAGAAAAAATTGTAATGGAAGACGAGGATACGGAACTATTCATATCTAACCAATATTGCGGGGGAGCCTTTCACCATGTAATCGAGTTCGAGGATGATACTAGATACGAATGTGTTCATCTATCTACAGATGACTTAGATTTAATGAGACACATCATTAAGCAGTTAAATAGAAAGATGAACTACTAATGGCAGCGCATATTATGAACTTATATTTAACTATAATGATACTAGCATTCGGTGGTTACATTGTATTTAACGCTATAGCATACCTAGTATGTTCTTATATGGAAAGGAAGGTTAATAGATGACTAGACACACGAGAGACAAACAATTACGTAAGTTAGGAGTAACAAGCAATCACTGCAACGTACCTATTACAGTATCATGCTACTTAGAGATTGCTAGAGGTAAGGTAGACCACACGTATAACTACTATGAGTATTTACCTAACTTTGTCCTACCTAAGAAAGGATTTAAGAACTTCCATAAAACTGCATTGGAGCGATACGAATGACAAGACATACTCGTAATAGACAATTAGAGAAGTTAGGTATCAAAGGATATATAATAAATGTACCTATATTCGTAATGACCGAGCATCATCAATCGGAACATCGGTTAGACGCGTCATTCGAATGGAAACGCTACAACATGATAACACTATCTGTTGCGTACTGGAAGGACAAGCGTTTCAATAAGAAGAAAGGTAAGTCTAATTGGAAAGCAAGAAAAGGAAAAACAACAAACTATGTATCTTATAAAGGCGAGAACGTAGATATGTTTGGATTTAGCCATATAAAATAAGGGGAGAGATTTATAATGACAAGACATACACGTAATAGACAAATGGTAGAGATTAATAGACGTAACCCACGTAAGAAGTTAATGTTACGTGTGGAAATGAGCAGCATCAATGTAACAATGGAATCTGTATATCGTGAACCGAAAGTATGGGACCTAGACCCTAACTTCCATGCAGTACGTGTTACTGCGTTAAAGGTAACTCATCGCAAAGGTACACACCACCCTAAAAATAATCATCGCCTTATTAACAAGCATAAGCGGCTAAAGAATAAAGAAGTATATGAGCAGCTAAACGAAGGGTTAAAGTATGCAGTAGATGTTATATACCACGAGGATAATACACCATTCAAACACGCAATGACATATAAAACAATTACCAAGACTATTTACTTCTACACGTTTAAGCAGCCTCACTATACAGGGAACGGTCGTTACTTTAATAGAATACTAGGACGTACGAAATACGGTGAACCGCACTATGACCCTAGCTACGAGCTTCCTAGAGAACAAGTAGGACTATTCGATGAGGATGGGTATCGATTAGTAGTAGACCATGGTGACGGCACACACTCTAAAACCTACTAAAACCCATAAACCAATAAAACGAAATTTTTAAAGGGGTGAGCAAATGGTAATATCTGTTAACTTTGCGCTAGTTATATTAGGGCTAGCGCTTGCTGTTCTATGGTGGCTACTTAAGAGTGAGATAGACAAAGATATGAGAGAACCATATACAAGTACATTCTCAGCCATGATTAACTTCATCCTAGTATTCTTCATGATGATAAACACGATAGGTTATGTCGTAATTGTAATCATGAATATGTTAGGGGTGATATAAATGGGTATTGGCATTCATATACTAAGCCTACTAATGTTAGTCCCTATGCTAGTATTTACGATACTATACGAAATAGGCGTTATCATCGTATGTAAGTTCGAAAGTAAGCTAGACTATCTAGGGTGTTTCATATTCATCGTACTAGCTAGTATCGTAGAAATACTAATAGGGACAGCAATTACTAGTGTCATCATACAGATGGGAGAGATGTAAATGTTACACCTAATAGGGCAGATTATAGGACTCGTGATACTCGTTCTACTGCTAATCGGAACGCTATGGCTACAGTACGACTCTCTAACCGTATCAGACTTCACTAGGAGAGGTAGACGTGTATACGCGTTTCTATTCTTACTAGCATGTGCATGTCTAGAAATATTACTAGTGGCTGTTATATACAGCGTGGCAGTGCACGTTCTGATACAGGTGATGTACTAATGATTACATTGTATATAATCAGTACGTTAATTGTAATGGGGTGGGGTGTTAAAGTCATCTGGGATATGTGTGAGGATGTTATAACGGACCCAGACCCTCCATCAGATGCTCAGGTCGTATATATCATTGTAATGGTAGTATTAATATCATTTATGGAAATTGGTTTGTCAGGATTACTTGCCATGTTCTGGAGTATGTGGTAAAATAAACTTATAGAAAACAAGGGGGAATTATTAATGAGTAAAACTAAAAGAGAGACGTATACACTAGCGTGTGTGCATAATAAAGGTAACGGTAAAGAGGAGTTCATAGATATCAAGCTTACTAAGTCTAGTAAAAAGGTAAAGTTCATTCATAGATATGAAGATGAGAGAACTCCACCTCTAAAGGTAAAATTGAGATATGCTAAAGTACTAGCTTTAACAAATGAACTAGAGCGTATTATTAAAGACGAACCTAATTGCTTCCGTGGTGAGTTTAAGGGTGAGGACCATAGCGTAGTAGTAAAGAATACAAACTGCCAGTACGGAGGAATCTTAAGTTTCGAACTTGAAGAGGAGTACAATGGCTATGAGACACTTCATGTTAACCGTACTGATATAATTAACCTTATCAGTCACCTAAAAGAACTAATGTCAATCATGAAATAGGAGGTGGGTTATATGAACTACTTACTAGTAATAGGTATAGCGTTGCTACTATCCGCGGCATTGTGGGTAATGGCAGAGTAATAGGGAGGGGTTATATGATGGATTTAATTACAGTAGTAATATTATCAATCATACTTGTATCGATATTTGTATTAGAGGCGTTTGCTATATATACATCAGACTTTAAAAACCGTATAGACCAAATAGGATGTTCTATCTTTGTATTCGTTTGTACAGTAATCGAATTACTATTAGGTATTATAATCTATGGTATCGCGGGGAGACTATTATGATAACGATTATAAAACTGATACTATTGTTCGTTATGATAGTTGGTCTCCCAGTATCAATTGCACTACTAGCCAATAACGTAGAAGTGAAGGATGGATGGGAAGTTATGGTGGGTATGGTGTTTGCGGTCTTTATTACAATGGTAGAGCTCATACTATTATGCATCTTCATAATCCTATAGTATTCCGACCATTTTAGTAGGAATTAACTTTATAGACATTGTAAATTTTCTGGAAAAATGATAGGGGTACTATTGTAAGGGGGTTGACAAATTGTTCAATCTCCTTTATAGTAGGGGGTAGGTAATAGTAAGTCTGCGTTTATGGTCCTATACAATATATAAAAGTTTCTCAGTCGCCGGAAAATTTTTACCTCAGGTAGAGCGGTAGTAAAATACTACTTGACAAATTTATGGTTTTATGATAGGGGCGGGGTTATACCACATATCAAACCGTATGTCAAGTAAGCATATATAAAATAAAATGTCAATAGGGTAATAAGGAGGGTGACCCCTCCTAATACTATTTATCCCATTGACGCAATTTGTCAATTAAATCTTCAGCGGCTCTCTTTAGGTGTCTTATGCCCGTCTCACTAACATGCTCATGCTTAACGACCCCAGACATGACTGCACTAATACGCTTGGATACATAAGTAGCCTCTACTAGTGCCATATCGTGTTTAATGCCCTTCATACCCTTATCTATGAACGTAGCCGCATCATATATAGCAACGTGCATATGAGCAGGTAATACAATTGAGTAGGTCTTTCTAGTCTTATACATAGCCGCCAGTACTTCAGCATGCTTAACAATTTGTTCGAGTTCTATAATAGCGAGTTCAATATTAGCGTTCATAATATCCCATCCTTTTATATAATAGTCGAGCCTTGCAATTGTAAGGGGCTTAACGCCCCGATTAGCATGCGTATACTTCTACGCCCTTGACAATATCGAAGTATTTAGCTAGCTTGGTGCGCATTGCACGAGCTGCCTTAACTGCTTCCTTCTCATCATAGTACGTACCAAAGGCAACCGTGAACATTAGCCCTTCGTCGTTATATGCATTGAATTCGCAGTCATAAACTTCTAGTTCGTCCTCGGAGCTGTTATATACCTTAACTGCATGATAGTCTACGTCTTCCCATTGCTCTGCAAGCTCCTCCTTATATTCCCCTTTAATTGCAGTAATATTCTTTACATCTAAAGGAGCCGGAATAGCTTCTTTAACTTCATTCGCTAACTCCTCGCTAATTTCCTCTTTTGGCTCGGCTAATACATCGATACGAGATTTAGCCACGTTAACAAGCACCCACTCATCCGTAGTTGTACGATTAACCCAAATGATATTAGTATCAAGACCAATATCAACGATACGTCCAGAGAAGTATAAGCCGTTTGGACATTCAACGAATACTAGTTGACCAATTTGATAAGGTGCCTCAACTGCCTCAACCTCGTCTTCAGTAATAAGCATAGCCACTACCACGTGATTCATATTGATTTGCTCTAATACGCCTCCTACGTTTAACCATACAAGAGATTGACTAGCAGTGAAATCAGTCACATAACCTTTGTATTGATTGCCTGACATCATTGTAACCTCGATAACTTGACCTAATTCTAATTGACCTGCTTTAATAGTTGTTTTCATTATAATCTACCATCCTTCGTTATGTAAGCTAGCAAGGTGTTTACCTGCTGCTCCTATAATATCTCATATCCTGACAAATAATACAACCCATTGACAAAATAAAAGTTTATTCGCAATTGTCAGAATATTATAAACAGTTAATTTGTCAGAATATAAGATTAACTTGACATACTGCTATTATTATGATAACCACATATGCGCGCTCCTATGCAATATAATAGGACTTTTAAATTGTCTGATAGTCAGAATTATCTGATAACTTCCCATATCATACATTTGGCTATTTGTCAAATCTATTTTAAAGCCCCTGTGAGCCCCGTACAGCGATTCTAAGCTATAGCCCTAGTATTTGTATTAGGAAGCCGTCTAGCAGCCCGTACAGAGGAAATGGACCGCCAGCCCAGTCATACCAAGGGCTTACAAATTGTCAGAATATTTAGTCGTCTTATAATAGACAGAATAGTCTGATAACTTGAATTGTCTGACAATTATCCCGCGTATATGTATCACACTTCTATGCAATTGTCAAGTTAACAATGTATTCTAAATTGTCTGATAACTCGAATAGTCTAAATAGTCAGATAACTTACATGCAGCTGCTTATCAAACAATTGTCAGAATATTCACAATAGTGCTAATTGTTTGATTAGGCTAATTGTCAGAATATTTAGAAAAGACTGACTTTCATAATTGCTTGAATAGTTTGAATTGTCAGTTAATTCTATAACACCCTTTTACAATTGTCAGACTATTCATAATATTAACGCTATTCAAATAGTCAGACTATTCACACTAATCAGAACATTATAATTGTCAGACTATTCTAATTGTCAGAATATACTTTTAACTTGACAAATAGACAGACCTGTGATACATACACCAGCAGCTCTAAGTTGTCAAACAATTTGTAACATTCATAGTATATCCATTATTCTATTTGTTCATACTATTCATATTGTCAGACTATAGTTTATACTTGACAAATCGCTCCACTTGTGCTATTTACGTGAGGGCTAATTGTCAGACTATTTTGAATACGTCGAATATACTTTTATTTTGTATCAATTTGCATTTGTGTCGTTTTGTGTGCTATTCTGTTTAAGCAGGTCGATGCATGATTTGTTGAATCGTGTTGTCGTAATTGTCTGACAATTGTCATACCTGCAAAATAGCTCGACGGGCGGACAAGCCCAGCAGCTAATAGGACAAGCAGTACCATTGCCCATGCGTTCTAGGGAGCTACTAGGGATTTTCCCAGCCGTTCCAGTGAGCTACTAGCAAATTACATAATTGTTACATAAAAGCCCCTACATTGCGTAGAGGGCTCTTTTTGTGCTTGTAATACATTTGTACTAGTTAGTTTGTAAAACGACGTGTAACGGAGTGTCAGACGCCTTAAAACACCTGTACAAGTTTGTAAATGGAGTATATATTTGTTCATAAGGATGCAATTTGCACTATCTAGCTTGTAACGTGTGTCCGGTGCAAACCT